GAGGTCAATCCGGGGTTTATTGCGTCGAGTGATGTCTGGACAGTCTCAGTAACACCTTCTGACGGATTCGAATTTGGTTCAGCGGTATTTAGTGATCCTACAGTTATCTCTAAGAAACAACTTGCCTTTCCTGTCAAGAATCCGGTTATTCTTCCAGAAAAACTAACCGTAAATGATCCAGTTTTCGCTCAGTTTGAGTATTCTGGAAATATTGAAGACCTTGATATTCAATGGTTCATTAATGGTGTATTGAGAGAAGAGTATTCGGGAAAGCGACTTATTCGGCCAGAGCTTGAAGTCGGAGATCGGATACAGTTTTCTGTAGGAAATTCCAATTCATCGTCATCTTCAGTTGCTATCGAGTCCAATTTAATCAAAGTTCAGGAAGTTCAAAGCAACATAAGAGGACTTCTCGTCAACGGGAAGAGATGGTCTCCAGGTGCTCCAAATGATCGACCTGTTTTAACTTGGGAAGCACAAGATTTTGATGATGTAGCTCATATAAAGATTGGAAAGTTCCCTGGAGATTCAAGTATTCTTGATGAGGTAGTAGCAAGACCAATCAACAGATTTGCAGTTCCTTCAGGTCTACTTAAGTTTGGGGAGCATTATTGGGCTACTGTTTCTGTTGGCAAAAGCGATTCACAACTAACATCGACAGATTACGCTTGGTTTTCTCTTTCAGGATCAAAATGGTCAAATTCAGTTGATGCTGCAAGAGGGTGGACCATCGAAGCCTCTGTGTCTGAAGTTTCGGGAGGACATGGAATACGAATCGCTGATGGTGTACATTTCGCTGAAATATCTTTTGACAGCGAAGCCGTCTCAGTTGTTTCAAGAAATACTTCATCTTTCCCCATTGATATGCTGAAGGCAAACATCATTACTGCTACAAAGCAAGATGATGTACTCTCACTATATGTAAATAGAAGATTTGCATTTGAGACAAAACTAAACCATTTTACAGATGAAAAGTATCTGGAGTATGGACGGATTCGTTCATCAGGTGACGCGACATGGGGTTCCGTTAAATATACGACTACTGGGCCATATTCCCCTAGTTCTCCCGAATACCTTGAAGAGGTTCTAAAAGTTGATGAGCGTTTAGCAGGGAAGTCTATCACAAGTTTGGGCAACAATTCCTTCTCAACTTTTATGGGAGTATCGTCCTATGATGGTATTGCAGAAGTGTTCGATTTCAATGCTTTTCAGGGCGGTGTAACTTCACCATGTGCAGCTAAGACCTTTAGCCCTATCACTGGCATATCGCCTTCTGAAAACGGAGAACACCTCTACCTATGTCATTTTGCGGGTGCCACACATTTTAGAGGACACCCTATTGTCAAATATGACGATGAAGTTGATTTCTCAAGTAGTCCAAGCGATTCTTCTTTCTTCATAGAAGTTAATTCTGATACTTCAAGGAACCTTTACAATACAGGTGCAGGCGCAGTTCTCGACACCCGAGGAACGGGCGGAACTTGGTACTACACTCAGGATCGTCACGGGCAACCATGGTTCGATATTCTTCCTGGAGCGGATTGGACAGTAGATTTTTCTGCCTCCTTTGCAAACTTAATTCATGACAATTCCCAGGATTCTTCTGTTAATCAAGAGGGGATAGGCGTCTACGTAAACGATGGAGTTTCTTCCGAAATTGTAAGTTTCACAAACGATAGGATTTCGTTTACAAGTTCTGGAGTAAGCACAAAGAGAGATATATCTGAGTTCGCAGATTATAGACTTTTGAAAAATGACGGTAAGCTTGAACTTTGGTCTCGTACTGGAGATTCGAAATATCAAGTTATCTTAAGGTCATCACCAAAATTTGAAGCAACTTCAGAAGGAAATGCTTCGAGAGTTGATGTTGTTGAAGATGACTACGGAGTACTACACGCCGTTTGGCAAGATGATGGGAATACAAACGGTTCCCAGATTTACTATTCTAATAACAATGGTTCTGGCTGGTCTATACCTGATTTGATTGTTGATTACGAGTTTATCGCCTCATCTCCATCGATTTCGTACTCTAACAATGAGTTGCATGTATTCTTCGAACACCGAAAATCGACAAAGGCCTCGATTGGGACAGTAGTTTTTGCGGATGAAGTTTGGTCTGAACCAACAACCATATTCGATTCTGGTAATGCCGAATCTCCGAAGGTTGGTTCTAACGGTGACTTAACAGCATTAGTCTGGTCGGCAACTGAAGCCGGAAGCCAATCGGTATATTTTGCAACGTACAAATATGGAGAATGGTCTGTTCCCAAAAAGATGGGATCAGGCTCTCATCCATCTGTAAGTATTTCTAGCACACATGCTGCCGTTTCTTGGTCAGATGGAGAGGAGGGTAATTCCTCAATTTTTGCATCTGTACTTGAGTTTGACGGCTCGTGGACATCAGTTGTGGAAGTTTCTGATCAATCAAGTAAGGATGCTGATATGTCGGACATACTTATTGATGGATCAATGATTCATGTTGTATGGCATGACAATCGCCACGGTGAGTACGAGATAGAAGGATCGTTCTTTAATACCGACTTAGTTTTATCTTCTGGTCCAAATCGATTAACGAATAGAAGCAACGCTATCGGATATACAAGCATTGGCTCTAAATCTCCAAGCTTGTCTCTCTGTAGCGATGAGAACAAAGTAGTCTTGTTTTTTGAAAAAACTAATGGCTTTGATGTAGACCAACCAAACGATCCAACTTTGCAGCCACAGTCAGTCATGTGTGCGATTGAGTTTGACCGATCTTCTGGAAACTGGTCGTCCAGCGGATTTGGAGGTAACGATACTGTTATAAGTTCATCAGAACATTATTTCTATCGACCAAGGTCTTCTAAGGTCACATCATCTCCGATTCATATCCTTTATGAAGCACAAAGGGTAGATGATGGTCACTTGTCTCGAAATCTTAGATTTTCTAGAATCAAGGATGCTGTCTATGTACCCACGGCAGGCTCGACTTATACCGCAGATAATGCAGATGAAGACGACCTTGACCTAGCTGTTAGCGGGCAACTACCTCGGAAAGAAATTCGCTTTGGAGATTTCTCGTCTCTTCTAAAGGGCCGATCAATCTGGTCAAACTTTTCGTTTTTGATTAATGAGGGCGTAAGGCCCTTTGAAGCAACCGCCTCTAGAGTAGAAGACGATTCCACCGGAGATACCAGAACTTATAATGCTATTGTTGGCCGCAACGGTGATGCATGGATTGGCAACCAGAAAGGCTTTGTTTTTTACAGCGTAAGTGACAACTCTATATATTCGTATAATGATGATCAGGCCTTTTTGAAGACAGGAAAAGCTTCTGCATTGGCTATGAGAGATGATGGACTTTTGGTTCTTGCTGGTTCCGATTTTGCTTCGTCTAGTATAGACCATATAAATTTCCAGAGCGCAGCAGAGTTAGCCCAGGATGGTGACAATAACGAGACTCTTGTTATAAGAAACCTATTCTTTGACTCAAAAGGAAGGTTGTGGATTTCAAAAAACCAAAGAGAGGATGGGGAATATCCCACTGTTTCAGTAGTTACAGTTACCACTCGAACGAGCGCATATGGAGTAACTCCTGTTATTTCTATATCTGAAGATTTGGAGGGGGATTCCCACAGCATTCGAGAAGTAAAAGCTAAGGCGGTCAACCAGATCGTAGAAGATGGGGATGTAATCTACATTGCTACTGAATATGGTTTCTGGATTTGGGATGGTGGTGCGCCAGTCCACCTCACTGTAGACAATTCCAAGATACCTTCAGATCGAGTTCTAGGCGTTGCAGCCAGAAACGGAGAAGTATACGTTGCAACGGCATCGGGCGTTGCCAAGTTGCAGGGGAACGACTTTATCAGGTTTGAAGTTGACGGATCATCATGGAGTAGTAACTGTCGAGCCATCGCTTGGCAGGGGAGCCGAAACCTGTGGATTAGCTCTCTCTCTCGTGTGTCTCAAGTCCAGTTTTCCCCAAGCGGCGATGTCGATGGAGTAATTCAATATGAAACATCTGATTACGCAATTGGTGCAAACAGATATGACGACTTAAAGACATTTTATCTTCAAGGCCCAACACCAGAGGGTTACCCGCAGGTTCTCGTCAACGGCAACATTGTTGATGGTGGGTATGTCCTATCTTCAGACAACAGGGTTGTAGAATTTGATTCGCCGCTCATGTATGGTGATCGAGTTGAGATCAGATTCTTAAAAGGAATAGAGAGCATATTTGACGCAAGGCAGAATCCTTCGGAAATCAGGAACCTTGGTAAATTAGATACAAAGATTGATTCTATATTTCAACTGTCAACTGGTTCTATCTACCAGAAAATGCAGGTGGGCGATAAAACTGGCTTGTTCGAGCTTATCCGTAGAGACAATAGCTCACCTTTCGATCAAATTGTTCTGGATACCGCTCCCCCTTCTGGTGAACTCACCATCGAACGACAAGTCTCCAAGAATCAGCTTTTGGTCAACATAGAGAACGCACAAGATGACTTGTCTGGTGTCTCTAAGATGATTATCTCTAACTTTCCTAATTTCACGGTTGATGGTACAAACCCTCAACAGCCTGTAGATTTTGCGACTGAAGCAATACATACAATTGATACTGATTCAAATAATACAAGCACTATGCTCTCCTTTTCTGATAGCCAGGGAAGCGGAAGTTGCATAAGAAGATTCACTGCCAGCGAAGATAATGATACCTTCTACGTTGGCACATCCAGTCCAGCAAAAATACTTCGCTGGAATGGATTTACTGGAGAATGGATTGAAACAACTCTTGATTCTTCAGCTTCAGCCTCTGTTGATAATTTGATTGTTTATAAAGATCGCCTTTATGCCATGGTTGGAAGGTCCGGTGGGACTACCGCGATTTACTATACGACAAATGGTTCGACTTGGATTGCACTGGGAGTAAGCATTGCAGCGCCACATGCTTATGGAGCTTGCGTTTTCCAAGATACACTTTGGATTGGAGCACATGACGGATTTGTTTATGCATTTAACGGGGGGAATCCCGCGAATGATCCAAATGCTTTTAGGAAAGAATACGATACCGGAACCGATGCTGTATTCGCATTAGAAAGTGCCCGAGGCTCGCTTTGGTGCGCTACCGGAAACGATGGACAGATCGTGGAAGTTAACGTAACCACGGATGCTGTTTCCGTAGTTCACACCGATGTTGATCCTCAGATCGTATCCCTAGATGTATTGTCCCGTCTTGGCCGATTCTTTATATACGCCGGAACAAGTACAACAGCAGAGCTTATATTCAGAAATGCGATTGGCGGTGTCTTTGAAAGAAGCTTCATTGATGAACCTGCAAGAGTAAACAGGGTGAAAATTGATGACGCTGCAATGCGAATGTGCATTGGTGACACAATCTATCAAGGAACTGCTGAGCCTAATTTCTCTGGCTGGAGTCCCTTAGTCAAGCTGGATGGGACAGTTATTGATTTTGAGCCTTCTTCATATGACGGTGACATAAACTTGATCGAAGTTTGGTCGGTAACCAATGACAAAGTGTACAGGACAGTACCATCTAACGATGTGAAGAATGTATATCTTCAGTTGATTGATGCTGCCGGGAACAAGTCTGCATCAGGAGATATATTTGGATCAATATCCATTGATGATCTTGCTGGCTTTGTTAATGAGAACAAAATCATTACCATGGACATCGATGGTAATGAACTTGATGCAATTGAAACCGATTCACCTTATCGATCTGCCAGCAAGCTTGAGGAGGAAGCAGGAGAATACTTTAGTGAGATATTCTTTGGAACCGACAACCTGATTGCTTGGGACTTGATGACCTGGAACTGCGACGTACCCGATGATACTGAGGTTGTTATTAGTTTAAGAACTGCGGATACAAGGGATGGGGTGCTCGCTTCTCAGTGGAAAACACACTATGGGTCCAACTTTAGAACGGGCGTTAACCTTGGATTCTTGCGAGGAAAGTACATTCAGTTTAGAGCTACGCTCTCATCAAAGAAACGCGGTGCCACTCCAACACTTTTCAACGTTGTTATCAAGGCCAGAACTAGTGAGGCTACGTACTTCTACACCACTAACTTTATCCATGGAAGTAAGGTGAAAAGTGGCTTACTTACAGCAGAGGATATAATTCCTGTTTCGGCAGAAGTTGTCTATGCCATCGACACCAATAACAGTGTAAACTTTTCTGATTATCAAGTCATTGAGAAAGACACGCTGTTCCACACCGATTCTGGCCAAACTGGAGATGGTCTTCGCATAGGCGTCAAGTTTATCACACCGTCCCCCTATGACATCCCTACAGATGTTTTTGGAGAGTACGGGCCATATAATGAACCTTTGATAGTAAACTCAATAAACTTCACCGAAGAAGATTCTGGTCCACATGAATTTACGGTACGTTTCTTTGAAGACCCATCCATGGAACAAGAAGTTTTTGTTGCATCGACAGCGGAAAGCATTGATGGCTGGTCAATTGACGGATCACCTATCGATGAAAGTAGTAGCCATGTAGAGGTTGCAGATGGAGGAAGCTCAGTCATATACGCTATAAATGCGGAATCAAATTTGCTTTGCAACACTTACTACTATATTAAGATTGAAGCTTATGATGTTACTGACGATTCTACGCGAACGGTATTAAGCGGAGATGCCTTCGTCTACGCATGCAACGCAACTTTTGTTGATGACGTAAGTATCGAGTTTGATGCACCCGAATCTGCAACTTACAATTTTAGAGTACGGCTCTTTGATGATCCCAAAAGAACAAGTCTTTTGAAGACTTACTACACGGGAACAAATCCTGAGCTATTCTCGCTAAACAGCGGAGAGTTCCCGAGCACTGGTGCAAGTTTGACTTCCGGTCAAACGGCTGAAGTTTTACTTCTTCCTCCAAAATCTGAGCTACAGGTGGAGAAGGTTTATCATCTCTCCATCGATATATTCAATGGAACAGAGTTTTTTGATGAAGACAATGAGCTTACGCTTCGAATAAGCGACCCTGTAGCAGATGAATATTGTGGAGAATATCAAGGCGTGCCACTTGTTAAAAATATGGGTATAGCTTTCTCCCTCGAAGACGGAAGGCAAATCAGATTTAACAAATGAACAACCGATAGTTCTGACATATGCCTCTATATACGCAACACTACCGACTTGGCATTAAGCTTTCGGGCGAAGCATATTCTGCTTCTCTTGATAGAGCAAGAATGCTCACGATTGACAGCCAGCTTGATTTCATTTCTGACATTGTTGGAGATGGGAAAGTCTTTGGTTGGGATGTTGAGCCTCAAACATTCGGCATGTCGGTAGGAGATGGGATTGGGATCATAGACAAATTTGTCGTTCAAACCTTTGGGCCTATCTTTGTGCCACTAGACGAAGGTGAATCTTTCCTTTTTGCAAAAATACGTGAAGGACAGTTTGGTGGGTATAGCGATTTCGCTGGACCTGTATCCTTTAACTACGTCGATGAATCGTCTCCCGATGCTCCTTCTTCGGCAAGTGCCTCAGCGGTATCATTTGAATCAATATCCTTGTCCTGGACAGAATCGATCTCGGATGATGCTTTTGAGTATGAGATATGGAGAAGTATTGACAACACTGGCTCTGGTTGGAATAGTGTTACTGAGCCTTTGGTTACTGTCGATGGAACAGTATTCGTCGATACTAATTTAGATCAGCAGACAACTTACTATTACAGGATATACACCCTCGACCCTTCAGGCAACAGGTCTTCTACCTATGCCTCGACTAGCGCCTTGACACTTGATGATCTTCGTGTTCCCCTTGCACCAAGGGGGATGCAGGTGTTCACCTCATCGAGTCGTATCCAGGTTGTTTGGCAATCATCCCCCAGCAATTTTGTTAGTGGCTATAGGGTTTCTGCACAACCTTTGGACGTAAATGGTAATCCTTCGGGTGATTCACTTTCAGCAAATATAGTATCGTCTTCCTTTTACACTTTCAATGGCCTTGACAACGGTACACGATATAAAATTTCTGTGCAAGCCAAACAGGTTAATGGCGTGTTGTCGCCTGAAGTGTCACTGAACTCCACACCCTCTGAAAACGATGGTCCGCCTGATGCAGACTCACTTGCTGTTGAGGAGTTTTGGGACGGTACTAATTTGAGCCTAAACCTTGAGTGGGATCAAAACTCTGACTCTGCGTCAGGTCCGCCATTCCGGTGGCAAATCACTCTTGTTGAGGATGGAGAGAGAAACTCAAACCCAATTCTTGTTTCTGGGCTTCGACAGAAAGTACTCATAAATAATGCTAGGTACGGAGATGAATCAAGGCCCATATCTGAAAAGTCCAATTACTTAGTTCGGATTCAGGCAGTTAATCAATCCAACACGAAAAGCTTTGGAACGATTAGTCAAATTAAAACGAGTAAGTGGTCAAATCCACTTCCGGTATCTAATGTTGCTTTAAATCTTTTCAGGAATGAGAACTTAAAAGTCACTTGGTTGAATCCAGTTGATGATTTTGAGAGAGTGCTAATAAGCCTAACAAAGTTCGATCCAGCAGCAGATTCTACATCAATAATCATTTCTGATTTGAGCGTAGGCAAGGCAGAATCATATACCAGTCCAATACTTATTGAAAGCGGAGTTGTCTATTCTGCCTCCGTGGTAACTGTGGATTCTGGGGGTAATAAAAGTGAAATACAGCAGACAGATTTTTCCACAGAATCTGGTATTCCGCTTCCGCTTCCACCAACGGCTGTGAGAGCAAGAAGCCGACTTGGTTATGTTTCTGTACAATGGGATGTAAGCTTATCACTTGGGATTCAAAAGTACAAAGTCTATAGGACTCCATTTGCTTTTCTGGGTGATCCTATTTCTGCTACTGAGATAGCAACCGTGGATTCGGATGTTTACCAGATTGATGACTACAGCGTTGATGTCGGAGAACGTTACACCTATATGGTTGTATCAATAGATTCATTCGGAAATGAATCAAGTGGTCCCTCACAAGGAGACTTCTCATTTGCCTCCGCTGATGTTACAGTTGACAATAGCTCGGGGATTGAGGAACCAAAAGACTTTGAAGGTAACTTTGACAGTGATTCCTTTAATTTAACTTGGTCTAATTCAAATGATGGATTTGACGGGTATCAGGTGTTCCGATCCGAGAACGGCGGCATATATCACAGGGTTGCTTCTATTGGAAGATCAGAAACCTCCTGGTCCGATACCAACTTTAACAAGATAAATGGCTCCACTTACAGCTACGTTCTGCGTAAGTATCGCAATGAAGCTGAGTTTGAGATTCGTGAGAAATCCGCACTTGGAAAAGGATCAGTATTCCTTGGAAAGTTAGATGTGGATAGTTCTGGTAACGTTGTATATTCTGAAGATGCCTTTGTTGACCTGTCCATGTTGAGGGGGCCGATACGGAGAGAAGCCAGAAAGCGTCTCGCAAAGCATCGTCATTTTAAGTTCTCCGAAGAAGATGATCGGAGAATTAGTCTCGATACGAATTGGAAAGTATCGGATTGGTCTACAAGCAGGGGTACGGTGTGGACTACAGAAGAAAACATATTCGACACAGGATTGTTCTCTGTTTTCATTGATGGCAATCCTACAAATATCTTGTATGATTTAGATAAAGTGAGGGGCGAGCTTACTTTTGAAGAAAGTATTGATGAGGACTCGCTTGTTGAAGTTGTGTTTTCTGATTTAGCAGAAACACAAGGTATTTTGCCGCCCCAAAAGGTGGGAGATGTTAGTGCATCTCGTTTTGATCGAGGGAAAATACCAAAGGAGGCAATTCCCAAAATAAGTCATGAAGGAAGAAAAAGAGACAGGCTTCTTCCAAGACAGAATTTCTACACTTCTGGTGATGGCTTTGTGTTTTATCCAGATGACAGGGCTAATAATTCTTCCACAAATAATGTTGATAATTTTGATTCGGAAATGTTTTACTCACTGGCTCCAGGTAGTTCAGAGGGTTCGATACTAGCTGCAACTGGTCGATCTTTGATGCTTAGCAATAACGCAGGTGTAGATTGGACCAATGTTCTCACAACTAACTCTTTGACAGACTTTTTTAAGGATGTCTATAAAATAGATGATAATAATTGGGTCGCAATATCTAGAAACAATGTGTTTTTCTCTGATGAAGAACTGCAAAGTTGGTCAAGCATCGGAGGGCAAGTATCGGGCATCGGATCATCGAAGATAGTTCGTAAGTTCTTGGCAGCCTCAGACGGGAACTTTTATGTAACAACTGATTCTGGAGTTCATAGGCTTGACAACAATGATGCTACCAAAAGGTGGGCGAGATGTTCTCCTCCAAATGATAGTACAACAGACTCATACGGAATTTATGAAGATGACTCATTGGGTGCTATTGTTGTAAGCACGGCAAGAGGGCTTTCATACACGACTGATGGCGGCGACACTTGGACACAGTGGTCTGCCTTTGTGCGTAGAGAATCGATTTATGAGTTTATGAAAATTGGGACAAGTGTTTATGCTATTTCTGGCAATAAGCTTTTTCGCAAGAAAACGGATGATTCTACTTTTAAAGTGATGCATGTTTTCGAGAGTCGAATTCGTAGCATGGCTCATTTTAAGTCAAAAATCTACATTGCATCCGAAACTGGCGTTCACAGTTCCCAATACAACTTTGAAGATGAAGATGACAAGATCATTTTCAATTCTGTGATGCCAGAAGTGGCGACCCATGGGCAAAAGCTTGCTGCAAACTCTCTTGCAGTAATCTCTTCCAATCTTTTTATTGGGACTGAAAACAGATTGTGGGCAGCCTCTTCTCATACGAGGGCGTCGATCCAATACAGAAAATTTGGCTCCAATGCTCTCATGGTTTTTGTAGACGGAGAAGTAAGAAGGCTTGGATGGTATTTCTCTCTAAGCAATATTGTTTTTGATTCCCCTATATCTCCCTTGTCTGCTGTTTCCGTTTCTAATCAATTTGGAGACTGGTATTCTCAAGACAGGGGGTGGTTAACATCAGGCCCAGCCTCTCCAGTATCTGTTTTCATAAATAATGCAAAAGTTACGGAAGATCAACAGAGTGAAGCAACTTTCTCCGTTCCATTTAGTCTATCTTCAACAGCTTTATTGCGACAAAGAGTTTCTTCCGAAACTGTGTCGGATCAAGCTACGGCTTTGTCTATTATTGATAAGATGGAAGAACAGCTTGATGCCGCCAGACAGGCCCCCACTCAAGACCTAAGCGGCAATCCTGATAACTCTATTTTCGGCGAAGAAGTTCGCAAATACGCGGTCTTACTTGAAGAACTCAAGAATGTGTTTTTTGACGCATCTATATTTACCGATCCAAATTTTAGATTTTCTTTGAATACCAATTCTAGTGCTGCAAGCCAGTACTTGGTTGATTCTGTAACAGTAGACTCAGCCGAAGGTCAGCTTTTCTTTCCAAGAGTTCGAGCAACTCAGTCTAGCAGAGAAAATACACTTAGCTCATCGGATAACTTTAATTCGTACTCTGTTGTTGAAATAGATGTTACTGGTACCTCAATTCAAGGTGAAGGAAAATACACACATGACGAGATAGAAGATTCCTTTTCGAAGAAACTGTCTTTCCTCGAAAGTCCCATTGCCCAAATACTTCGATCTAACACCATCAGGTCTGATATCTTCATGAACAATACTTACGAAGATAGCAGGGAAAAGACTTCTAGTACATCTCCACCGCACAATCTCAATATTTACGGAGGATGCGAAAATACTTGGTATAGGAAGTTTGATTCTACCGTAGACTATTCTTTACGAGTCCGCAAAAATCCAGATAACCTGTCCCTTCTATTTCCTTCTTCGTGCATAATCGTTGAAGCGAGAAACGAAGTATGGGTTAGCGGTCTTGGCGGAATTATTGCAGTTGACATTGATTCTCTAACTGTATCAAGTGTATTTAGAGTTGGTGACTCAAAAAACCTTCATCCGGCGAATACCGTCAACTCAATGTATGTATTCGATGACAGGGTTTTTGCAACTCTTCCGTCTTCCCTCTTAGAGTTTGATATAAGCTCACTTGATTCTATCAAGGATGATTCAGAAAACTCGCCAACAGGTTTAACTTCTGTTATAGTATACAACAACCAGCCTGTGGTTGCAGCACATAACGGAGTTTTTGTCCGCGATGTGACAAAATCATGGTTCCGATCTCTAGAGACCGAGCAACCCTGTGATGTTTGGGATGCTGGAGGCTTGGCAGTGGCCAGAGAAAGGCATAACAAATTTTACACTTCACCAACTGGAGAATCTTGGACTGAGAAGGGTGATGGAGGTATTCGCAACACGCCTGTCACCTCACTTGTTCGACACAGGACAAACCTGATTGCAACACCAAATGGTCTTTATGATGATAGCCTGACTTTATTTGCCAATACCACTCAATTTTCCAAAGCAAATCTTCCTTCTGAAGGTGGTGCCAATGGCTCCCCGATCAACGATGTATTTTCAGATAAAGATGTTGCGGTAGTTGGAGTTTCGGATGGACGATACTATCTATATGGAGGCGGCACAGGAATAACGGAGTATGTTGAGTATGATAACTCTGAAAACCTAGAGTTGATTCATAAAGTGCTTATTGTCAATGGCCTTCCCTGGCTTTTTGGCTCTGATCGTCTGCATATTCCATCCAGAGGCACCACAATCAAGCTTGCAACAGGTGAGAGACTACAGTGGCTAACTTAAAACTTGCTCAAGTATTTCAGACATCGCTGTCTGCCGTTTACGACCAATTCAAAACGAGCGGCAGTTATCCTAGTCTTCTTGTAAATAAATCGCTCGGGCTGAGTCTGGAAGAATTTAAAGAACTAATGACGGGAAGAGACGTTCCCTTTTCCTCTCCTGATGGTTTAGATTATTACACCTTTACAGAGGACGAATGGAATAACTTCACCGCTGAAGAGTGGTACCATTTTCTTGGAAGTCCAAGCTATCTTCCTAGCAAAGCATCAATCTACTTAAACCTTGCAGGACAAAACCAAGGCCATTTCGTGGTCGAGGAAACGCTTGTTGTTGATGCATCGAATCATGCTGGTCTTAAAACTTCTACAGATAGTGGGTTCCTGCTGAGTCCTGGTACTGGAGGAGGCAGCATGGAGTCGATATTCGGTGGGTCGTCGCTTGATATATTTGAAAACCAAGGATTTGTAGAAAATGAATCTTCTTGGATACGATATCCTCTTCAGTTTAAAGATGATTCGGTTTATACGATAAATTTAAGACTCAAGGCAAAGGCTTCACATGGCGGAAGTTCTCGTCTGGGATTTTCAGTTGCTCTAGATGACCATCTGGTATATGAACACAGCGAATCCGTGGTTGGAGACACCTGGATTTGGAGAAACTTTACAATTGTTGTACCTGACCCAGAGATTCACGACTTCAAAATAACTCCAACGACGCCAGAGATTTCGATTGATAAGATCGTCATTTCGAAAGACGATACAATCCCAACTGGCGAAGGTCCAGAAGCTGATCTATCTCCTTTTGTGACAGTTCACTCGCAGGTTTATTCTATCAATGATGAAACAGGTGAGCCGGAAAATCAGATGCCTGTTTATGATGCCAGAAACACTCTTGGTGATGTCTTGGACGAGGGATGGTATAACTTCGACTTAACTCCAGTTCTTTCCGGGGGAAGCTATTCCGAAACAAGTGAATTTGCCCTTGTTGTGAGTGTTTCTGGAGGCAACAATAACCATTTTGTGTCATGGGATACTTCTGTAGCATCAGAGAACATGCCTTCACTATCCTGGAATGGGGTGTCTTGGGAAGAGGATTCTACCAAGAACTATGCCTGCCTTATATATAGCAATCAGGTTGCTGTAAATGAGGAATGTGCAGTGTCTGTTCGGCCAGCACAACAGCTTGAATTAAAGGTTACAGATTTCAGAAAGGAAGATGCCGTACTTGTAAATACGGCAATCGAAGAATCTGAATACAATGAAAACTTTGGTAAGATTGTTCTTGATTTACCGGCAAGCGAGGTCACGTTTGTAGTTGATCACTCCGGCAGCATGACCTGGAACGATCCAGAAGGCGTACGCTTTGATTTGATAGACCGAGTATCAAAAAGAATCAATGCATCGCAAGGCGGAAACGCAAAATTCAATTTAGTAAAATTTGGTGGAAGCAAAATCCTTCCCTTCCTATTCACCTCACCAGTTGACTATCGTGGTGATGACCCGCAAGAGATACTTAAGCAGCATCTGCAAAACTCTAACTCTCCTATAGTCGGATATCGTCTAGTAAGACGGTCAGATAGTTTCCCTGAAAGTCCGATTGATGGTGATATAGTTTCTGACGGAGTGTTCTCCAAGATACGTGACACAGACGTTATAGAAGGAACGCAGTACTTCTACAAACTTTATTCATATGATTCGAATAATAACTTCAGCCAAGGACTTGAGTTTAGTTTTACTCCCAACTCAGATGGTCATCCTATAGGGGTGGGAAATCTTACTGCATCTGTCCTTCTTGGTACCGGAGTATCTAATGATGGAAATGTTGTTTCCTCATGGCATTTTGATGAGGGAGATGGAGATAATGCTTTTGATTTCGGAAATGATCAAGTCAGCCTCTCTGTCCCTAAAGAATCTAGGTGGTTAGATCAAACAAATGTTCCTGTCGGACGAAGTGGTATTCGTTTAGATGGAATTGAAGGTATTCGTTCGAATAGTGGTTTATCTACGTCTGGCGGTCTTGGTGACAAGATGACACTTGCGGCCTGGGTCTACTGGTACGGAGATGAAGGGACCATTATTTCGAGAGAATCTTCAAGCTCGACCAACTATATCCTTTCAATAAGCTCTTCTGGAAACATCAACTTTCGATGTGCCGCTTCTCCGTTCTCATCGAGCACGGGAACGATTCCTAGCAATGAGTGGTGTCATGTATGCGTAACAGTTGATCTGAGCCTTTCTGAGTCTCATTTCTATATAAACGGTGACCTAGACTCGCAGAAACCTTTAGCCTCAACCACGGATTCTTCATCTGCTATGCAAATAGTCGTGGGGGATAACTTTGCAGGTACAAGTACCTTTTTCGGAAGAATAACAGAGGTTTCAGTTCACGATGTTGTCAGAAACGAGGATTGGATTACCGAAGCAGCCACGCCAAAGGACGGAGAGCAAGATAATGGCGACAGAGTAGTCATTGCAAAATGGTTGGCAGATCAGGATTCTGGCAGCAAGGCTGTTGTGACGCTGCATGAAGTCAAAGATGACCTTCCAATTCTTTCTTCCGAATCAGGCAATCATAAAAACATAGTTAATCAGTCACAAGGCTGGAACTGTGCTCAGGTTGGTCAAGGACTTCGGGCTGGGAAGACCTGGGATGTCCGTGTTTTCTCCAGAGAAGGCAATGTAGATAGTCAGGTACAAGATACCCCCGCTGTAGAGGTCAATATACCGCTAGTTGGCCCAGATATCTTTAAACCTGATCCCGAACCCGACTTAGCCCCTGTTTCAGCTTTTTCAGCAGTCAAGGTGCCCGGTGCGGCAAAGCTTTCTTGGTTGATGCCTGAAGACGCACGGGCTACATCTGTTCGCATATACAGAGATGCAAACGATTATCCAATTATATCGGAACATGGCGTTGTCGGATCACTGGTTGGTTCGTTTGATCGTACGGTTTCTGAGCATGAAGTCAAGATATCAGGAGATGTGTATTTCACGATTGTAACAACTGACAATTTTGGAAACATTTCTTCTAGCAAATATGCATTCTTGTCATCAATTGGTGGAGAAGCCGTTACTCGACCACGCAACCCAACTAACGTCACCGTGAGTAGCCAAAACGGCGAGAGTGTTGAGGTATCCTTTAATATCGACAACCTTTTGCCTACAGAAAACGAATTCTACTTCGGAGATAGAGTATTTCTTTATGGTTTAGTTTTAGATGAATATGGAAATGTTCTTAGATTACTCGATGGACTCAATCTTTCAAGACAGACAGAGGCTTCGATACAAAGCGATTCTGCATTTTATGATGTAAGCGACATTGAAACCCCAGATGCAGATCGGTTTGTTCAAGTCAATGGTTCATTTGGAGAAAATGGATTCCTAAGAGGTGGCGTAAGGTTTTCCACTGTTTCCAACCTTTTATTCCGAACAGATTTAGTTGACACAAAAATATACCTTTCTTATCTCCCGTCAGATTTCGATGAGAATGAAGATGAACCCGACAATTTTATTATTGCATCAACAGAAGTAAAGTTTATCAACCCACTCCAGGTTAATGTTGAAATTGTTGCTGAAGAAGATTTCTATGCAAGGCGACAAGCCCCTGTTCATGTGAGAGCTACGACTACCTTTAGAGGTCAACCTTTGGCGTCTGCACGCTTACAGACAAGGAGAATCGACAACTATAGAGGTTATGAAACATTTACATTTGGTGGCAACGATGACAGCATATGGGGGCCTGTGCAATCCAAGGTGTCTGATTCTGAGATAAATGATTTCTTCCTGAGTTCTACTGACACTCCAGCCTCAACTGAGTTTCATGTTTATGCTGATGCTGCTGGCTTTAACAAACAGAAAATCATTAGATTCGATTTTCTCAATCCGTTGCAAGTTGATGTTGTCGCAAAAGCTCCATTAAATAATGGAATAGATGTTCAAGAGCAAACAGCATTGGTTTATATGGTAAACCCGGACGACCCCGACATCACAACTCCTGTGCCAGACCTCACTCCCGTTCGATGGTCCCTCAGTGAAAAGACGGGTGCTTCGAACAATATCATTAATGAGCAACCTTTCTACAGTACAGAAACAGGCATTAGAATTCAAAATGGGGTGTATTCATACGTCCGAGATGGTGTTGCCAAAAAAGTGTTTGTTGGTCCCATTACTAATCTCTCCCAGTCATCGCAATTAGTCGGAAACCTTGAAGCATCGGTAGTGTTTGATAGTCTTTCTGCAAATGGTCAGGACGATCTGCATGTTAAACGATACCTTCCAGGTGAAGATGATGATGATTTTCAGGGGCCTCAAATTCAGCCGGTTTTCCTAGCTGAGTTTGATGAAGAAGTTAAAGAAATTTGGGCTGATGGAAAAGCATTTGCAAAGATGAGCATTATTCACGATGCAAGTGTCACATCATCAAACTTCTCTGAATGTTTCCTTGAATGTTCGAATGCGATGGATTTGGAAACAGTCTCTTTGACTCCTGGATCAATTATAACAATTTCCGTTCCACACAATGATGTTGAAATTATCTGGGGCGATGTAGAAGAGATAAATGATTCAGAAGGCTCATATTTGGATACATCCAATGCAACGGTAGCCAAAAGAACTGCAAGTGTCGTCTTAAGCGAGGGCGAGACAACAAATGTCTGGTTCCGAGCCAACACCACAGACTTTGCTCCTCGATCCAGTAGTGGACTTCGAAGGTCTTGCTCATGTCTTCCATATGACAAGGACGACACTGGTGTCCCCATTTATCTTTCTACAACACTAACAATCAACAATGAGTTGAAAGTTGCCAGAGCGGGCGGTGGATCAGTGGAGGGAATTCCGCCAACAATTCTTCGCTTGAATGATCCCCTAGGATTTAGATTCGCTGACCTTCGTGTAGACGGTCAACCATCTTCAACATTCGTTGCCAATGGTACATCCACGAACGAATTTGTTTTTGAAGCAACATGGAGAGGCTCATCGTTGCCTCCTAGAAACAAGGTTTTCATCGAGAATGCAAACTCTGGATCGCTTGCTCCGATTGAAATAATCAACGAACAAGAGTTCCTTCGAGCGGGCATTGATGTGCTCATAAACGCTGGAGGACCATTGCGAAGCTTTGCCACGATCAAGGCGAAGCCAATATCCTCATCTGGAAGCTTTGAATCCACTTTTCAGGCTCATATGAGCTACGATGAGTCAGGTTCAGTAACAAGATTGAAGAACATTTTGGTAAGTATATCATACTCCTCTTTTGTCGATGCTGCTCAAGTTGCAAACAGTACCATCTATGGAAAATCTCATAGGTATGACGTAAACTCTGATTCATGGAGTTTGCTGGGTGACCTTGTAACTCCTCGGAGCGGACACATTATGGCTCATGACTCACTTAATGATGAGTTGTTTGTTGTAGGCGGAAGTTCTGGGAAAATCGTTCTAAGCTCTTCTGAGACATTTTCAGGTGGAACATGGTCGGAGACCAGTAGTATGTCTTTCGCGAGGTCATACGCCCTTTCAGCCGTCTCTGGAGACAAATTGTATGTGATTGGTGGCATCTCGTTTTCTCCTGTTTCTAACTCCTTCTTCATCAGCGCTGCTGTGGAGTCATACGATTTTGCCACACGTACGTGGGAAGTTCTTTCGCCAATGCCATCACTTAACATTCTGAATGAGAATGTTCCATATGGCGTTGCAATGGGTAATACTGTAGTTTCAGGTGGGAAAATTTACGTTTTAAGTGGAATCAGTTCAATTTCTTACGACGTTGAACTGAAGAGATATATCGTGGATCGCTTTAACGATAGGGTTCTTGTTTACGATATTGCCAATGACGAGTGGTCTGCATCGAGTCAGGTTGATTTCCCTGCTTTTGAGCGGCTTGGAGCTTTACACTTTAATGAATCAGGCAATGTAAAAGTTTTGGGTGGTATTTATGACAATTCTGCCCTAGATCGCGTTTCGGAATTTGCAGATATACCTTATGAAATTGATCTAACAGCAGGATCAGCAGATGATGTTGCCGCATCGCTAGATTTTGCAGATGATGAATTTAAATCTTTAAATCACCAGTTGTACAAGTCATCTCATGTTCAGTTTGGAAGCAACTTATTTGCATTTGGAGGATCATCTCCTGATTTTCCACACATCGATGATTCTTTTAAAATTGATCTTTCAGGAATGAATTATCCTCATGGATCGATTAGCGATTTGCCAATTGGCCTTCATTCATCTTCATCCACTTCAGATGGTTCGTTTATTTATCTAAGTGGCGGCGTGTCGAGTGGTCGCCCAGATGAGTTCGTTCAACTTTCTCTCTATACAAATGGAGAGCTTGTTCAGGATGGTATCGACACGCATACATTTGGCTTGTCAGCTTTTGATGTTAGTGGGAACAATTTAGATGGAACAGAGATCGAAGTAAAGGGGGGGACAGATCAAAATGACAACGCCTACGTTCGTTTCAACCGAACTTCACTGCCTCTTTCAGGAGATGTTTCCACTTTTGTAATATTGCCTCGATCTTCTGATACAACTGGAAAAATCGGATTTGTTTCATTAGATTCTCGCGTAGATGATCCTTCATATTATGGATTTTTAGAGAAGAGTCGAAATGATGTTCTGGATAACTTTTCAGAGATCGGAATAAATGGTGACAGTGTTTCACTTGTCGCAACCAGAAGTTTACCTGAATCAGATGGTGTCATTATACCAAATTCAGACACTCGTCATTCCCCCTTTGATCTGAGTCCAGCAGTTCTTCCTCAGGGCATCAGCCAGAATGTCCCATTTTCAAATGTTGTTCTAAATTTGCCTTTGGCGGAAACAGTGCTTACTGGAGGAACTTCTAGTCTTTCCGAACTTCAAGAAGCTTTATTATCTATTCAAAGAGATATAGCTTTTGGGCCATCGCCTCTTTACGATGCGATTGATTTGGCTACAAAAGATTTGCAGAGAGAAGGCGGCACTGAGGATTTGAGGAAAAGTATATATCTGCTAACAGATGGTATTGAGTCTGGTTCTTTCGTTGATACAGATGAACTACGAAAGGACTTGATTAGCTTAGAGAATGGGAGGCCTGCACCCCTAGTTGCCATTGATCTATCATTAACAGAAACACCGTATGAAAATTCAACGGGAAGGGGGTCTGGTGACTATTCGATTGAATCTCTCTCAGAACAAACTGGTGGCCAGTCAATGGCTGTTGTATCTACTTCTGATATGGATGCCCTGATCGATAGAATAACTGGACGCCTTGTCGGATCGACTGGTTTTGGGTCATTTACTTACCGAATTGACTTACATCAGATTTGCAAAATTGAGTCTATCTCTATAGATTTTACACTTCCATCAAATTCTAGCGCAAACTGGACCTATGCAGTAAGTAACGAGGGATTCTCTTTCGAGTATTCAGATGAGACATTTGATGCGGGAGATGAAGTTATCCTTAAGGACGTTTCTTCGAAAGTCATCTTAATTGATGCCAACATGAAGTCACCCCTTACCACAGCGAGCGATGACGATTTAAGCCCAGCAGATGTGCCAAGCCTAAATTCCATAACCATCACTTTTGACCGGGTACATAAGGAACACATCATTCTCGGGCCAGATACGAGCGCGGGAGCCGCAGAGGATGTAGCCTTTGCAGCAATAACAGATGAGCCTTTCGGATCAGAGCTTAAAGTCGGTATTTCGAATGGGGTTGATACTGATTGGGAGTATTTCGACTTAAGTTCTTCTCCTTCAAGAGATGCGGACGGTAGGATTGTTCTTCCCAATAGGCTATTCGATCCTCAAGGCAAAGAGTATACAGGCGAACCGCTTGATGATGTTGATGGATATGTTTACTTATCTAGATATGGAGCATGGAACCCTTCTCTTGATGTCACTATTTGGAAATTCAAAGGCGTGAAGGGTTCAAGTCTGACCAACCGAACTGTCGATGATTATGAGGTAGTTGAAGAAGACCTATACTCTATAAAGCCATCAATAGGTGCAGTTGTCTTTAACACGATAACTGAAGATGAGCTTTGGATTGAAGTATCCGATAGCAGTCGCTTATCTGTTGCTGTATTAACAACAAGCAGGCATGCTTCATCTTCTGTTAACCTGAAGTCACTTGCAGTAATGCACTCAACAAGATGAATGTAGATTTAATCGTTCTCGTCCACAATCGCCTTGATGTTACAAGGCGATTTTTTGATGCCCTAAAACTCAACCCATCAAATAATCTAAGATCGATTGTAGTTATCGATAACGGTTCAAATGAAGAAACATCATCATACTTATTTAACGAAATTGGCGCGAGACCTGATGTAAGGGTGTTTAGAAGCGAAAGCAACATTGGAGTAATCGAGGGAAGAAATCTTGGATGGAGCAAGGTTAAAGACCAAGACGTTGAATCGGGAGTTATGTTCCTAGATAATGATCAAATTGTTCGACATGGATGGCTGGACTCACATATCGAATTTCTTAGAAGAAACAGTTACGATCTTGTCGGTGTCGAGGCTTGGAAGATGAGTGATGATTTTCGCCCCATACGAAAGTGCAACAAAAGTGATAGGACATTCACTTATGTTGGCTGTGGGGGAATGCTCATGAGGAAGAAAGTTCCACTCAGGATAGGAATGTTTGATTCAAGGTTTTCTCCAGCTTATTTTGAAGACCCAGATTTCAACATTAGGGCATTGGCTTCTGGCTTCAGAATAGGGTGGAATACGGATAGAATAGTTGATCATGAAGAGCATTCAACACTGCGTGGACAAGATTGGAAAAACCACTTTCGATCCAGTTATCTCTCCATGGTCTCGAAGTGGCAAGGAAGGGTAGTTTTACCAGAGCTAAGAACATGAAGGGTATATCATCAGTTTACAACTCTCATCTGGGCAAAACTGCTTTCATACTTGGAGCCGGTCCTTCTCTTATAGACCTTGACACTAATCTGATAAAAAATCATGTCACGATTACCGTCAATTCAGCTATTTTAAAGATGGCAGATTGTGACTACTGGTTGACTGATGATCAAGACGTGGAGTCTTGGGATTATTTTACAAGAGAAGTTCGAAATTCCAAATCCACTAAGCTTCTTGATTTTAGAAGATGTAACAAAATTTCTAAGAAGTTGATTGGCGAGGTTGTTCTCTACAAACATCAAGATTGGCTTGACTGGTATGATCGTAGAAGAAAAAAACATGATCTAAGCAAAGCAATCTTCACGCGAGACATTTCAAAACCTCTTGTCGGCACGAGAACCAGCGTTGGAACAGCAGTTCATGTTGCCTGGCTTATGGGGTGTTCAAAGATATGCCTTCTGGGGTGTGACTGTGGCTGGAGGAAAGACAGGAGATACTTCTGGCAACTTGATGAATGGAAAGGGAGAGTGCCGTCGAGGAGTTATCCCGATCCAACGACAAACACCCCTCAAAGAATCCTAGGCACAAAGAATTATACAGATTTTCACTGTAAAGAAATGATCTGGTTCTGGGATGCGTTCTCGCTTCTTTTGAAAAAGAACAATATAAATGTCCTGAATTTAACTCCTGATTCGAGGATCAAGTCTCTGCCGATTGGAAACCTAGGCAATGTCGTGAAAGGTTGATGTTGATCCCGGCAATTGGTCGAAAAGACTTTTATGAATCTAGGAATTTCACAAACTGATAGTAAACCGTGGTCGGATGAAGAGTTAGTACAACTTTGGACATATCGCCAGGAAGAAACAGCTATTCCTTATTCGACGGTTGCTCAGCGGCTTGGAAGAACCGCTGCGGCGTGCGAAACCAAGTATCGCCGAAGAAGTAAGTGGCAATCTCGACTTGGATTAGTAGAAGAGAGTGACAAACTTACGCTTGCCAAAGAAGATATGAATCAGGCTTTGGCTGATAAGTTCCTAGCAAGCGCAGATAAACAAAAAGTTCGAACTGGCATTATAGTAGACAAGGTTGTGGCTGCTGTTAAGCCCTTCAATTCTGTTACCCCTTCACCGGTCTATTACCCCAGAAACAGGAAGTCCTCTGGTTCTCCTGAAGACATGGGACTTATGTTGAGCGACTTGCACATAGGCCAGATGCATACTTTGCAAGAAACTGGCGGTGTAAGCGAATACAACATAAAAGTATTCAAAGATAGATTATCTGAACTTAAAGACCGAGTAACCGACATATACGAGTTGCATTCCAATTTGTATCCGATTGAGACGCTTAATGTGTTTATGCTCGGAGACAATGTTCATGGAATGGCGAATGTCGGCAAGTGGAGCGCTGCCCATATTGAAGAGGACATTATCACACAGATGTTTACTGGTGCAGAAGAGATTGCCGATCTTTTGCACTATTTTGCATCAATGTTCAAAAACGTGAAAGTTTTCTGTGTAAGCGGTAATCATGGACGAGCCAGTCACAAGGGTGTCGAGAAAGAGCATGTCAATTGGGATTATGTAATGTACAAGTTCCTTGAGGCGAAGCTTTCACAAAGCCCTCAAGTCGAGTTTGATATTCCACAATGTTGGTTTATTGAGGCTATGATTCGAAACCATAGATTCTATGTTGTGCATGGTGATGATGTAAAAGGTGGAAATTTTCCAGTAAAAAGTTTGGACACGGCAACAACGAAGGTGATGACCATTCGAAGAACGATTCCAGACTATGCGTTGGCTGGCCACTTCCACCAATCGGCAGAGTTGACAACAAATTACGGCGAACTGTTTTTGAATGGAAGTTTCGTTGGTCCCGATGTCTACTCATTGAAGGCTATTCAGGCTGGGGGCAAGCCAACACAGAAGGTGTTTGGAATTCATGACAAACGTGGTGTCACCTGGAGGTATACGCTTGATCTCGATACTCGGAAAAACCGATAGATATCAAGTGTCAAAGAAAAATACCAAACAGATCATCAGGCTTCTTCCTGTTGCTGAAGATTTCTTGAAGCAGTCTGAATGTAGTTCTTGCAACGCTGACTTTAGTGTTAAAAACGTTGTCGCGCAGGGTAATAGAAGAAACCCGTCTGGGAGAAGCGTTTACTTTTTTGAAGTTGAATGTTTCAAGTGCCAGAGAACGTCAATATATGTTTTGCATGACCTGAAGGTGACAAGTTTTGGGCTTGCAACACTTTTCGTTGAAGGTGAAGAAGAGGAAATCCAGGGGATGCATGACGTAGAGATAAAGAGAGCAAAAAGAGCCATTACTAAAGCACGAACAAATCGTGAATTGTTGGTTGAAATTGGTTTAACAGACGAAGAGTTAGGTATCAAGGAGAAGGAAATCAAATGAGGACAGTACGGAGAAAAATCAGTGACTTCAAACTTGCAGAGCAGATCGTTAGATCAGCCTGTGACTCACTTGGTGTTCCTTTTATTGACCTTAATATTGAATTTGCTGAAGACTATGACATAGAACTCGTCAATTCAGAGCTACATCTTCCTGTACAAGATTCTCTGGCCAAAACGATCATCAGTGTTTGTATATCATACATAGATAATCTGGATATTCTTTATTCTGTCCCAGTTGAGGTCTCTGAGAAATTTGTAAAAGAATTTAGCGTAACAGCTACATCATTGATCAGAGACTTTATATATGGCGGTTCTCCGGTACCTTATCCTTCGGGAGAGCTTGAAGTGGGTTTGGTACAATTTCCGTTTGTTTGGATAATTATGAGAGATTTTGTTGGACCAGAAAATGGATTTGCTCCCAACGACACTCCTGTTCTTATGCAACCCTCGTCAACCTTCGATGCTGCACGATGGGATGAAGATCAAGATTTGATCCTGCTCAATACAACTGTTATGAGTGAACAATACAGGGACGCCTTCCTACTTTGTTCTGCTATCGAATCTCAAGGTCATAATGTTAAAGAAGTAGTTGCAAAGCTATTTCAGCCAGAAGTACAGGACATCATTGAGCAGTTTGCAAGACTTGTTTACACAGGTTTGAATCGAGATGAATCAGGTGAGTTCCTTCGATGCCTCGCCGCAGTGGCTGGAGTATCTCACAGTTCCTTCACTTCCGGCCTTGGCAAACAGGCTCAGTTATCTATGGAGCGTGGGGATTCAGCCGGTCCTGGCTCTGGTGGTGGTTCGGTTAGTTGGTTTATGCCAACACTTACCGAAGGCTTACTTGCTCCAATGCGGGGCGACAACATGACTATAAAAGAAGGTTTGGAGCAAATGAGGCAGGAGCTTTGGGACAAGGTGACCGTAGAGAAAGAGCGAAGGGGTCTATCCGATCTAACCCTTGAAGACATGCTTCGTGTTTTAAGTGATGGTATGAAACCACAGCCTGGAGTAATACTTCAAGGGCTGTTAAGCAATGATAGAATTTGGTAAGGAGACAAGATGCAAATAGAAAATAGAGTTCTTATTGACATAGTTGGCCGCATGCTTCAAAACGCATATCAGGCAAGATCATATGTAGAAGATGGTAAAGAAATCTACTGTGAGAGAAGAGTTAGTGCATTGATAGATCAATTGACGAAGTTGCACTCTGTACTTTCAGAGCCAGATGTTCAAGAAGACCAAAAAGACCAAAGTGATAGTTCTACACGTTCATAATACAAGCACTTTTATTGAAGGCTCAAAGGAATTATCCCGAGAACAACGTTCTGAACTTCGGGAAGTTCTTGGCTTTGAAGATGAAGCTTCGGTGTTTCGTGCTAGAAATATTCCAGGTCATGACGGGATAATTTCTACCCTCTGCTTTGGTTATGGAAAACGCCCTTGCAAATGCTATCTCAAAAAGAATGGAATGCACTTTCCTTCTGGTCTTGTTGGAAGAGTTGTCCGCTTCTTCAAGAATCAGAAGGTCGATTTTAGAGTAAAGGATCATAGACAAAAAGTTGATCTTGTCCACAAATACACTTTGTCAAGTGCGTGTGAATCTCGTGACTATCAGGAGTTGGCTTCCTCAAAAGCTATAGAGCAAGGTAGGGGTATTCTGGTTGCTGCGACCGGCGCGGGCAAAACCTTTATGTCTTCCAAAATCATGGCAGACTTGGGTGCATATCCATTTGTATTCTTTGTTCCTTCGCAAGACCTTTTGAAGCAAGCTAAAAATGAATTCGAGAAGTTCATTGACGGTGCTACAGTTGGTGTGGTTGGTGGCGGGGAATGCACTCTGAATGATATAACTGTTATGACCTTGCAGACTGCTGCTCGTGCCATTTGCCCAGAGAAGTATGACAAGAGAAACAAGGATGGGTCAAGATCAAAACGAAACGAGAATGCCACGGAAGATGATGAAGGCTCAAGTGATGACAACTCCGATTTAAGTGAAAAATACGAGCTAATTCGAAATCACTTAAAATCCACCAAAGCTTTTATTATTGACGAATGCCAGCACGCTAGTAGCGAAACAGTTCAGATGTTGGCTGATTTTATGGAACAAGCATATTATCGTTGGGGAGTAAGTGCAACACCCTGGAGAGACAAGGGCGATGATCTGCTGATCGACTCATGCTTTGGAAAACCAGTATGTGACATCAATGCTTCTTATCTAATAGATAAAGGTTATCTTATTAAGCCAACTATTTATTTTGTTCCAATCACAAATATGGATGGTCTAGAATTCGATTCTTACCACGATGCTTATCAAGAGGGAATAGTTGCGAATGAGTATAGAAATAATGCTATTGCAAAAATTGCTAAAAAGCTTGTCGATGATGGTCGCACCGTTCTTGTTTTGGTTAAAAATATTGAGCATGGAGAAACACTGGAATCGATCATCGATGGTAGCCTGTTTCTCAATGGGAGCCACTCTGGCAAGGTGAGGGATGAACATCTTGAAAAAATGCGAAATCATGAAGCTCCGGTTACTATTGCAAGCACGATCTTTGATGAAGGAATAGATGTTCGTCCGTTAGATGCTGTAATTCTTGCTGGAGGGGGCAAGTCTCAAACCAGAGCCTTGCAGCGCGTGGGCAGGGCGATTCGCCCCTATTCGAATGAGAGTTACACTAAAAAAGATGCTGTCATAGTTGATTTTTATGATGACATGAAATGGATGAGAAAACATTCTCGAAAACGCCGTAGAATATATGAAACTGAGCCACTGTTTGAAATCAAAGACTTGAAGATATAGGAGCAAAATGCCCAAGACTGATAGTGATAAAGTAAACGCATCTGAGAAAGCTATCCTTGATGCGATGTTTGATGTACAGTCTCCCACAGAACTAAAAAAGGAAAAGGCAGCAGCGAAGAAAGCCAAGAGGTCAGCAAGTAGCAGTACGTCATCTTCTGGCTGGAATACGGTAAGGTTGTCTCCTGATAAAAGAAGCGAAAAAGATATCTCGAAGTGGACTAATACTGATTTCTTTTACTATGTTAATGATAAACACTTTTCAAGATACGGAACCAAAATTGCTGTAAGTAAAGTTTACGGTTCTGGTGCCATCGCGGAATCTCGACGTTTGATTTCAAAGGCGCTGGGAAAACGGATGCCTAACGAATTAGTCTTGTCTTACGCAGATTGGTTTTTCGATATACACCATAAGAAGGTGGTTTCGAAGAGTAAGCCTTTTCGTATAACCATGCTCAAGTGGGAAAGCGTAATGGCATCTTTTATTGCATTCTTGTCTTCGCGGACAGAATCACAAATTGACAAAGCTCCTGCCATCAGTGACGGTATCGCTAAGCGTCCCCGCGAGGACTCATTAGAAGAGGCCGTTAAATTAAAATCTGTTATGGGAAGCAAAGCACTCATTCTTGCTTTTGGGCCAATATTAGCTGCAAATTATCTAATCGTATCAAGGAAACATGATGAAAGTTCCGTTGGAACTGAAGTTTTGCGATTGACTCGTAGCTTGATATCAAGTGATTCTAAAAATGTTGACACCATTATATCATCTGTGATGAGGTATGCTCCCTATCCCCCATCGCTTAAGTGGGTTGAGATTGAACAGATAGAGAAGGCTCTTGGGAGAGAGTTTGCATCAAGAAAAATGCTTGGCCCAAACCAAGACTTAGATTTTCTTGCCTGATGCCTCTCATTTTCGTGAGCGAAAATAGTCGATAGAAGAATGTCCAATGAAAAGTATCGTACAGTATCGCAAGAATCTCCTCAGAGAGTATGCCTCGACTTGCAGCAACGTTGAACGATCTGCTTGTTCTAAGGGTGCTGCATGCCTATGTGAAAGGGTGGCAGAATTCTGGGCATACGTACATGCCTTGCTCCCCCATGCCTGTCAGACAAAAGATTTATCTGATTTTTCTGGATTTGTTCCTGGGGAAGACCGACAGATACTGCCAGACAAGGTTGTTGTTTCCGCAAGAGAGATTGCGGCTCGTTATGTTTGGGGTGATTCCAAAGTTGCGCACAAAGACGATTTTTCAACCCTTCCCCTTGTAAAGCGAGCCGAGGAAGTCCTTTCTTCTCGTCGCCGGTCTGGGACAAGCCTTGTGATACATGGGAATTCCATGGTCTCTCAAAAGCAAACTGTATCGAATGATTATGGCAATTTCGAAAAAGTAAGGTCCAGATCAGTGAGGACTGGAAAGACACTCCTGGCCTCAACAGTTATGAAGGAAGTCCTACGTATGCGTCTTCAGCCGGGTCACTTGGCAGATTCCTACGAGTGGGTTCAGTTTCACACATTAAAAGGTCGTGTAGTATCGGGAGATTCTGAGGCTCAAAGCGAGTATCAAACTTGCGATTGGCTTGTTGTTGATGGGATTGATCTGTTAAATAATGCTAGTGATGCAGCAAAGCAATACCAGATAGACTTGTTTGATAGAGTATTTTTAGAGCGAGTCGAACAAGGTCTTCCGACCATACTTGTTTTCAAGATTGACATCAACGAAATAGATGGTATTGAGGAAGAGTTGGGTAACGGGATCGCACAGATTGTATCCGATCCTTCCACATTTAAAATCGGATTGGGGAGGCCAATACTATGAGTGAAGCAAACGTAGATGACCAGATTCTCAATCTTATACTTAATGATCATGGATGTCTTCGGACATTCATTGAGTCCCCAATTGACGCATCTCATTTCGATAGAGAAAAATCAACACTCGTTCTTGCTATATTGGATGCTGAAGCCAAAGGTTCACAGCTAACAGAGAATGGTTACGACCTCTTTATGCAAAAGAATTCTCTTTCCAAGAAAGAGAGGATTGCAAAAAAGAACGAATATTTTAGATTAGCCAATACTATTGATGCATCGCCACAAGACCTTCCAAGCCTACTTGAGAGGAAGAGGGTAGAGTATGTAGATTCTGTTACAATACGTTCAATAAATAAGTTCCGCGAGCAGAGGGATTCCGATCCTGTTGCTGCCGCAGTCTCGCTTGCAGATGAAATTCGTTTCGCCGCGACTTCAGCGTCTCAAGATAAACGAGCGGAGATGTTTATCACCAAAGATGCTGAGTTCCGCTCATCTTGGCGTTCGGATTTGATGGAACGCCGTGTGAAGGAAGAGGAGGCTCTTTGCTGCGGAATGCCAGAGTTTGACGACATTATGGCAACTGGATTTGACCAAATGACCTTGACCGTCATTGTGGGCGATACCGGTTCTTTTAAAACCACGACTATGATGAACATAGCTTGTGGTGTTTGCGAGAAAAACAATGTTGATGTACTGTATGTCCCGTTGGAAATGACGGCTCATCAGATGTACAACAAGCTGGTGTCTCGTGGAGCGAACATACCACTTAATGTTTTACTCAAGCCGAAAACTTATCTTACTGAAGATCATATAAACAAGATCGACAAGTTTGAAAAGGAAGAAGAAGATCGAGAAGGCCGTTTTGCACTTTTGGATATTGGTGAAAGAACTACTGTAAGCGCAATTCGGAGACAGATTGAGCAAAGCATACACATTGTTCAGCCTCGCTTAGTGGTTATCGATTACGTTGCGAACCTTTTGCCAGACCGTTCGCATAATGGTCGTCATGACCTCGAAATTGGTGACATGTTGAAGGATATGTTGAAAATGGGCAAAGCTGGGGTTGTAACCGAGAAGGGTTTTGGAGTTGTCACTGCTGCGCAGCTTGGACGAGAAGCCTTGAAGCGATTGAAGAACCAGAAAGACTCTAGTAAGATGACTCTCGGTAGTGATGATATTCAAAACTCGCACCAATATTCGACTGACGCTTCTGCAATTTTTGGTCTTTACCGCCCATCACAAGATGCCGACAAGACATTGATGGTCATTCCGATGAAAAGCAGATTCGGCCCGAAGACTTACGAGAATACTTCTAACCCTAACTGTGCTCTCTTGACAGTTCAACCGGAATATAGCAGGGTCATGACCAGTCAAGAGCTTGACTGGAGTTCAAATGCCGAAGAGATACTGATGAAGAGCAGTACTCCCCCCAAGGCACTTCAATCACAAAACAATTTAGATGATTGGGATTTTGATGAGGAAAGCGGATCAGCCATAACGGTATCTGCAAATCCCGTAGAATCTGAAGAACTACAGGACTTATTGAGTTGAGTGAACATAAAGAGTCATTTACAATGTCTCAGATATCTTCTAACTGGAAGATATCTGAGTATTTAAGTTCTCAGGGAATACATCCTGAGCTTGAAACGCATGGGCGACTTAAATATTCATGTCCTCTACATGATGACGACACCCCCTCTTTTATAGTTTACGAGAATGAGGATGAAGGTGACAGCTTTTACTGCTTTGGCTGCAAAAAAGGCGGGAGAATTGTTCAACTTAAGATGCTGCTTGAAGGGATGAATGCTTCCAAAGCGATATCCCAGCTTTCAGCCGGTCTTGATATAGATATTGGTGGCGAGCTTTCTTTTTTATGCAGAAGGCTCGAAGAAGAGGTAGATCAAGAAGATGAAGATTCTCTTGAAGACATCGTTCTTTCCATTAGCAGGAAGCTTTATGGAGTTAGAAAAGCAATTCGTGATGAAGAGCCTTGGTTGTCTGGTATAGAGAAGATATTTAAGCTTGCAGACGATGCATTGTATAGATGTGATCGTAAGAGCCTGAAAGAAATTGAGGAAATGGTAAAGCTTAACTCTAGGCCTGTGATTAAATCATACAATGAAAACAAGCGGGCATCAAAAATTGACGCTGTAAAAACTTACTCAATTGTAAAATAATGGGAAGACCAAAAAAGAAAAGGCAAGAAGATTTATTCGAACCCACCTATCGCTTTAGCGATATTACCATATTAGAAGCCCAGGGTGAATATAAGGAATGTCGCAGAATACTAAAAGAATGCGGCAGCAGGGAGCCATGGTGTCTTCGAAGTAAATTAACCATCATCCATCCATTCGGTGTTTGCGATATGGAGCTAGAGTTTCATAGTGACAGGCGTCTTCGGATTATTTCGTGCAGGCCGAGCACAAGTGAACCTGTTGCCAACTATGATCTTAGATGTCTTCGCCAGTGGGTTGAAGCCAACAACTGGAAAATACCTGTTCCGAGTAAGCATGTAATAGAATCAGATATAAATTTCTGGAAACATATGTGGGACGTCACACTTATCGACAGTGAATTTTTTGATGAACGGTATGGTGATAAAGAAGCTATGTATTTTGAAGAAGAAGAAGACGAAGATTTTGAGTCTACATCATCTTCTTCATCTTCGTTAGATGAATTTGAGAAAAAGGTAAATGAGCTTGACTGATCTTGTATGCGATTGTGGATATACATATAAGAACGTCTCTGCTTGGTTGCGAAAGCCCTGCCCTCGATGCGGGGAATGGATAGAGGGCGGGGAAAATCATCCTTGGGTAAGAGAAACTAAGATAAGACATGATAGGTTAAAGAGAGAAGCCATTGTGTCGATAATGAATAATATACGAGTTAATCAGAAACGGAATAAAAGCATGCCAATTAATACCAGTGAAGCATTTAAGAGTGTGAAGTTTGTCTACAATCAAGAGGATCAAGAATTTTCTCTTGACTTCGAATATCATCACACACCTGAATTCGGACCAACAATAACAATACACAATCTGGCTGGAGGTCCACTTTCTCTTCCTGCAAATGCGTACTTTGATACTGTTGAATACCTTCGAAGTGAGGCTGGATTATTCATGGGGATTCCCCAACAGCCGCAGTCTCAGCCTGTTCACCAACCTCATCATACGCAACAACCGCACTATCCGCCTGCCGCCGTGGGTGGCATTGCTCCAACACGTCGTGTTGTTGGTCATAGTTCGATTGTGGCACCATCTCCTGAGCCTATGCAAGCTGTTCATCCCTATTCCCCGCATGCTCAAGCCTATCCAACTGGACCCCAGGGTAATCAGCCAAACCAGTATCAGCCTGCACCACAACAGCAACCGCAGCATCCGCAGCACTATGGAACACAAGCCTCAGTTGTTGCAAGTGGTGGTGTAGAGCCAGATGTAAAGGTTGATGGTCGGCATATAGTTCGCTCCGATGAGGATGACTCTGACTTATCTGGGATGACTCGTGAAGCTGCTAGAGCAAAAATGGCTCGGCATAAGCCTGATCCCAAAAAGAGGATTGCAAAGAGACGCGCAGAAGTTGAATAGTTAGATGAAGTGGAATTGTAAAACAATTTCTTTAAATACGCTTGCTGTCACGCCCAATGGTCCAATTAAGGAGACAAAGTGTGATACATGTAAAACCAGCGATTGTAGCTACAGGATAGAAAAGGTTAATGTTTCTATTGTTGGAGTCACAAAGAAGATGCGATGTCTCATCGTTGGTAACTACCCGAGCATGGTCATTGATTGTGATGGTTATGCTCCTAATTCTCGATAAAGCTGAGGTGCGCTATCCCAACCTACGACTACCAATGCGATAAATGTGACGCTAAATTTGAAGTGTACAGATCAATCAAAGATGAATCTGACCAAGAATGTTTAGAGTGCAAAGAATCACCCGCTAGAAGGCTTTTGTCCGCTGGTGGAGGTTTTATCATGACGGGCAAAGAGGTTTGGGAGTATTCTGATGTTCACTACCATAAGCCAAAGTATTTGCGAAGCAGAGATGGTAAGCATCGCGTTAAGTATGATCCCAATAAGCATGGACATTCAGGTGCAAATCCTTAAATTCGTGAGAAGCTGACTTTGCTAATGCTATTGTTCCGATACCATCTCTATGGGTCGAAGGTTCAAGAACGCGGATTTCTGTCACTGCCATTGCCATAGTGAGTACAGCAAGCTGGACGGCTTGCAGAAAATTACCAATATGGTGCTAAAGGCCCGAGAGATGGGGTTCCCCGCTCTTGCTTTGACTGACCACGGAAACGTAGGTGGTTGGGTAAAATTTATGGCAGAATGTAACCGAAAGAGGGGGAAAGATGGAGAGGAAATCCCTCATCCAACAATCAAGCCCCTTCTCGGCTGCCTCCTTGGTCATCAAGAAATCATCACAAGCGACGGTATAAAGCCAATTCGCGATATCCGCAAGGGTGACTCCGTACTTACGCACAAAGGGCGTTTTCGCAAGGTGGTATACACCATGACGCGAAGGCACAAGGGTAAGGCGTACGAGATTACCACGTCAGGTGGAGAACATCGCAAGCTAATTGTAACCGATGAGCACCCTATTCTAGTTCGGTCAAATGATGGCCTGATTCAGTGGGTTCAGCCTCCCGAAATAAAGGATGGTTATGTCTCGAAGAAGCAGGGACTGAGAAAATGGAACTCTTATGTTTGCCTTCCGAAGCTCAAGATGGAAGCCCCGTATACGGTAGACTTCTCAGAATACCTGCCGGAATTCTTCAGCGTGATCGAGGGTAAAATCACTCGGTCAAAAATATACGGAAAATTTGACTCAGAGAAACATTGGAGTTTTCCAAATAATTTCAAGACGAGCAATGACTTTGACCTTGCTTATCTCCTAGGCCTTTACGCCTCCGAGGGAAGTCTTCATCATAATAAGGATGGCAGGCTTTCGGGAGGGATTGTATTTACATTCTCTATCGAAGAGTCTCACTATGTGAAGGCGGTTCAAGATTGCATGCTAAGCATCTTTGGTCTTCAAGGGGTCGAAAGAGTAAGAGAGGACAAGAATATCCGAGAGGTCTTGTACAGCAGCGTGCCTGTTGCATATGTTCTTGAAGGTATGTGCGGATCAGGGGCAAAGAACAAGAAGATTCCTAACTTCATATTAAGTCGAGGTTTTTCCACACAGTGCCAGTTCATTGAAGGACTTCTGGACGGTGATGGAAAAAATGCCGAGAGGAGTACAAATATCAATGGTCAGAGGACACTTAGAACTGCCTCGCAGCATCTCGCTTGGGGTCTTCGCACTCTTCTTGTTGGAAAGGGTCACTGGGTCGAAGTTGCTAAATATGATGAAGGCAATAAAACTGTATATACCGTTCCTTTTAATCCAGATAGAAGCTATTCCCGCACACTTGAGGATGACAACTTCCTGTTCAAACCCGTCAAATCGGTTCGAGAGATCGACCTAGATGATGACGTGTACAACTTTGAAGTTGATGAGGACAACAGCTATGTGAGCGATTTCATTCTTCACAACTGTGAATTCTATTTGGCACGTCGTCATGAGTGGCATGGTATCAGCAAGATGGGCAAGGGATATAAAGGGCCTAACCTTCAAGAAGACGGTGCCAGAGGTAATCGACATTTTCTTCTTACAGCAAAAAACTGGATTGGATACCAGAACTTATGTAAGCTTAGTCAAGCATCTTGGACTGACGGATTTTACCGTAATCCAAGAGTTGACGTTGAGCAGCTTGCTGAACACTCAGAAGGCCTCGTTGCGTCTTCTGCCTGTTTGAGTTCAGTAGTGAATGCAGCGCTTCTCTATGACCGCTATGATGAAGCCAGAAAAGCAGTCCAAATCTTTAAAGATATCTTCAAGGAAGATTTCTTTATGGAGGTTATGTATCACGGCATTGATGAAGAAGCAGCGATAATACCCGATATTCTAAAGTTGGGTAAAGAAATGGGCGTTCCTGTAATTGCGACAAACGACAATCATTATCTTGAGAAGCATCAAGCTGAAAGCCAAGAGATTCTCATGGCGATGAATATGAAGAAGTGCGTATTGGACCCCAAAAAGCTTTCTTTCCCTCATCCAGAGTTTTACATGAAGAGTGCCGAGGAGATGGGCAAGATTTTTGGTCATCATCCTGAAACCATCTATAATACTCGTGCAATCGTTGATAGAATTGATGCGGAAGATATATCCAGGAACATCATGGGTGGCATGAGGCTTCCTAACATTGAGATTCCTGAACAGTATAAGTCTCCTTTTGAATACATGGAAAAGCAGGCTTGGCAAGGGTTAAAGAGCTTGGGTTGGGACAAAAGTGAACCGCATGTAAACGCGCTAAAAAAAGAGATTGCTGATACAAAAGTTGCATTAGACAACAACGGAATGGCTTTCGATAAGTACTTCCTCATTGTTTCCGATTACTTAAAATTTGCAAAAGATAACGGAATCTTTACAGGTGGAAGTAGGGGGTCGGGTGGTGGAAGCGTTTTACTTAGAACCCTTGATATTACTTACGGGCCAGACCCCCTCAAGTATGGCCTCTTGTGGGAGAGGTTCTTAGGATTCGATGATAGGAGGTTCTATAACGCAAGGGACTTTGGTGTTGAAACTGCTGTAGACCTCGCTTCCATCATGGACCAAGCGGAAGAGAATGCAGAAGAGTTTGAAGATATCGAGGAAGATCGTGAATACGACGACGATCCTGGTGGAGTTGATAGATACTAGAAGATGACCATGAAAGACAATAAAAAAGCACAGGAAATCTGGGCGGCTATTGAGAAGCGTCATCCTGGATTAGATGGCTCTGAACTTGGTGAGAATGTAAAGAACGAACTCCAATTGGCATCAGAAATTGATGCTACGGGTGGTTCGGGCACAGCACTAGATCAACTTTATGATATCTGGAAATCTTCCAAGGGAAGCGAAGGCAACGAGAATAAGTCAAACAGTTGGATCGCATACGCCATCGGTTTGACAAGTAAGAAGCCCGAGGGAGATGTTCTTCCCCTCAGGCGTGCCTTTGCCCGCGCTGGTTTCCCCGATATCGACTCGGACTTTGAAGACGAGCGTCGAGAGGAGGTTGTCGATTATTTGGTTGAAAAATATGGACGCGATAAGGTTAGCAATATTGGGACATACGGAACGCTTGGAGTTCGCAGCGCTCTCCGCTCCCTGGTCAAGCCACTCGACCTTGGTGGGGGATATTACAAAGGCGAAGATTCTTGGACTAAGCTAAATAAGATCAAGTCAGATGAGATACTAGGGAGCCTTCCGAAGCCTGTTGGTAGCAACATGAAGGTTGAGGGCGAAGATGGAAACACAGTTGTCTTAAAGAGCGTTGAGGATGCTTATGAACATGTACCAGAGTTTCAGGAATATATGGAGATGCATCCCAAGCTCTTTAAGCACACGAAAGATATTGAGGGTATCACCAATAATTTTGGAACGCACGCCTCTGGTATAATTATTGGAGACGTTCCTCTTTGCAACATAGCTCCCGTTCGTCCAGTTGAAAAGAAAACGTGGGATAAAGAGACCATAAGTAGCGTATCTACTCAGTTCGCTGGTGAGGATTGCGAAGCTATTGGGTTAATCAAATTTGATATTCTATCGATCAAGCTTTTATCTATTCTGAAGCATGCCATAAACATGGTCGAGAAGAATTGGGATGTCAAACTCGATATACGGAACTTCCCTCTTGATGATGAAAAGACTTATAAGCTTTATCAAAGTGGAAAAACTGCTGGGTGTTTTCAGGTAGAGTCTTATGGAATGCAGAAGACTTTAAAGGAGATCGCTCCCGATAAGTTTGAGGATGTCATTGCTGCGATTGCCTTGTTTCGTCCGGGACCAATGGATAACATCCCATCTTTCGTAAATCGAAAGTTTGGCCGCGAGGACATTAATTATTATCATGGCAACATTGAGCCTCATGTAAAAAGATATCTAGAGCCAACTTATGGTATTCTGGTTTACCAGGAGCAGATCATGCAGGTCTGCAACGCCCTTGGTGGATTAACTCTTATTGAAGCTTATGAGGTAATCAAGGGTGTAGGTAAGAAGAAGCTTGACATCATAGCTAAGTATGAAAAAAAGTTCATCAAGGGCTGCTTGGATAAAGGTGTTCCAGAACACATTGCAAAAGAATACTGGGGAAGCTATGACCCTGTTTCAAAGAAGCTTTCTGGATTCATTCTTCCGTTCGCAAACTACGGCTTCAACAAGAGTCACGCTCTAGCCTATGCATACAACAGTTATATGACGGTTTTTCTGAAGGCTAACTACCCAGAAGAATTCATGTGTGCCTCCCTGAACGTAGAATCTGAAAGAAAGAAGTGGAATAAAACGATTATTCTAGAGAAAGACTTGGCTAGATCAAACATAAGCCTCCTGCCAAGGAATATCAATCACTGCGGAATGAGCTATGAGATCGTGAAGCATGCTTCTGGTAGGAATAGGGGTGAGATAATGCCCTCCCTCCTATGCCAGGGGATGAAGAAGGCTGCTGCTGTTGAGATAGTCAACTCTCGCCCCAAAGGGGGCTTTAAAGATATTGTCGATTTTGCGACTCGAACATCAACTGATGTGGATTCTGCATCAGTTCAAGCACTAGCAATTGCTGGGTATTTTCCCAAAGCAAAGCCGAAAGAAATTGTAAAAACATTCGAGACAATTCGATCTGATTTGAAGAAGTGTAATCAGAAGGGCGTCCCTTCTGACGATATGTTTGAATAAAGAAAAAACCATGAGCACAAACAAAGAAAATACGGAACGTACTACGAGTGTCCGCGTAGGAATTACTCGCACATTGAATACAGCACAATACGAGAACCTACAGATATCGCTCCACACAGAAGATGAAATCAAGTGGAGTGATATCGAAACACGAAAGAAAAAGATTGATGGTCTCACAAAACTATTGACAGATAAGTTCGCGGCTACTCAATCTACTATACTTTCAGAACTGGGTGTTTCAGAGAAAGCGGCTTGGTTTAAGAAAACTGATCGTTCTGATAAAGTCGAAGTAAAGTCTGATGACCCAGAACCCGAAAATGAGAATGTAGAAGAGGAATCGCCTACTGGTGAAGACGTTGACGATCTGTTTAGTTAAGGACATTATATGGCATCACAAATCAAGACAGAACTAGAAGAAATCTTTGATAGTATCACAGATACTGCAAAGTCTATGAGCGACGAAGGTGATGATAATGGTTACTCCATTGGCGACAATGCTTCCGGCAAAAGCTTTGAAGAGAAGGTTGACGACCTTAACGCTGCTACATCTTCTCAAGAGGCGGGATTAAGCCTTGGCGGTCCCTCAGATGAGCCTTCTACTCCAAAGAATGAGCCTGCACCACCTGCTCCCGTTCTCGCTGAGGCCGATGAGGTCGGTGACGCTTTGGATGTTGATCTTGTCAAAGACAAAGTGCCCGCAGATGGCCTGGAAGACATGCTTAAAGAATCTTTAAAATCTGATGGCAATGTTGTTTCTTCCACCGAAGAAAACTCTAACGAGATTTCCTCAGTAGAAGAAAGTCTCTCTGCAAGCTCCGAAGAGGATGCCTTTGGAATAGATGACGAATCAGTCAAAAACGAGCCTGAAGAAATTCGTGAAACACTGAATGCGAGTTCAGAAAATGACGATAATACTAGTGTGAAGGATGATACGCAAGACGATGATAATTCTTGGGTATTTTCACCACCGGCACCCAAGTTTGCTGACTTCTATAACGTAAAGCGAAACGTTGTTGAAAGAATTCTGATCAATGGCAAATTGCCCTTTGATGTCTTTCAGGACGAGCTTGCGGATGCGTTTGTTCGTATGGGTAACAGCACGTTTGACCCTGTAGAACAAGCTGAAAAAATGAAGGAGGTGCAAACTTGGAGAGACCGTATAGAGATGATACGTTCTCAAGCATCTGACCAATATTTCCTCTGGAAGCGTCACATGGACATCCTGCGGGGAATGGCGGGTCGAGCAGAGAACGCAAAGGGTGCAGCCGTCGATGCGGCAGCAGGTACGCACCTGTTAGATTGTGAATACTACTGGGGCCGATTAGAGGCCCTTTACAAAAAGACCGAGGGGGTCATTAAAAGTCTGGATGCGGCATATGAGAGCTTGTCAAGACAAGCAACACTTTGTCTACCAGACGCCTCTGTAGAGAGGTATGATAGGAGCAAGTACAAGAGCAACATTGAAGATAAGAGCAACGGTTTCGGAGACGAGACCATAGAAGAAGAAAAAGCTGAAAGCAAATCGAGCAACGATAACAGAGCAAGAGCAACAACCCTTAGTCAAAGCAGTTCAAGTCAATCTAACGAAGACTTTGATGCCTTGATCTCCGATCCAGAGCCTAATGACACAGATGATGTCATGGACGGATGGAACGTAGTGAAGGAACCCGTGGTTTACGACAAGAAAAAGAAGTAACCATTTCTGGGATTCCTGACTCTTTTCTCGATAATCAATCGATACGCCAAGCAGCCTACAACTAGGTATGTGTTTGCTGGGGTGTTCCAGCAGCATGGTGTAGAAACTCTACGCAAAATCAAATTTAACAAAGAACCCGCCACTGCGGGAAAAGGTATTATTATGTCTGAAAACAAGAAAAACGAAGGTCTAATGGATTGGGGAGATATCCCAGAGCAAAGCAAGAGCAACGGCGGCGGAAAGGGAAAACTCCAGTTCCTCCGCATGGAAAAGGGCAAGGAGTATAAGCTCCGCTTCTTCCATAAGCCCATGGCGCTTTGGAGGTATTATGTCAACAAGAAGAGTGCTGTCACTCTTGACCCCAAGAACTGCCCAATCCAGTTGAAGAATTACAAGGGCGACGATGGCGAGCCGCTCAAGCCAAAGGATCGATACGTAATTCAGTGTATCGACCGTGCCGATGGCGAGTTTAAGCTGTTAGAGAATGGGCCACAGGTCTTTGGTGCTCTCAGAAAGTTTGCCCAAAAGAACCAGATTGATCCGGGCGGTAATGATGCTCCAGATTTTACCATCGATGTGACTGGGAATCTTCCCAACTACTATGATGTTACTCCTGGCTTTAAAGCAACGCCATTCACCCCTGAAGAGATTGCAATGCTCAAGGAGAAAAAGGTCGATCTTACTCAGATCATCAAACCAACTCCTGACATTGAGGAGCACTTGTTCCCGAATGCGTCACAAGGTGATAGTGATGATTCACCTAAAAGCACTGAGTCTGCTCAGGCTGATGATGGTGGCGACGACTCAGACGACGTAGCCGTTTGGTCATAACTGAGTAGTCAATGTAGGAAAAGTTGGATATGGCGTAGTCCAACCAACAATATCTGCATATCTGTGGATCGAAGTATATATCCGCACTCCTTGCCCGAAGCGGGAGCAGGACTTAGTTCCTGTTCCTGCCTCGGGATTGCGGGGGTGAACAATAACAAGGAAAGCTTCTAATGAATATTGCTGAATTAAGAAAGAAACATAAGAACGGAAAGTGGTCCAAACCTTCAACTGCTGATGAGGTTGATAAGTTCGTCTTGAAAAACTTAGAGGGCTACTGTCGTAAGGGTGCTTATGTCGAAAAACATGGTTTTTACCCAACGGGTCACTTTGATTTAGATTTTGCCGTACAGTTTGGAAAAGTGCCCGCCAACGCGGACCTTTCAAGCCTTGATGGCTTTGACCCCAAGATGCCGGGCGGAATTCCGAAAGGCAAGGTGACAGAAGTTTACGGCGAATCTGGCGGTGGTAAGTCTTCGCTGTGTCTTAGAGCCGCAGGACAAGCCCAGAAGATGGGTGATACTGTTATGTGGTTTGATAAAGAGAACAGCTTCCAAGAGAATTTGGCTAAGCTCAATGGCGTTGATCTAGATTCGATGTACATGAGTGATGACCCGACAGTCGATGGTGAAAAGACCCTAGAGCTTGCCATTGAAGCTATGTACTCTGGCATAGGCATGGTGGTGATTGATTCGGTAGCCTCTCTTATTCCGCGAAAGCAAATGGACAATGAGTTAGATAAAGATAAAATGGCCCTCTTGGCTCGCATGCTCTCCGAGTATGTTCCGATCATGGCTGGAATTGCTGCTGAAACAGGATGTGCCCTTGTATTTATCAATCAAATACGAAATAAGCCAGGAGTCATGTTTGGCGATCCGATTACAACAAAGGGTGGCGAGGCTCTCAAGTTTTACTCATCTCTTAGAATTCAGGTGAACAAGAGATATGGGGCAAAAGCTGAGAAGTACGTCGAAGACGAGAATGGTGACGAGATTCTTGTAGCTCAAGATAGTTACATGTATCTTCGCAAGAACCGATTTGCCAAGACTTTGAAAGAAGGCATTCCATGTCCCATCTACTTTGAGAAATATTTCCCCAAAGCAGAGGAGGTTGCTTTCAACTGTGGACGCCAGACCCAGGTCATTAAAGTGCGAAACAAGGTTTTCACTTGGGTGCATGATGATGAGAAAATTACAACCGGCGAAGAAGGCCGGAACTCTTTCATCGATCATGTTCTTGAAAAGAATTTGCTTCCAGAGCTTATAGATGACATAAAAGAAGCGGCCAAAGATCAATCTATTGTTTTGCCACCTGAAATCTTGAGCTTTGAGGTTGTTAGCAAAGATCGCGTTCGAGAGCAGTCGGTTGAGATGGACGATAATACAAGAGAAGTCCAAAATTATTTGGAAGAGGATGCTAAGGAGCCTCAAGAAGATGACGAAGCGACCACAACTGTTCCAAGAAGCGGAAAGAAAAAAGCTGGTCGATCTCGCAAGCAAAACACTTTGGACTGATGAAGGCCTGGAGATACAGCAGTACCTGAGGATGCAAAGGGATATACCTGAAACCATATCTAAAATGATGGGTTTCGGCTATGTTCCCAAGCGTGCCCGCAGGTACTGCTTGTCTTCTTTAGGTTTTGATTTATCGGGTCGTTTGATTATGCCCCTGTGGGATTCCCACAAGAAGCTTGTTGCTGTAACAAGTAGAGATATGGACCCAGACTCAAATCTCAAACACTGGCATGAAAGCTTTGATAAAACAATGTATCTTTACGGACTCGATACAGCAAAACAAGCTATTTCAGAACAGGATAGTGCGATAGTAGTTGAAGGCCAATTTGATGTTGCAAGACTAAGGACATTGGGGTTCTCTAACTCCGTTGCAATCCTTGGTAGCGCTATGTCACTCATACAAGCAGCCTTGCTTTCGAGATATTGTTCACATGTCTATCTTATGTTTGATGGAGACGCAGGCGGTGAGGGGGCAACCTCTCGCTCGATGAAAATGTTCTACGAGAATCATCTTGGATCAATGGATATGAGATTCTTCCCTTGTGAGTTGCCTGAAGGCAAAGACCCCGACGATATGGATAAGAAGGGCGTCGATGCTCTAATTGAGCAGGCCCAACGAGACGCACGTTTGGAAATATAGGTAAAATATGGCAGTTACAAAAATTGATTATAACGCAAGCGAAGTGCAGTTCACGACTGGTGTGATGGAAACATACCTTCGGTGGAGAGAGATGAATGGTCCTCCGCGTGGTTACGAAATCTACCACCCGAGTGCTTTTGGAAAATGCTTAAGACTCATGCAGTACCAAAGGTACGAAGAGCGAGGATTAATCAAAGGCGTTCATGAGCAATTCGAAGGTCGAATGCTCAGGCTTTTCGAGAACGGGCACCATACTCAAGCACGATGGGAGAAGTATTTTACAGAGCTTGGTGTTCTTCGGGGAGTATGGAAGTGTGCAAACCCGTCTTGTGCAATATTTGACAAGAACGGTAAGATCATTCCTGCTCCAGAAGGCAAGACTCACCACGACGTAATATCGGAAGGCAAGCGACGAACTTACGGCAAGGATGCCAAGATCGGCGTTTTCAAACCAGACAACTGCGCTTGTGGCTCTTCCGAGTTCACTTATCACGAAATTCTTGTTGAAGACAAGGAATTGAACTTCCGTGGACATTGTGACTTGATAATTGATTTCTCCAGGTTTGATGTTGATATGTTTGACAAAGAGGTCAAAGATGGAAAGCTCAAGAAGTTTTTCAATCCGGCCAATATGCCAACAAAACCTTTCGTTGCAGACTTCAAAACTGTTGGAGTCAATCAATACCAGAACAAGGTGAAGAAGCACGGACCTCACGATTATTATCTCGTGCAGATTCAAGTCTACATGAACGTTTTAGACCTTTACTGCGGCATGATCATGTACGAGCAGAAAGATCAGTTTGAGCTTGCATTTTACAAGGTAGATCGAGATGAATCGAAGTGGCAAGAAATCCGTCGCCAAGCAATTAAGATGCAAGAGTTGGCCGAAGAGAATCCTCCCAAACTCCCACCCCCCAGGCCCATTAGTAAAAGTTCCTGGGATTGCAAGTCTTGCTCTTATCAGCAGGTTTGCCACAAGTCCGCTGTTTGGAAAGACCCGAAGCTAGAAGAAAAACGAAAGTCTTTCTACGGAGAGCTACTCTGATTAATGACGATAAAACCTAAAGTGGGTTTCCAGTTCCGCTTTACATATTGCCAGAAAAATTTTACAAACATGGAAAAATTGTATGTCTACAAATCTTGATAATTATGGTGCTCCTAATGAAATAGGAAGTCCGACTGATATTGACGATATTTTGCAAGCCTTGCATACTGTTGATGACGAGATTGAACATCTCAAGCAACTGAAGAAGCATAGAACTGCAAAGATACAAGATGAAATCACGAAGCTTGAAGAAATCCAATCAGATTATCGAGATTCGATTCGTCAGCATATGTCAGAGAGCGGAGAAAAGCGGCTCAACTATCCCGGCGTGGGCAAAGTATCTCGTCGCGCTGGAACCCGAAAGTGGGAAGTAAAGGACAATGAGTCTTTGCTTGATTTTCTTTCTACTCATCTTCCAGAAAAGCAGCTTGAAGACATGGGGGTAATTAAAAAAGAAGTAACCTTCGTGAAAAAAGAACTAAACAAACTACTTGACAAGCTGAAAGACAATGGTAATATTCCAGAAGAAATAGTGGAGGAGATTGTTAGCCAAGAATCGATATCCATTACCTTCGACAAAGATATGCTGCCTTCAGGTGTTGACGTTGATGATTTGCTTCAAGCAAAGTCCACTAAAGGATCGACAGAGATTCAAGAACCATTAAAGATTGAAACAAAATCTGATCCAGAGACTGACGATCAGGAAGAAACCTTTGACGCTTTGTTTGAATAGTAACCCCTTTGCCCCAACGTACTTGGGGGGAACAAAGCTTGTGCGTACAAACTCACTATAACGAGATTAATAATGAACAACAAAAACATTAGAAAGGAGCATTATCCGACCGCCAAGGCCTCTAGAGAGACTTGGTTTGTGTCGGATACTTAGCTCATTTTGGACACGCAAACATAATCAAATATTCGAGTAGGCCATTTAGTTCTGTTGAAGAACATGATGAAACTCTGATTGAGAATTGGAATAAGCACGTTAAAGATAACGAAGACGTTTACTTCTTGGGCGATTTTGCCTATCGAAATAAAAATGCCGCAGCCAATATCAGGAGAAGGCTAAATGGCAATATCTACTTTATCGAAGGAAATCATGATAAATCTGCTTTTCAAATTCGCAATACCTTCGAGTGGTACAAACAGACACATGAGATAAAGGTTGAAGGGCATCGAATCTGGCTTAGCCACTACGCTCACAGAACATGGAATAAATCACACCATGGAGCCATTCATTTATATGGACATAGCCACCATTCACTTCCCGATGATCCTCATGCACTAAGCATGGACGTTGGTGTCGATGCGATTGCTTGCCGTGCCGCTAATGTTAAAAGCGGAACAAATCCTATTCCTGTGGGTAAAACAAAGCCTGAAGATTATCGACCAATTTCTCTTGATGAAGTTATAAACTTCATGTCGGATAAGAATTGGTTTCCAATCGATCATCATGGGCGAAAACCAAACATGAGTTGACAATATATGCGTATTCTGATATTTACTGATGCGTGGGAACCACAAGTAAATGGTGTAGTTCGTACAATGACTACCACAACCCGCATCCTCCGGGACCGGGGACATGAGGTGAAGGTTGTTAGTCCGAATGATTTTGCTTGCTGGCCACAAGCATTTACAAGTTGGGCCGATCCTGGAATCAAGTTCTGTATTGCGCCCCCACTTCTCAAGTCATCCTCTATCGTTAAAAGCTTTCGACCAGACACCATTCACGTCTGTACCGAAGGCCCTATCGGTTGGGCTGCCTTAGCATATTGTGTTTCTAAATCAATTCCGTTCACTACAACGTATCATACAAAGTTTCCAGAGTATCTAAAAAAGAGATTTGGTGTCCCGACAAAAGCAGGATATGCGTATGAACGATCTTTTCACAATTTCGCTTCTCGAACGATGTATGCTACTGATTCTCTTCGTGATGAGTTAGTGCAAAATGGGATCACACGACTGGCAAAATGGGAAAGGGGCGTAGACGCCAATCTGTTTCATCCTGATAGGCGAAAAGTTCACAATGGACTTCCTGTAGCACTGTATTTTGGCCGTGTCTCTAAGGAGAAGAATATCGAGGCTTTTCTAAATTCAGAATGGTCTGGTCATAAGATTGTCGTTGGGGATGGCCCACATCTTGATGCACTAAAGTCCAAATATCCTAATGTTGAATATACTGGGAAGCTTGTTGGGAAGGAACTAGCTGAAGTGGTTGCCTCGGCAGATGTATCAGTGTTTCCAAGTAAAACCGACACTTATGGACTGACCATGATCGAGTCCATGGCCTGTGGGACTCCAGTGGCTGCATTTAATGTCACGGGACCAAGGGATGTAATTCTGCATGGGAAAACGGGGTATCTTTCGAATGACGAATCACTTTCAGAAGCCATGCATAGCTCTTTGTCCGTGAGCAGAAAGGAATGCAGGAAATTTGCCGAGGGAAAAACATGGGAAGTCTGTACAGATCAATTCTACAGCAACCTTGTTTTTATTTAGGACTCATTGTGCATTATCGAACCCTTTTCTTCTCAGATATACACCTAGGAAGCTCCGGTGCCCAAGCAGATGCATTTCTGTCATTTATAAAAGATAAGAGCTTCGATAAGATATACGTTGTCGGCGATTTTGTTGATTTCTGGTCACTTAAGCGAAAGGGGAAGCAATGGACTCAGGAGCACAATGATGTTCTTCAAAAGCTTCTCAAAAAACACCGAAAAGGTGCAGATTGCACCTGGATCGTAGGAAATCACGATGAATTCATGTCTCAATTTTCTGGTGAAAATTTTGGTGGTATTGATGTAATGCTTCAAGACGTTCATGTCGCTGCTGATGGTAAGAAGTATTTCATTATGCATGGACACGAACTCGATGCGATCATGCTTAACGCCAAATGGGCCATGCACCTTGGCTCAAGAGCTTATGATATTCTACTGTGGCTCAACCCCTATATGCGAAAAATATTCAATTTGTTCGGACATAAGCATTTTTCGTTGAGTGCCTATGTCAAGTATAAAGTAAAGGGCGCTGTAAACTTCATCAGTGATTTTGAAGACGGTATCGCGGGATATGCAAAGAGACATGATGTAGATGGTGTAATTTGTGGCCACGTTCATGTCCCATCAATGACAAAGCTTGACAGCGTTTTTTATCTGAATACTGGGGATTGGGTGGAATCACTGTCTTGTATAGTTGAACACGCAAGCGGAAAAATGGAATTGTTAAAAATGCATGAAGGAGTTATGGTGTCTTGTGCGGAAATTAATGCACATGAGGAAAAGGTGGTCTACAGTCGAAGAGAATTACTTACGCCAAACGTGGGGCAAACTACCAAGTAGTCAAATCTGTCAGAACTTAAACAGAGACTATTGTTCGATAAACCACAAAGCTTCGAGGCTTAAATTGAAAGGCTCCGGTGTATCTAAGAGAATCTACAGGTATAATGAGTCGTTCTTCTCAGATTTCAATGCCCTATCTTGTTATTGGGCTGGGTTCATAGCAGCAGATGGCTATATTAAACAAGTATCACCAGAACTCTCGATTAAGCTTGGCATAAAAGATATAGATCATTTATCTCATTTTTCTCAAGATATCGAGTATACTGGATCAATCAAAACCGGCATCATTGCGAATGATCGAAAATACTGTCGCATTCGTTTATGTCATGCTGAGAAGATTGTTCAAGATTTAAACATTAATTTTGGGATATACCAAAAAAAAAGTTTTACGTTCTCGCCACCAGTCCTGGAGGGTGCAAATAGAATTGCTTTCGCCAAAGGACTTATAGATGGTGATGGGTGGCTCGCGAGTGGGAATCGCATTGGGTTCTGCGGCACAAAATTGGCTTGTGAATTTGTAAAGGAAACTTTTGAAAGCAAAGGGGAAGTTACTAAGCTTAGAAAAATATACCAAACCATAATCCCGAAAGCGAACGTTTTTGCGTTTAAAGATTATTTGGACGCCGTTGGCAGAGGGCTTAAAAGAAAATGGGCTGCATGATCGATGATACACGCTACCTCAACTGCGGAGACTGGGTTGAGTCTCTTTCCGCTGTTGTTGAACATGCTGATGGGCGAATAGAGCTTGTTAAGTTCCAAAAATAAAGTTTTCTCCTACAGTTGCCGATACTAGCAATATCATGACGCTATGATGTCACGATATTGCGAAGGAAAGCTATGGAAGAGAAAACAGTACCAGTAACCGTTAGACTGCCGGAATTTATACTTGAAGGCCTTAAGAAAGATGCTAGATTGAGGTCTTTTGCAGAAGGGACTGACATTAATCATGTGGATTTGATTAGAAACTCACTCTCCAAGGAGTATGGGTCTTATTTGAATGATAATTTTGGTGATAAAGAATATTCGAAACTAAGTGGTGCCGAACAAAAGCTTGTGGACATGATGAACCGCCAGCGAAATTTCCTCACTGAATACCAGATAAAGGAATTTAGCAAATCAGAAGCTGGAAGCCATATCCAAAAACTTCTTGACGAAGAAGATTGGCAGGGTTTGCAGGGAGTATATGAGCGAACAGGCAACTGTTGGCTCCAGAAGGACAATCTTGCCTTTAGACTTTTAATGGAGGTTTGTGACGAAACTCGCGCTAGATTGATTATTCGAGATACCTCAAGTATCGCTTCGATTTTAGGAAATCGCGGGGCTATACCTACTTCGATAACAGAGTTTGAAGAGATTTCGTCCCCTGTATTTTCCGTAGGTTCTTTAAATGAAATTCGGTCCAGCGAACACGAGGGTCAAGCTTATAAGTGGTTCTCTCTCTTTAAGTCTCAGCTTAATGCTATGTCTAAAGAGATAACAAACAACATGATGACTCTTCTACTTTCTGCAACCTCAATAAACGGTCAGAGCGAGCAGCTTGAAGATATACAGAAGCTACAAGAGCATCATATCCAAAAAGCTGTGGTTGAAGTATCTCGACACGACCTTGTGCCTGATAAGATAGTTATGAGTGTTCCCGTGTACGTGTCACTCAGACTTCGATTTCCAAGCTCGATTTCTGCTCCACCCCTACCCCTTGCGATTGATTCCAAGAAGTTTGGGTTTTGGAACGGCGTTCCAATTCTGGCTGATGCCCGCATACAGGATTCCCTATGTGTCCTTGCGAGGCCTGACGATGTTGGAGTATTCTGGAAAGTTGGTAGGAATAGCTTTAAATTAAAAGATAACATCAACAAATCTTCTATTGAAGTCGCTGCAACTTCGAGACTTTCTCTCGTCGTGATAAATGACTATGGAATCGCTTCTATTGTATTTGATTGACAGTATTGACGATAATCTATTTATGGCTGAAATATCTTTACCCCAGATGTTGGATCGAGTTTACTCTAAAATTCCTGACACTAAGGGTTGCATGGAGAATCTAGATACTTGTGGGGCGTGGTGCTGTCGAGAACAAACACCCCATGCCCTCAAAAGTGAGTTTGGGTCACTTTGGGAATCCGTTACATCCAAGGGACCAGAGTATGTTATTGCAACAGTTGTCAGAGCGGTTGGCAATTATCTTTCATCTTCTCTCAATAAAGGTTGCGTATTCTGGGATCAAAATACGAAGATGTGTCAGGAGCATGAGAGGAGGCCTTTTGCCTGTAGAACCTACGGCATTATGCCTGAAGAAGAATGGAAGCCGCGTTACGAGAAGCTTAAAGTTCTCAACAACGATCTGCGCCCCCAGTGTGGTTTGGTTAGTACAGAAAGTGGCGAAGAATTTTCGAAAGAAGAGAGTGATAGGCTGTGGCAAGAATTACTTAAGTATGAGCCAATTGTTGGCGTCCAGCACGACGGCGTGCGTGAGGGACCGGATGGGAACTATAAATCTCTACACGATCATATTGTTGTGGAATTTTTCCCCAAAGAAGTGGTGCGGCAGTTATCCCATGCTCGGATATCTTCCTCAGATGAAGCGAAGAAATCACTTCTACAAACTATCGAGTCAATGCTCAGGAAAAATTTAGGAATTGAAAATGGAAATATCGAACGCAGCACGAACGACGAACGCACTGATTAAAGACGCGAGCTACAATCGTTTGCGTGATGAAGTTGTTTGGGAATGTGTCCTTCCGGGAGGAGTTCCACATACACTCAGATGGCCTAGAGTTGACTTCGGCCCTTCCATGGGCATCCAGGCCAACATACCGGCAAGCTTGGTAGAGGATTTTCTACCCAAGATTATTGGTCGTGAGATGAAGCTCGTTATTGACCTTCCGCCACTTTCTGACGAAGATATGAGCATGGAGAACATCATTGGTGAAGCTGATAGATTCGCGGATGGGTTATATGAAGGTAATAACGAAAAGAACAAGCTGAAAAGAAAGAATATGTAAAATGGTACAAGTAAAATTATATGGAAGCGATGACTGTGACAGGTGCATGGAATGCAAAAAACACCTTAAATCTCTATATGCAGATGGAAGATTGGGCGTAGATTTTCAATTTATTGATGCGATGGCAGATGAAAATCAAGATGAATGTGACGAAAATGAAGTATGGGATTTGCCTCATGTCCAAGTTATAAGTGCGGGAAAACTTTTAAAAGTGTTTATTGAACCTAGGCCCCAAGAGGTCTCAGAGTATATTGAGATGCATGGTCTCCTTTACTGCTGATTCCTTGACCGGTGAACTTTTGAGGATACAATGGTGCGATGGTTGACCCGCACAATCCAATAAAATTTGATCGAACTAAGAGCGAACTCGAAGAATGGTTCTTGTTTTCGATCATAGTCGCTGGGAAAAGAGCTTCATTTGGTTCAGAAAAAGCTGAACGGGTGATCAATGAATCAAGAAGTTTTGCAGATCAGGTCGGAATTGAGTGTGGGAAAATGCCCCTTGATGCATTACTGGCACTCGCCAGACGCGAGGTTAATAGTGGACTAAAGCTTGTAAGGCCCCTGTTAATGAAGGTGCGAACTGGAAAATACGACTCGCTGAGCAAAGCTTTTATCTATCTTGCTGAAAATCCCCTGGATTTCTCTACTTGCACTCTTGATGATCTTGAAAAGATTCCTGGGGTAGGTCCAAAAACTGCGAGGATGTTTCTCCTTCACAGTAGGTCGGACCAACAATATGCCGCGTTAGATACGCATATCTTAGCCCATTTAAGAGAGAATGGGATCGACGCACCCAAAGCCACTCCGTCAAGCTCACGAAAATACAAGCAACTCGAAGATGAATTTCTTAAGTTAGCGGAGTCTAAAGGCATGACACCTAGTGACTACGACATCATGATCTGGAAAGAGAAGACCCTGACAAAACCCGCACACGAAGTGGTTTCTCGGTGAGTGAAAAACGGCTTGCCAATACTGCTTGAGTGGCTATCATGTGGCTCAGCGACGACTTTTACGACCCACCCACGAAGAGATGAGACTGTATGCAGCTTAACGAAGACCAAGAGAGACTAGCTTCCCACCGCACAGGTCGTGCCCTTGCCTTGGCATGCCCAGGGTCGGGCAAGACGGCAACCCTTACAGAGCGAACCTCTCGCCTCGTAAATGAGGGTGTGAATCCCAAGAACATATTGTGTGTGACTTTTACGAATAAGGCTGCTGCCGAAATGCGGGAGAGGGTGGTCCGAAAAGTAGGTGAGTCGGGAGAAGGGATATACGTCAGCACATTCCATGCACTTTGTGGGCAAATTCTTCGCAGGTTTGGCAAGTCCCTGGGTTATAGCCGTCGTATGACAATTCTTGATACGGGGGATCAGGTTGATCTTCTAACTCAGATCGCAAGGAAGAAGTACGCTGCCTTGGATATGTCAGATGAGGCAATTCGAGACAATACATCTAAGCCCAAGATGAAAAAGATTGCATGGGCTTGTAATGACTGGAGGGAGAAGTTGCAAGGTCGCGATGATCTATTGAAAATGGCAAGTGGTGATGGGCCAATCCATGAAGATGAAGTTGATCTGATTGAAGATTACATCAAGCTTATCAGGGAGAGAAATCAAACAGATTTCTCTGGACTGTTGTCGGAGACGGTAAGGCTTCTTCGTACCGATGAGGACGCAAGGAAGAAGTTGCAGTCTCGTTTCCAGTGGATGCAAATAGACGAGTACCAGGACACGAATGGTGCCCAGATCGAGATTGTGGAACTCCTTGCTGGACCAGCAGATAACGTTGTTGCTGTGGGTGATGCCGATCAATCTATCTATGCTTTTAGAGGAGCAAATCCCGAAGCCATCAACACGTTCATCAATAATGGCAGGGCAAAGAACGGTTGCGAAGTGTTCAAACTTGGTGTTAACTATCGCTGCACTCCAGAAATTGTCAAGGCAGCCGATACGCTGATTAGAAACAACCAGACTCGACACGCTTTGCGATTCGAGGCCCACAACCCAAGTGGAGATAAGATCATTGTCAAGATGTTTGACAATCCCACTCAGGAAGCTGAAGCGATTGCCGCTAACATCATGGCCCTGCATCGTGAAGGCAACCCTTTTAAAGAGATTGCCATTTTCTATCGGACAAATCAGATGAGTCGGGAAATTGAACAGGCTCTTCGCAATAAATCGATTCCGTACATCATCAGTGGTGGAGGAAGCTTCTACGACAGGATGGAAATTAAGGACACCATTGCCATCCTGAGGTTCCTTGCGTCACCCAAGGATGGCATTGCCCTGTCTCGGTTTGCGAATAAGCCTGTACGAAAGTTTGGTCCCTCACTTCTTGGCAAGGTTGAATCGTTTGCGGAAGCGAACGATATCGATTTACTACAGTCACTTGAGAGATCAAATGAGTTCCTAAGCGGCGCTCAATTGAAATCCGCGGCAGAGGTCTACCGTGTCCTCGCGTTCCCTAGAGGCGATCTCTCGGTCAGCCAGATCGCTGCTACAGCCATCGCTAGGCTCAAGTACGATGAATGGATCAAGAAGGAGTACGAGAAGAAGGGCGGCAAGCGAGAAGTAGATGAGCGGATCAGGAATGTCAATGAGCTAATCAACTCAATTGCACTTTTTTGCAATGATAATCCTGATGCTGATATCTCAGATTATCTCCAATCGATTACCCTTTACACCGAGGGCGATGATGCCGAGGAGAACGATGATGCTGTTCGCCTGATGACCCTTCATGCATCAAAGGGTCTAGAATTTGAGACCGTCTTCATGATTGGCTGCGAGAAGGACATCCTTCCGCACAAAATGTGCATTGATGAGAACCCAGAGTCAGGCTGGGACGAGGAGCGGCGGTTGTGCTATGTAGGAATGACTCGCGCCAAGAAGCGTTTGAGGATGTTGCACTGCAAATGCCGCCCTGACACGTTTAACAGGAAGAAGGGGGAACCTGTTATCAAGTACAACCCTCCGAGTTTCTACCTTGTGCAAGCAGGCTTGATGGATCAAGAGGAATACGAGCGTATTGTGAAAGCTCAGAAGAACACAGATGAATAAATGCCAGGGCATAAAGGAATCCCTTGGTAGTGTCGATAAAGCTATAGGGTAAAACCCAGTTTATCGACAATCTGTGACTCAATGAGTTTAGAAGAGTTCAAAAACCGACATCAAGGTCGGCCTGCGTACATTATAGGAAGCGGCCCATCACTTCACTTTGAAAACCTGCATGGTCTTCGAGACGAAGTGGTGTTCGCTGTAAACTCCGCTGTCTTGAAGTTTCGCAATGCGAAGTATTTTGTTTCAAACGATGCTTCGATAAGTGATTGGGAATACTACTTCAAGGTGCTGCCCGCATTTAGTGGGCAGTTATTTTTGCGCAGGGATATGTTCAAAGACATCGCTGATGGGTTTCCGCCCAATCGCCTCACATACTTTGATCATGCCAAGTCAAAGTATTCAGAAGAGGGGGGCTTCTCGATGGATTCTGAGCATTCTCTTTTATGCCCACCTTGTTCTTCGATAACGGCAGCACATCTTGCCTGCATTATGGGCTGTTCTCCTATCATTTTGCTTGGAAACGATGGCTGCTACCTTGCTGACAAGGAGCAGTACTGGGGCTTCCCAAAAGAAGTAAAACCTATCCGCCTTCGGGGCAACAATATTTCTAGCCCTCGAACAATGTCGAATGGAAAAGTCAGCAGCAAAGCACTTTATCGTATCGTTCGATTTTGGGAACTGGTAAAGCGAGATAACCCTGGAGTCGATATAATAAATGCATCATGCAATGGTTTAGTCGATTGCTTTCCTCGACAACCTCTTTCAGATTGTATAACGAGATACTAGAATGAACGTTGATCCCAGTAGAGTAATGGCCGTAGTTCCGGCAAGGGCAGGCTCAAAAGGATTGCCAGGAAAAAATCTGAAGCCGATACTTGGTCGCCCTCTGTTCGAGTGGTCCATCTTAGCTGCCATTAGATGTGAGCTAATCGGGAAAGTGGTCATCTCAACAAACGACGATCAAATAGTATCTCACATTGCTGCAAATTATCCAGATTCCAATAAGGTGAATCTGGTTGTTCGTCCCGATTCGCTCTGTACCGATGTTTCTTCAACGGAAGACGCCTTGATCCATGCACTTGATCATTTTGATCCAGATGGCGATTGTATAGATTGGGTGGTCACCCTTCAACCTACGAGTCCAATTAGAACAAACAACTTAATAGAAAGTTGCTTTTCGAAGCTTCTTTCTCATGATGCGGATAGCCTCATGACGATATCACGTCATACCCCTTTCTTTTACCACATTAACAGCGATAGCTTGCTTGAGCCTATTCAGCATGATCCATGCGATAGGCCCATGAAGCAAGACATAGAAGATTGGATGTTTCACGATAACGGCAATGTTTACATCAGTTCACCCGAAGTTTTGAAGCAGACAAATTGTAGAATTGGTAAATGTTGTGTTGGATACGAAACGGATTTAATGCAATCACTTCAAATTGACACAATTGAAGAATTTGACAACATATCCCATATTGCTTCCAAGTACAAAATTTTATAATACTATGAAAAAATTCATAACACAAGATAAAGAGAAGGTTGTAGCAGAGATTGGTGCAAATCACAAAATTTCTAGCCGAAGATAAAGGATTTTGTTGACGAATATGGCACCACTACTCCATGCTCGTCAACAAAAAATATACTATTGGTAGAAATGGTCAGATCGCATCCAGGGAGAGGGTTACTGTTTCCTGTGACTCAGATAACTGTAATTCGGAATGGTGTACGCAATATAGTAACTACAAGAGACGCAAGTGCTCTAAGGATTATTGCCAGTCTTGTAAGAACAGAATAGGCATATGTGGGATGAAAGGCAAGTCTCATTCAGCAGAAACAAAGGAAAAGGCATCGATTCGAAGCTCGGGTAAAAGAAACCCCTTCTATGGAAAAAAACATACACAAGATGTAAAGAGTCGAATATCAAAACACCCTAACGTAAAGTCTATGAAGGGAAAGAAACGTCCTGAACACAGTAAGAAAATGAAAGAGGTTATTACGTCTTACTGGAAGGGACTTACGGAAGAAGAAAGAGCTTCGAGGCTTGCAAAACATGATTTTTCTGCTTTACAAAAAGCTTGCCTCTGCAATGGTGGAAGGTATTCAAAGCTCCATAAGTCAGTAATTTTGATGATGAACGAGGTTGGAATCGATAGGTTTGAATCTGAAAAGCAGATCGGTCGATATGTATATGACGAGGTACGAGAGGATAAGAAAGTCATCATTGAGGTCAATGGTGACTTTTGGCACGCGAACCCCAATATTTACGCTGAAGAAGATGTTGTTAGGTTGCCAAAGGGTGACAAGATTGCGAGAGAGATTTGGAACAGCGATAAATTAAGGGTTTCTTATGCTCAGGAGCTTGGATACAAAGTGTTCATAATTTGGGAATCGGATGTAAAGTCAGGAAAAGTTTTTGACAAATTGAAAGGCATAAATGAAAAAATACGAAAATTATAAAAAGGCAAAAGTGGTTGCAGAAATATCTGCAAACCACATGGGTTCTATTGATACAGCAATAGAAATGATTCGCGTTGCTGCTGAATGCGGAGCAGATGTTGTTAAGTTCCAGAAGAGAAACCCAAAGGAATCGGTAAGCAGCGATTTATATACAAAACCACATCCTGTTCCTGGTAATTCATTTGGGAAGACATATGGTGAGCATCGAGAGTTTCTTGAGCTTTCTATTGGCGATCACGAACGACTCATGAGAGAATGTGAGTCGTCGGGAGTTGACTACAGCACAAGCGTTTGGGATGTGACAAGTGCAAGAGACATTGTTAAGCTAAATCCGAAATATATTAAGGTGCCCTCGGCCTGCAATACGAACGATAAATTGCTCCGAAGCATTGTAGATTCCTTTGACGGTGAGGTTCACGTTTCTTTGGGTATGACAACATTTGACGAAATTGATAAGATCGAAGTTGTCCTGTCGGACGTTTTATCTGAAAATTTAGTTTATTACCATTGTACTAGTGGATACCCAGTGCCAAATAACAAGCTTTATCTCAATGAAATATCTGAACTTCGCTATCGTTTTCCAGCACATCCCATTGGGTTTTCTGGGCATCATGTTGGTACTGCTCCAGACGTTGCCGCGTACGTGCTTGGTGCTGGATGGATAGAGCGACATTTCACCCTTGACCGCACACTCAAAGGTACTGATCACGCTGCCAGTCTTGATCCATCTGGACTTCGTACGCTGTGTAAAGACTTGAACGACGTGCATGAGGCAATGCGATACAAGCCTTCTGTTATGGACGAGATCGAAGTTCAGCAAAGGATGAAGCTAAAGTACTTTGAATTTCGTGAATTCCTCCAGAATAGCTAGCTTGGGTGCCGATGATGACCTTAGATCGGACACGACATGATGACATATTATAACACCAACAGCAACACGGTCTCGACTGTAAGGCCAAGCTCGATTGAAAATAGGCCTCGTCAAAGCATGGGTTACAGTATGTCTCCCATGCCCTTGAAGAATCAGGATAAAAGATACAAGATAATTGTTGTTGATGTTGATGGAACGATGACAAATGGTCATATGACCTATGACCACCAGGGAAACGTCAGCAAGAGTTATCATACCAGAGATATCTCAGGATTGTATAAGGCAAGATTTGAAGAAGACACACGAGTCTTGATCCTCACCGGTTCACTTCATGAATGTGACATTCATCGCTTTCGATTCCTTTGGGAGTTTGCACGGGAGGAAACAGATGCATGTCTTCTCCAGGGTGTTCAAAACAAATCTTCTGTCCTTGGTATATATCTTGAAAAACATAAGATTAAATGGGATGAAGTTGCATTTATTGGTGATGGCGATAACGACCTTGAGGTTATGCCAAAAGTAGGTCTTGCTGGTTGCCCGCGTGATGCACTTCCAGAAGTCTGGGATATTTGCACTTTCCATTCAAAATTTGATGGCGGGAAAGGTGCAGTTAAAGAATTTGTAGATTTTGTTTCCAGACTCAACAAGCTACACAGAAAAGGAAGATAATGAAAAAGGCTTTTACACTAGTCGAACTCCTTGTATGCATTGGGATAATCGCATTAGTGATTTCTCTTTTGCTTTCTGCTATGAGTAGTAGAAGTGACTATGAACGAGATATTTTTGATGCATCTGTCGTCAATAAGCACTCTTATCATGATGATTACGGCCATGAAGTGAATGAAATCACTGTTCAGACTCCCGATGGTGCCAAGCAGACCTTCGTAGTGAGAGACAGAGAAGAGTGGGACGATTTTCAAATCGGATATCTTTATGACGTTTCCGTAGGAGGAAGAGGCTACCTTAAAGAATATACAGAAATCGGCTCAGACGCCGATTTGAATGGCGAAAAGAAAATCACAGATTCATCTTTTTGAGTTATTTGCGGTCGTGTGTATCGTCATGGGCTTAGTTCTATACTTTGTCCAACAAACAAACGTCACACGGTTTACAACAGAAGTCTTTCGTGCCAAAGTTATTACTAAATCAAGCTGGATTCATGAAAGTCAGAGAATACATGAAATTTATGTCTTCAGAACTGATGAGAGCAAAGAAGTTCTATGGATTAATGCGAGATTTGACTGGATTTCACTAAACAAAGGTTCAACTTATGAGTTTACAGCAACTCAAGATGGAAGAGTAGTGAAGTATAAAGAAATCAAAAATGAGAAGGAAGATAGTTGATATATTTGAATAGATTACATTGGTCAACTTGACTAAACTACGGGCACGAAACTAGGATATCGACTGGTAGATTAGAGTTGACGTTGCATGCCGAGGATGCTAACTAGGCCTCGTAAATCATGTTAGCAAAACCCATAACTGCCAACAACGCAGTTGCTGGCCGTATCGGCTTTGCCGCTCCGGTCGCACTCGCAGCCTAAAGAACTGTGAGAAGACCAGCCCAGAAGGGCTGAAACGAATCGGTGAAAATCCCACGAGAACCGATTCGTCTGACTAGTGGGATAAGCAATTTTCTTGTCATGAAGGTTGTCGAAAAACTTGACTCGGCCAGGATGAGGTTGCTGTTTCTTTGCACCTGGTTTAAACTAATGAAGCAGATAAGCATGTAGAAGCGTTAATTGCGATCTATACAACACGGCGGTTCGAGTCCGCCCGTGTCCACTAAGAGGCCTCGATGAAAATCGAGGCTTTTTTACATAATACTTGAGTCGCAATTGGGCTACAGCCGATATTGGAAGTATGACACCAGAGAAGATTATAGAAAAAGTTCTAGGACGATCTATAGAAGAATTCGAACACCCAATTGATCATTCAGCCCTTATGGGTATATGTATTTCACTCGGGAAGATTCATGTTTTGCACTGGAGCGAGCTTTCAGCGGTTTACGACTGGGCATTTGGTTCAAATGGAAAAGGAGATTTTCGGTCTCTATCTGTTCAACAGCTTGGAGACTTGGTTGAACTGAATATTATTAGTGAAAAATTAATTCGAAAGAAAATAGGGTTAGATGTATAATGCATATTGTTGATAATGACGGTGAGTTCTCTAAAAACCTCACTGATCCAAATCTAAAGATTCCTAAAGCTCACCTGCAAGCCGTTTGCAAGAAAAAGCAAGAGGGTGCTTGTAGGTATGTGGCTATTACTCCATATGGTTGCTTCTGTCAGAAGCACACAAAATTAGGAAGAATGGTAGATGCCAGGGTTGCAGAAGGAGCTTCTGGTGCGATTGGAGATAACTGCGAAGGTTTCAAGCCCAGTAAATCCAATTTCGTGGATGATTAATGTTTTGTGTGTTTTGCTGCCGATACCTTAGTTATAAGGTTGTTGGCGGGGGAACATATGAATAATGAACATTTTGGGGATTTTAGCTCAAAGCGTCGTAGAAGACGAAGAAAGATAACGGTCGTAAAAAAATCAAAACCCAGGGGTGTCATCGGAACTGATGATCTTCTGAAAAAACTCAACTACTCTCAAGTTGAAGGCAAAAAGTGCAAATTTAGAGTAATGCTGGAAGACGCACCTATAGCGGATAATTTGATTAAAGATGCGGGCCTATCTACTGTGTCCTATGATGAAACAGACGAAATTGCAATCTATGAAATTGGTCCTGGACCAAAGGGTTTAGATACACCAAGTGAATTGGAAGTTCTTGAAGAACTCTCTGACGAGATTCTCGAAGACGGGGAAATCTTTGACTGATAATTGGAAAATGTATGAAGTACGATAAAGAAGTAAGATACGTCTGTGGAGATGATTGGCGATCTCAAAGCCAAGAGGAGCGTGATGGAGGTTTTGGTGTAGCCATGATGGTTGCATACCTTCAAGGTGCCTCTCCTAACTATGAGGACATTGCGTCTTCTCTTGGACTCTCTCCAAGAGAAGCAGCAGAAGCGTCAATTCCTTTTCGAAGATTACAAGTGTCTGGGATGTTCTCAGACGAATTTGACGCTTTGTCAGATCAGGCCCTTGCGGGCAATGCATCTGATGTAGATGTCAGGACAGCGTGGTGCCAAGTTGCTGGAACAGCCTCAGGCTGGCTTGGAACAGGCACCTTTATTACCCGAGACAATCGGAATGACTCCGACAACTAAATGTCTCGCAGTTTTACAACACTAGAAAGAAAGAAAACTAAATGAAAATTACTGAAAGAATTGTTTCGCCCAAGAGGCATACTATCGGATATGTTATCAGCCGACGCCGTTACACCAGAGATCAAGCTATTGAGCTTGCCCAGCAAGGCAAAGTTGATGGCGTACGAATTTCGAATGGACCGAAGGGGAAGTATCTAACTTCATCAACTGATAGTTCGCTATACGACCTTCCAATTCGTATCGGCCACTCTGTCAAAGATGCACAGCCGATGTCATCTGCTCCAAAGACAACTAAGGCGAAGAGGTCAACTTCGTCTTCTCGTGTGACGAAGACTGCCAGCAACTCTAGATAGTTTGTCAACAAAAACCCCGTTTAGAAAACTGTGAGAGGGAGAGGCAAGGGGTCTGCAATGCAGGCCTCTTGCTTTTTCAGTTTAATGACCTATAATTTTTAGTCGATAGTATAAGCACAATGAGTAAGTATTTAGTAGTAATCGAGTCTCCAGGTAAGTTAAAATCATACCGTAAGTATCTCGGCCCTGATTACGAGATAGTAGCATCTGTCGGACACGTAATGGATTTACCTCCCAAGGGTGGTCTTGGTGTAAACATCAAAAAGCAATTCGAACCTACATTCGAGGTCATGGACGACAAGAAGCAGGTTCTGAGTGATATAGTGAAAAAAGCCAAGAAGTCAAAACTCACTTATCTTATGATGGACCCTGATCGTGAAGGTACTGGAATTGCCGCTATGATAGCGAGTCAGTTTCCGAAAAGCGTAAAGTATACTCGGGCTGCAACATCGTCTATTACTAAAAAAGATATCGAAGAAGCAATATCTAATTCTGGTGATATTGATCAAAAAATGTATGATGCCTTTTTGGCTCGAAGAATTCTGGATAGGATTGCCGGTTTCAAGACTTCTTTTCTTGTAAAGCAGGCTACAGGTGGTCGGAGCGCTGGCAGAGTTCAATCCGCTGCCCTACGAATTCTAGCTGAAAGAGAAAAGGAAATTGCGGAGTTTAAGCCTCAAGAGTTTTGGCCTGTTGATGCAGACTTGAAGACAACTAGGAATGACATCGTTACGGCTCATGTTATAGAGCCAGACAAGATGGACACGAAGACCGAAGATGATGCCAAAGAAGTTGTTGGCGTTATTGAGAAGGGGCCTGTTAAGGTTGAGAAATATGATGTTAAAGAAGTTTCTCGTCGTCCCCAACCCCCATTCATCACATCTTCTCTGCAAGCGACAGCATCATCTATGCTAGGCTGGAACCAAAAGAAAACCATGGGTGTTGCCCAGAAGCTTTATGAAGCGGGCCATATCACTTACATGCGAACGGACTCTGCATATATCGTACCAGATAAGGTCAAGGAAATCCGTTCTGCGATTGAAGACAGGTGGAACAAGAAATTTTTGCCTGATAAAGAGAACGCATTCAAAAAGGGAAAGAATGCCCAGGAGGCCCACGAGTGTATTCGACCAACCGATCTAAACATTGAGACTGCTGGCTCTGTCGGAGATGAAGCCAAGCTCTACAAGATGATTTGGAAGCGGACCATAGCAAGTCAGATGCTCCCAGAGAAACGGGAGCAGGTTCGAGCAGTATTTAAGGCTGGCAAGGTCAGATTGGCTGCGTCAGGTTCAAGGCAGACGTTCGAGGGGTGGAAAGCGTGCTGGGACTATAGGGATGCATCAGACACCTTTCTTCCTGAAATGAAGGTTGGAGAGAAGGTAACCGTTGAAGATGTCCGCTATGAGCAGAAGTTTACCGAACCGCCTCCCCGATATGGCGTAGCAAGTTTCAACAGTAAACTCGAAGAAGTTGGACTTGGAAGGCCTTCAACCCTCGCTGCAATCATTGATACATTACGCGCGAGAGAATATATCGAAAATGACAGCAAGACGCACAAGGTCACTGATCTTGGTATGAGGGTGACAGATTTTCTTGTAAAGAACAACTTTTGCTTTGCTGATGTTAAATTTACAAGGGAGATGGAGGATAAGCTTGACAGTGTGCTTGAGGGTAAAACTCAGAAGCTTGATATCTTAAATGATTTCTGGACAAGGTTAAAGTCTGATATAGCAAGCGCCAAAGAGAACAAAGATAAGTTAAGCCGAACAGAGTATCCATGTCCACTTTGCAAGAAGGCAAATCGTGAAAAGTTCTTGCAAAGAAAATTCTCATCCTTTGGTGAGTTTTATGCATGCGAAGCTCGCACTGATAAAGAGATTAAGTGTGATTACAAAGCTGATGTCGGTGATTCTGGGGAACCAAAGGAAAAGCCGAAGAAAGAGCCTCCAAAGAAGAGCGGAATAGATTGCCCTGAATGTGGTGGAGACTTGGTTATAAGAAGTGGCAAATTTGGGGAATTCTTGGGTTGCAATAAATTTCCTAAGTGTCGCGTGACTGCTGACATGGAAGGCAATATTAAGAAGCCTTCTAAAGGTAAGGGTAAAAAGTTCTACAAAAAGAGTAATAAATAGGAGGGTATCTCTTCGTGCATAATAATAAACATGCATGAAGAACCCACTTTGTTTTCAGGAGGGCCGCAAACGACCTTTCTGGATGACTAAAAATGACTGCTGGAAAATATACCAACTCATACCTGTTGGCGAATGGTTCTGCTATGACCATTTTACTGAAATTGGTTTTCAAAGAAGTACAGCAGAGAGAAGGTTTCGTGATATCAGAAATGATGGACGCCTATCTTGGGAAACATCAATAATTAATTCTACTCATTATTTTAGAATTACAAGCCTTGATCCAGTTGGAAGAATCGTTCCGAGCAGGAAGGCTATAACAAAATCTCAGGCAAAAAGAATTTATGAGAGAGACGATGGCTATTGTCAGCTTTATTGCAAGAGGTGGATTCCATTTGATGAAGCAGAGTATGATCACAAGGAGCCTCATCAGGTTGGTGGAGAAACAGTGGATGAGAATCTACAAACTTCGTGCAAGAGTTGCAATCTCCAGAAATCTTCACATTGCAGGTCGTGTGTTTTAAGCACATGCGATGGCTGCAAAATTAAGACAGGTGACGATTGTCTTCCAATAGAATGGCAAATTGCTATATCTGATTCTGCCAAGATTTTCGATATGACAATCACTCAATTTTGCAAAACTTACCTCACTCCAATTTTACAAACAAAGAGAACAATACCTTTGAATGTCGTGAAAGACTGTGCGACCGATGTGGGAATATCCGATACTTAGATAAGAGGCAGACACTTCTGCTTAAGCGGTTCTACAGGATGTAGGTGTTACAATGGCTAAGGAGAAACCACGTTACGAAGTTATTGAGGGAAGCAGAGAGATGCTAGAAAAGCTTATCTCTCTAAATGATGATAGATTCGGTCATATTGATCCGAAGATTATCGGAGTTGTTGCTATTGTAAACAAAGAGCCTTCATTTCCTTATAAGATCATAAAGATCAACAATCCTGTGGCAATGTTTTGTCACTTACGGTATATATTCGTGTTTTTCGAATCAGTGTGGGAGTCGATGAATGAGGACCAGAGAGGCCTCATCATGCTTGACATGCTTTTTTCGCTTGACCCTGATGAGGACGAGCCAAAGCTAATTGCTCCTGACGTAAAGGATCATTCGGCAATGCTGAGAACGTTTGGCGTTGACTACTTGGATAATCCTGGAATACGGGATGTACTAACTAAACCAATTGACTGGAAATAATACTATGAAATTTGAAGTATGGTCACGAGACCAATATGGACGTAACGAGATTCTCTCCATTCTTAATAAGAAGGGGAAGTCTGAGAATGAATGGGTAAATATCGATGATGCTTTCGAGGCAGCAAAACGATTTGTCCACGACAAGAATAGAAATAACCCAATGACTTTCGATGAGCAGAAGCGGCAGGTCACCTATGTGCTGCCAGTTTTTGGAGATGTCGATGAGCCTTATGGGATTTATGCCGGGAACCTAGTCCGTGGAATTCAAAAAGTTGTTGACTTAGAAGAAGACGAAGAGAGGAATCTTCGCGATGATGACGAGGTAGTTTTCTATGTAGGTCAAACTCCCGATGATGAACCCTGGCTGCTATCTACGCCGAGAGGAAAACACATTACAGATTTCGAGAGTCAAGACGTGGTTGAAAAAGCCGTTGTATTTGTACATGCTCAATAATTAGAAAGGCTTAAGTGAAAACTTTGATTATAGCAGTTGCTGGGCGTAAGCAGTCTGGCAAGTCGTCCCTTTGCAATTTTCTGGAAGCTACCCTCGCGGATCGTTTAAGGCGATCCGAGTCTGAATTGTCTCTTGATTTTACACAAGAGAAAGACGGTAGAATATCTTATCACGGAGCAGCCAAAATGGTTGACGAGTTGATAAGTGATTCATCAAAGCAATATAGTTTTTCTGACCCATTAAAAGAATTCTGCGTCAACACCTTGGGCGTTGATCGCAAGCAATGCTATGGTACGGATGAAGAGAAGAACTCCCAAACTAAATTGATGTGGGATAATCTTCCACTGTCTGTTAGATTCCATAACTCAGAAAATGCAAAATTCGTTAAGTACGAGGACGGTATTGGCGAGCTAGAGGCTGATACAGAGTCTTTGTACTATGCATTCAATGAGCAGACACCGTTCCGCTCAATTGGAGACATTGACAGTTACGACAACTTACCTAGGCACACTTCTTTTGAAAAGGCGCTGCAACAAGCAGCGTATCACGAGTTTCGTCCCTCCAGACTGAGAACTGGACCCATGACTGGTCGTGAAGTTATGCAGGTTTTTGGAACAGACATTATGCGACAGATGTTTGACCAAGATGTCTGGGTAAGAGCTACAATCAATAAGATTAAGAATGAAGCTCCTCCTGTTGCTCTTATAGCCGACTGTCGCTTCCGATCTGAGTTCGCAGCACTCAATAATCAAGGTGCAGTAGTTATTCGTCTTGAACGGAATGTCTATGATGACGATCATCCTTCAGAAACAGACTTTGATGGATTCCCGTTCACAGAATATGATAATACGCTTGTCATCCCAGATGGCTTGACTTTGGACGAACAGAACCAAATTGCACTCAATTTTCTAGAACAGTACTTGAAAGATACAACACATGTCTAACTACATGCCACTGGCCCGAAAATATCGACCGAGGAAGCTTGATGACCTTCTTGGTCAAGATGTTCTTTCTCGAACGCTCAGGAATGCTATTAAAGCCAACCGTATTCATAGTGGATATCTGTTTGTTGGCCCATATGGTTGCGGAAAGACCACTGCTGCGAGAATACTTGCAGCGTGCCTAAACAATCCTAAGGGGATGACCGATTCACCCGGAGATGATCCATTAGTAAGCGATATCTTTGAGGGTCGTTCGCTTGACGTTATTGAGCTTGATGGAGCCACGAACAATGGAATTGACGATATCCGAAACCTCAAGACCGAGGCCGGATATCGTCCAGTCAATGGTCGATATAAGGTCATCATTATTGACGAATGTCATGCTATTAGTAAAGCTGGCGTGCAGGCGATGCTCAAGCTTCTAGAAGAACCACCCGAGAATGTGGTGTTTGTTCTCTGCACGACGGAGAGAAACAAAGTTCCCGCAACCATAAAGACAAGATGTCAAAGCTTTTCTTTTCAGCTTCTTCCATGGAATTTGATTGCAATAAGACTAAAAGAGGTATGCGAGGCCGAGGGGGTTGAGATTGATGACACTTCCATTAGAATGATTGCGAGAAGCGGTCACGGTCACATGCGTGATGCACTTCAAAATCTTGATCGAGTGATCGGTTATATTGGTGGCGAGGCTATCACACCGGAGAAGACCGCTGCTGCTATTGGTGTAGCATCTGAAGAATCGTACTTCAAGCTTGTTAAATCAATAACATCTAAGAAGTATGCAGATGCTGTTTTAGCAGTACGAGATATGCTTGGAAGCGGCGCTAGAGTTGAGGAGGTAGTAGAAGGTCTTCTTGAGCATTTGAGAATTATCTCTCTGCTTGCATTCTGTGGTAATGACGGAAGTTTACTTCCAGACCTATCAGAGCAAGAGATCAAGTTATATGAGGATCAGCGTAGATTGATGAAAATCGACCTTATTGACGATATGAAGAATAGGCTTGTCGAACTGCATCGCGGCCTATACTATAACGTAAATCCACAAATTTTATTTGAGCAATATGTGCTTCGCTCTATAGTCACTCAGCACCGACTTGATAAGGCGGTAAGTTAGTCCTTAGATCGTTGCGCGGCTCAGGGGGGAGCATGCCACGAGAAAGAAAACCACAGCCCGAAAAGGTTAAGTGTACAGACAGCCAGGAGAAGCTTGATGAAAGGGAAAGATGGGCTAAACTGGTGGATACTGTCCGCAAATCAAGAGACAACAACAAAGCTAATGAGGCATTTAAAGTATTAGTATCTGACCTAAAACCTCGAATACTGAGTGTATGTAGTCGATACAGAATTCCTGGAAAAGATGATGAGGATGTTTACCAAGAAGCCCTGAAAGCCCTGTGGATGAAGGCAATTAAAGATTATGATAGGGGGCGAGGCTCTATGGAGGGCACGGCTCCATTTGATAGGTTTGCATTGCTTTGTATACGGCGTCATCTTGCTACAGAACTTAAGATGTCTCAGCAAGTGAAAAGGCGAGTTAATAATCATTGTATATCTTTAGATCAAGATCGGGGAGACGCCGGTGAAGACCTCTCTCTCGTCAACATCTTATCAGCAAGCGAGGGGGACGTGCTGATGGAAGTTGGCGACAGAGAGGCTTTCCGTTCTCTTGTCATGCGGTTGCGGAAGAAATTGAGTTCTTTCGAAGATGATGTACTAAAGTTGTACGCCGCCAAGTATACTTATGATGAGATTGCGTCGATTATAAATCAAGATAGGCCCATTCGATACAAAGTCAATATCAAAGGCGTAGACAATGCACTTTCTAGAATAAAGAACAAGGCAAAATCTATATACGACACTTATGCAAGACAAGAGGGCATTGCAAACGAAAGTGAAATCGATTCATATGATGAAGGAAAAGACTAATGAGTCAAGATAAATCAAAAGGCAAAGTTGTAGAGAGAACCAATCCTACGGGTTCAAGTTACGATAAAAATGACGAAGGTGATCTTCGTCATGGCCGAGAACGGCATGTGGCCTATCCGGTTGGCCGTTACTTGCAAGCAGCACCGTTCTTCTTTACAAGAGACAAGTGGCCCGCCCCATTTGTTGACATGTACAGAGGGTCGAGTGCTTTTTTAATTGCTGGTGGGCCTAGCTTTGCAGATGTCGATAAAACAAAGCTCGCTAAGCCTGGTATTTTGACCATGGGAATCAACAACTCCGTTAAGACGTTTCGTCCAGACATGTGGTGTTGTGTTGATGACCCCGCAAACTTCATTAGGTCAACTTGGCTGGACCCCAAGATAATGAAGTTTGTCCCTATTACTCATTCAGATAAGCAAATTTTCAATTCTGACACTTGGTCTCCAATGACGGCCAAAGTGGGAGATTGCCCGAACGTTTGGTATTACAAAAGGAACGAGAGGTTTAACGCTTCTCAGTTCCTTAACGAGGATACAATCAACTGGGGGAACCACACCAACTGGGGCGGCGGCAGGTCAGTACTATTGGCAGCAGTTCGAATTATGTACCTGCTTGGAGTTCGTAACTTATATCTCCTCGGGGTAGACCTTGACATGGATAATTCAAAAAAGTATCACTTTGAACAGGATAGGTCAAGCGGAAGTATTAGAGGTAACAATAAGACATATGCTCTTTTGAAAGAGCGATTCACTCTATTGAAGCCCCATTTTGAAGCAAATGACTTTCATGTTTATAACTGCAATCCAAATTCAAAGTTAAAAGTTTTTGAGCATCGTTCTTTTGATGATGCCATTGAGGAGGCTCTGGGGGAAATGCCAAGAGATGTTTCAACAGAGCGAACTTCTGGGTTATATGACCGCCGCGCGAAAGAAAAGGAAGCGGCTAAAGCAGCAAAGAAAAATTCAGAAAAATCCCAAAAGGGGAAAGGTGATGGAAGCCCCGGCGTCACCAAGTCCTGCAAAAACTGTTCGCGGAAGGACATTGAAAAGATTAAGGCCCAAGTGAATGAGGCAAGGTCCGCCCTCCATGAAGCTAAAGATCGTACTGCTGCCGAGCGGGCCAAGGCTGAAGCTAACGATGAGTCATTTAACGCCGATAAGTTAAACGAACTTGTTGAAGAAGAGAATCGGAAAAGAAAGATATTTAGAAGACTCCTCGAAGTCAGAAAAGAAGTAACAGGATCGTAGTATCATATGGATTTTCAAATTGTAGTTCATTGCAACAGATATGGAAGGCTACTGGCTTATCAGTTGTCTTCCCTTATTTTGCATAACCCAGAAAATCACAATATCAAATACACCTTGTTCTGGGACCGTCGAGATGGATATGTGAGAGACGTTGTAGAATATTTTTCACCGATTCTATCATCAAATGGGATAACCTTTGATAGTCAGAACCAGGGTATTGGTTTGCTGAGAAATAGGGGGTACGGTAGGAACTTAGCAGCAAAAAGCAATACAGCGGATTGGGTCTGGTTTGCTGATTGTGATTATACCTTCAATACACCAGTTTGGTATGATCTTGAAAGGGGTAGTAACGAAAATCCTGGCGCTAGATTTATCAAGCCTAGGTATGTTCGTGAGACAAGCTGGGAGAAAGGGGACGAACTTATCCAACAAATGGATGAGTTGGCAGTTCGACAGTCACCAGTAATGTCAGTGGCCTTAGAGTACAAGCCAATTGCCATTGGAGGCATTCAGATCGCTTTTGGTGAGACGCTGAGGTCATGTGGCTACTGCCCTTGGATTAAACCTAGGAGAAAGAGAAACTGGGATTTTCGTTCTGACATTTACTTTAGAAAACAACCAGAGATGCAAAATGTAGCAGAGGTCAATCTTGATGGACTCGTTCGAATTCGACATACGAACAAAGGCTATGGTCAAAGAAACGCACACAAGGTGGTAAATTGAATTTAAAAGACTGCACAATAACTGTGGCTGTTGACGAGGGCTATATAGAGAAGCTCTCTTGGACCTATGCCACCTGGATGCATTTCAAGAAAGAGATGCGGTCCATGCCACTAGTGGTACTGTTTGATGAAGATTCCTTGAATGAATCCTCAAAAAGCTTCGATGTGTTTTCAAAACACGAGGGTGGACTTACTTTGGTGCCATGGCGAATGGACAATGCAGAAAGCCAAAGAGAGAAAATGCTTTCTTCGTTAGTTTTTGGAATCCCTGATGTTGTTAAAACTCCATGGTACTTGAAAATAGACGCTGACACTATTGCAAATAGCAACAGGAAATGGATTGATCCTGGATGGTTTACCAAGGTTGGAGGAGAGCGTCCAGCTTTTGTGACAAATAGTTGGAACTATACAAAACCAGCGATCTGGATTGACCAACTAAACGAATGGGCAGATAAAGTTGATCAACTTAAAAATTATCCTGATGTCGAGTACACTATATCAGACGATGGCAAACGAGCATATCACTCTCGAATCATTTCGTGGCTCTTCTTTGGCAACACCGAGTGGACCAAAAATGTGGTTTCGCTCCTTGATGAGAAGAGGATGCCGGTCCCATCTCAAGATACTTTTCTTCATTTCTGCGCCCAGCGAAGCCAACATCATTATGTAACAGCAAGAATGTCTCGTAATGGATGGGGGCATGCAGGAAGGAAAAAGACCCATTGGATAGCTAATGAGTGCATGAGGTTAATTAATGGCTAATCAAGGAATTATCTACTATAATCATGGAAGTGGATGTGCCGCTCGCTTGGTTGTATCGTTGTATTCACTGCGAAGTGTATACTCTGACGACATAGCCGTGATTTCTGATGGTGATGAGTCGAATGAGTTGTGCCAGAAAATGGCAAATGATGCAAGCCTTGGAATTCAGGTCGTAAAACCAAATATCAACGTAAAACTAGGACGAAATCATAGCTACCTTGCGAAGTGTAGGTTGCACGAACACACACCTTTTGATGTAAGTCTCTACATTGATGCTGACACGATAGTCAAGGGTGACCTTACCCACCTTATACCGCTCGCAGAAGAGAATGAATTTGTGGTTTCTCAGTTTTCAAAATGGAAATCAAATGGAAGAATGATTTCACGACGCATCCGAGATTGGCAGCATATTCGGCCCAGGGATATAAAGCCAGCCCTAGACTTTGGCCCCGCCGTCAATACTGGAGTGATGTCTTTCGTGAAAGAAAGTAGCTTTATGAAAGACTGGTTTCGTATTGCGAGGAAAGGTCGTGGTTTCTTTATACCTGATGAAACTAGTTGCCAACTCTTGTTGCACAGATACCCAAACAAGGTTGTAGATTGGAAGAACAATGCGTCCTGTCGTTACGATGATGTAGAGGAAGAGAGCGTGAAGCTTATTCACTATCATGGCAGGAAGCACTGTAGGGCTGGTGATCCAATGCCTTTTCATGGAGAGAAGTGGGTCAACCTTTACCGAGAAGTATTCGATAAGAATATAGCGGGAATTCAAGATTGGAGTCCTGGGGGTGATCGCCATTTAAAGCGATACTTGAAGACAAATTCGATATAAAGGGGAGTTGTATGATGGGAGAAGTATTCTTAGGTATCGACCCAGGATTCACTGGGTACATCGTTCTAATCGATGATCAGGGGAACTACCTCGAACGATTTAAAACACCCTGCATAGTTGAAAAGAAATCTATCAAGAGAAACAAAGATAAGTACAACAAGAAAGGAAAGTTGGTGTGGAAGAAAGGTCATATATCTACTAAGACATCAACTGTGCTTGACGAGGAACAAATTGTCGAGTATCTTTCAAATCTGATTGATCGATTCTCAAAAATAAATATTTGCATAGAGAAGCAGCACGCTATTACGGGACAAGGGCTGGCTAGCACTGCAAAAAATATGTACGGCTTTGGTTTTTGGGTAGGAGTTTCTCGTGCCCTCGGATTTAACACGCATGTTATTTCCGCTGTAGATTGGCAGAAAGAATTTTCAGACGAGTCGATTGAGGACAAGAAAGAAGCTTCAATCGATTCTGTTACTTCTTGGAACAAGGATATTTGCCTAAAGAAGACGAAAAGATCAAAGAAGGCAGATCATAATTTGGCTGATGCGATTAACATTGCGCGGTATACTTACTTAATTTGTAAATAAAGGTGAATTCACATGGCAGGCGGACGAAAAAGCAAAGAATCTAGGCAAGAGCAAAGTCGCAGAGAAAGAGAAGAGATTGCAAATATACAGCAGTCATTCTCAATGAACCTTGACGATGCATATACCCGTGTTATGGCCAAGAAGGCTGGCGTTGATCTTCCCGTAGGTCACCCTGGTAACACGCTGCACGAGAAGCCACTTGGCCATGATGAGCATGGGAACCCCGTTTTTAACGAGCAACTTAACTGGGATAGTGTCTTAACACAGTTGGGTAAGGCTCCCAGAGAACAACAGCCTGCAACTACACAAAAGGTAGCCAGTAATATGAATCCACAACAGTACTTTCAACCACGTCAGCCTCCAACAATTTCTCTTGCAGTAGAGAAGAAGACAGCAGAGGCCTTTAAGCCGGTTATCGATGAATTGAGCAGATACAAATTCGCTTCTGGAGAGAAAAAGCTTAGTCAAGTCGTAACTGCAATCAGGGAGACTATGCAAAAGTTTGCTATTCAGGAAGTTGCAAAAATAACTAAAGAGCACTACTCGAATGCGGAAAGATTTCAGTATATTGACAACGGCGTACGAGTCACATTTTCACTTGACGATAAGGTAAAGGTTGCTGTAAAAGTTGCTGGTGCCTTTAGGGGTGATGAAATTATCTGCTTAGAAAGGAATGGAGACGAGGCTTCAGCTTACGTGCTTCGATCAGAAGGGAGTGGCTTTACAGATATATCTGATGGATTTGAACTTGGACTAGAGGCAATAGGAAGCAAATGAACTGGTACAAGATAGCAACGCCACTTGTTGAAGACTTTGAGTCCAGAAATAGGCTCAATTCGCAAATCGAGTCTCTTAAAGAGACATCGATCATACTGGACCATTTGTCAAAGATGGTCTTTCAGAGTGGAAGCATCGCCAGAGAGAAGCTGGCTGAAGTTGCTAACGATAAGAAGCTGAGCAGTTTTCCATTCATCGAACAAACGCTCTCTGAGGCGATCAAGGCTTGTCTGGATAGCCCACACAGGTCTTCTTCTCTTATTAAGAGTGCTGTTTCTGATATAGTTCTAAAGATTGATGATCTAGAGCACCAACGACATGAGTTTGTTGAAGGCTTGAATGGAAACAATGACAGATATTGGGGATGGGTAGAAGAGGACTAACAATGAGTAATATTGAGAAAACCAGCTTGCCAGAGAAGGTCTCCAAAGAGTATCAGTACGAAGACATCTTCGATATGGCAGATTCCATTAGCGGTGATGATGCCAAGATCGTTCCGCAATGTAAACTTTGCAACTCAGAACATAGGGCAGAAGCAGAGGAGTATTGGCTACAAAAGAGGCGCAACGTATCGGCAGTCGTCCGATTCCTAAATGATCGCGATGAGTTCATTACAGACAAGGCGATTAAGAATCACCTTGAAAATCATTTTATGCCACAGCAGGCAGCAATAAAAGTAAAGAATTACACTGAACGCCTTAAGATGTACAGTGCTGTCAAAAGAAGCCAACTTACTGATTTAGCACTTCTTCGTGACATTCTAATGAAATCGATTCTTGAGATTGGGTCAGAGGCCGATTCCCTTCCAGTAATCGAAAGAGCGAAACTGGTTGAACTCCAGAGCAAATTGATGGCGCAGTTCGTTTCAATCGGTTCTGCTGAAAGAACAATTCAAGAAGATTGGAAGCCAGCAGACATGATGGTTGAAAAACTTGAAGAGGTAATTACCAATGAGATGGAAAAAGCTGATGATCAGACTAAGGGCGCGTTGGTCCGCTTGATGAATACATTCTGGAACGGTCTAGAAGGCGAAGCTTTCGAGAGATAACATGAAACAAATAGACACAACAAAGAAGGCAACACCATCGCCCAAGCCCAAAAAGAAGGGATGTGGGTGCAGTAGGACAAAGAAGAAGCAGAAAAAGAGTAACAAAAGATAATGAATTTTACTTGGACCAAAGCTTCTTCCACGATTGAGTCTGCTTACCACAAGTTCACTGGCAGAGAACTTAACAAGCATGACTTGCATGATATATTGCGGGCCATCCCGACGTATCGTGCTTTGGCAAGAAGGTTGCAGTCTGATCCAGGACGTGTATGCCGTCTCATGTTCGCAGAGAAGAACACGTATTCTTCTTGGCACCACCCCTGCGATGTTTCTGAACTAAGATACTCCTTGTCGTCTGGAGTTCTCCAGTGGCACGCACCAATGATTCTGTTTTCTCCGAAAACGGCATTGTCTCTTGTCCCAGAATACCCCGTTTGCTTAGAGATCGATAGGCCCGCTGCCGCTCGCGGCGTAGAACTGGGTGGAGTGCTCCTCCTTCAATCAAGTCGATTGAACCTTCGTAACAGTGTAAAGAGGATTCTCGTGAGAGATTATTTGAGCAAGAAGCAGTTGCGAGAGATCGAATCCATATCAAGAGAGACATTGGGAAATGTTCCAGTAAATCTTATGACAGGACTTCCAGGCCTCGATCCTGTTCGACAGCGAGAGATTCGGTTTCGAAGGTTTGCGAGCTTAAATAACGAAGAATCATTAATGCAAGATTCTGTTCCCAACTGGTATGGCAATTTAAAGGTATCTTACGGACCTTCTGAAACATTTCACAAAAATACATTGATCGGGGAACAACCAAAACTTCCTGATCCTGATGTTTATTCGCTAAAACGCTCTGATCCGTCAACACCCTCTAATTTCGAGCGTGGAGACAGGGTTGCGTATCGATATACTAATGTGAGACTGCCTTCCTCTGCGGAAACCCGCGATATTCCAATGACACGATCTATGACTCAGCAGCCTCCAACCGGAGTTGTGGTTGGTGTTGACGAAAAACACATTCATGTACGTTGGCACAATGAATCGAAGATTCAGAGGGTACCCGTTCGAGCAGGCGTTTTCCTTGTAAAGGTTCCTGACTAATGTGGTACGCTAAATTCAATAAATCTATTGAGTCTGGATTAGCCAAGGCCGCTCAAGCTAGACGAACCTCTTTTCCTCATTTTGCCAAGTCGGCTCTTCGAGCATCGCCTTTCGTACGCAAGATGTTTAGCGCTCATGGAGTGTCATTCACTGAACTTGCGCGACTGGAAATTATTGTGGATGACCTTCCCGACTCTTGTTCTGCATTTGACGGTGAAAGAATAGTCATAGATCGAAAGACTGTCGCACAAGGTTATGATGCTGCGATGCCGTTTCTTATCCACGAACTAATGCACTTCCTGACAGATAAGGCAGAAGATGCAGACTACTTTTCTGATCCAGAAGAAAGAAGGGCGCTGGTTTGGTCTATCGCTTATAGGCTCCAGCACGGGGTCGAATTGGATCAAATCGATCAGGAATTCCGTCCACTTGTTGAGCCACACTGTGATTCACCTTCAGAAGCGTCTTTGATACTTCTAAGAGCAGCAAGACGAGCCTACAAGCTACTAGGTTTATTAAAGCGATAAGTCTTATCGAGATATCGACTCTGCTGCCTCTGAAAGTTCTTTCAGAAAAGACTTCTCTGGTTTCCTATTTACCTCAATGAACATGTCAATTAGGTCTTCATACCTCTTACTGGTAGGCGTGTAAAGAGCTATTTCTTCACCAAGGCTTCCTTTCAGATACTCTATTGCTTCGTTGTGAAAACTTATGATCTTTGCGTCACCTGATCTTGAAGATTGCCAACTAAGATATTCTTCTGCTTCTTCCTCGAATCGCACGATGAGTGACACTTGATATTTATTTAACTTTCTCACGATACACCTCTAGTTGTATTTTACCCGTAAAAACTAACCTGCACCTCCTTGGTAATATCGTGAACCGTTGGTTTTTGAGACCCTAAAATGTCGATAGAGGTTGCATAGGTAAGGATATTTATGAAATTTGAGATCACCGCAAAAGGCTTGTTGGATGGCATTTCACCCGCGAGAACCGTGTCAACCACTGATGCCAGCAAGGATTTTGCTGGAACCGGAAATCTTGTTCTGGAGGCATCTGGAGAAAAACTTGTAGTGACTGCTAATGGCGGCAGGCTTGCAGTAAGAGTAAACGTCGAGTTCATTCCACAAACGAATGATTATAAGGGCGTAGAGGGTGGCAGGTGCGTTGTTAGAGCCGCAGATATTGTTACTGCCTTAGAGTCGTTCCCACATGATGCGATGCTGGTCGTGAGCCTTGGAGATTCACAGGCTAAAACTGCGCCAGAAGATGCTGATGAAAAGGAGAAGATGTTCTATGAAGCCCTTGCTGGCAGCGATCTTCAAATCTCTCTGAAATCTGACCCCGATCAGATTCAGACCATGCCAACGATCATATCTGAAATTCAGTTCCCAGCCCTGCCTTCTACGCCGAGGCAGTCAGTAACCGTGTCTGCTTCATCGTTTGTGAGAGGCATGAAAAAAGTCCTGTTTGCAGGTGGATTTATGGAAAGCAAGCCCAAGTTTCTCTATTGGGTCTTACGAGCAGGTAAAGAATCTGTAAGATATGTTGCTGGATCAGGGTCACGATTTGCAATTTTAGATCAGGAGGGAAATCTTTCCGATGTTTCGGATGATACCGATATCCTGATGCCTGTTGCCCAGAGCAGTATCGTCTTGAAGGCAATATCTTCAACCTCTGCTGACAATGTTGTTGTAAATCAATATGGAGATAAAATTGAATTTGTTGTAGGACATCTAACATTTATTGCAATGGGCTTGATTGAAGATATCAAGTGGATTGACGAAAATAGCATTTACGAGAGAAAAAGCTTGCACCGCTTAGTCCTAGCGAAGAAAGATATTGAATTCGCAATGAAGGGTGTTGTTGCAGCCGAAAGCGATATCGATAAAAAGAGAAGCGCTATCCATGTTGTAACTTTGTCTCTTGATCCCTCAGCAAGCAAAGTTGTTGTGAGCAGCGACAGGACCGCCAAGAAGTCCGTTCGAAAAATTGATGTTCTTGCTCATAATGGCCCGAATGATTCAGTTGAGTTCTCAGCGGCAGCAACCCTTTTGCTTGATATTGTTAAAGAATGTGACTCACAAAACGTGCAGCTTGAAATCGAATCCTCTTCCAAACCCCTCGTTGTGAGAGGCCATGCTTCAAATGATGTAGAAGAACCTGAAAAGCTCAAGAACAAGCATGACTCAACAGGTGCTACTGAAATGTTTGGTATGCTGATCAGTTCGCGACAAAAATCATCATGATATTTATTACTTTTATGTGAAGAACTGGGATATACAGAATAGATATATGAGGAAAGCTAATGACTTGTCGGGCAATAAATATGGTCTTTTGATCGTCAAAAGTTTACAGAAAAGAACTAGTAAGGATTCATTTTGGAATTGCCTTTGTGATTGTGGAACTTTGTGCAAAGTGAGTGGGTCTCACCTGAGAAGAAGGAAGAACCCAACAAAGAGTTGTGGTTGTTTAAGGTCAAAGTTTATTGACATCTCAGGAAAGAGATTCGGCTCTCTTGTCGCGTTAGATCATACTTTTCGAAACTATGATGGTCACAGAAAAGCAATCTGGCGTTGCAGATGCGATTGCGGAAATGAAACCCAATCAACGTGTTCAAATTTAAAGAGAGGAATATCTACTTCTTGTGGTTGCTCTAGAGTACTACCCAATAACCTTGCACCTAAGAATCAGTTATTTGGTAGATACAAGAGAGCAGCAGGTAACGCTGAAAGGGCCTTTAGTTTAAGTTTTGAATCATTTTGCGAAATGATAGAAATGAGTTGCTTTTATTGCGGATTGGAGCCATCATCTGTCCTGGACCAAACTTCAGGAAGCTGGCACTCTGATTTTCGCTATAACGGGATTGATCGTGTTGACAATTCACGAGGTTACATCGATGACAATGTAATACCATGCTGTAGTGCTTGCAATATGGCAAAGGGATTTAGTTCTTTCGAAGATTTCAATGAGTGGCTCGATAGAGTCGCGAAGCATAGGTCAGGGGGAACACATGTCTGCTGATTTTAATAAAGCGTGGCTTTCAGGTAGCAAGAGGAATCGAAAGTCAAAGCTCGATTCGCTGATAAAACTTCTTGCCCCTTCTGAGATAATCGAAATTGACAATACCTCTTCTGTTCGAGACTTGGATGAGGCCGTGAACGATGGCGATATGTTTTCTGGAAGCCGTCTTGTGATCGTCAAGGGCATGCCAGAGATGGAAAGCACTCGTCCCAAGTATGTTAAGGAAATCAAGAAAATTGTAGATCGTATCCCAGATGGATGTTTTTTGCTTTTCTATGGCATTGAGCCATCAGATGAAAAGGCCATAAGCGATCACATAAAAAAGCTAGATGGAAAAATACTTGCTTTTGGTAGAGAGGGCAACCGATCCGAAGCCAAGGCTGAGTTTGGGGCAGTATTATCTGAATTTGGGAAATACTCAGATGACGAGAATGCGATTGGAGTTGCAATTGATTTGCTTCCTTCTGAGAAGGGACAATACAATCTAGACCTTGTAGCACTTGAAGCAGAAAAGTTTGCCTTATGGCTGGGAAGAATAAAGAAATTTGATACCGAGAACATAAGGTTTGTTCTTGAGTCACTTGATACCGGACTTTGGGATTTTCTTGATACTTTGGATTCTCAAGACTTCAAGAGAATATATACTGATGCTCAAAATCTGATTAAGCAAGACAAATATGGAGTTTCTACTGCGATACCCAAAATATTGTCAATCTGTTTAAATAAGTTCCGCTTATTGATGTTTCTTTCAGAGTCTACGTCAACCGGAAACACCCAAGCTCAGGCTATTGATGCTGCTTGTGGCCTCACTAGCCTTACGGTAAAAGGCCTAGTTGAAGGTAGGAGAATTGAATCTGTGTCAAAAGCATATCAATCTTATCGAGTTGCGAAAATGTTTGACCCTCCAAACCCTCCGCTTAAAGCATACTCGCGAGGAACATTAAAGAATTGCGTTGACTGTTTACAAAGGCTTCTTGAATGTTGTAGATCATTCAACAATGACGCACAACACAAAATGGCTATGGATACATTTCTTCTGTTATTATGTGGCAATATCAGTGGTCAAAGCTATAGCATGACGATGAGATATTTAGAAGAGTTTAATCCCGAGTAGAGAGACATGAGTAACAAAATGAATTCAGATGAGTTTAAGGAAGTTCGAGATAAGGTTGCCAGATCATGCGTTTATGTAATTGACCGATGCCACGATTCTATTTTCTCCCGTTCAGAAGATTCCCCGTTAACTCCAACAGATATGAAGTCCCTCATGGTGACCATGAGGGAAGCCTGGTTCTTGTACTGCGAAAAGTACTCGGAACTTCTTGATGGTGATCTTGACAAACTGATGGGCTTGCAAGATGACGACGACGATGACTTTGGAGATGACGGTTTCCAAGACTTTCTTGATGATGATGACGATGAATGGGAGTAAATTTAATGACTCAAGCTGATTACTATAAAACGCTTGGATTATCGCGTTCCGCAACACCGGATGATGTCAAGAAGGCTTATCGTCGTCTTGCCATGAAGCATCATCCCGATAGGAATCAAGGCGACAAGTCATCCGAGGATGCGTTTAAGGACATATCAAAAGCATATGAGGTTCTTTCTGATGACAAGAAGCGAACACAGTATGATATGTCGCTAGACGGAAAAAGACACAGCCCTATATCCGACGTTTGGGATCAACCAAGACACAGTAAGGGTCAGAATCCGATACGAGGAGGTAATATTCAAGTGAATGTACCCATCAGCCTTGAAGAGGTCGTATCAGGTGCCAATAAAGTCGTTTCGTACCAAAGAGAAGTCAAATGCGAGGTATGCAATGAGACTGGACTTGGAAACGAAAAAGAGAGAGAGCATTGTGATCCTTGCAACGGTACTGGCCATATGCTGATGAAAGCAATGGGTGGACAGTTTTCCATCAGGACGCGGTGCGTTCATTGTGACGGTAACGGCAAAAGAATAAAGCTCGGAGATGAATGTACAAAGTGTAAGGGCACCGGGAGAGCCGTACGTGTGGAAAAACTCAATGTCAAGGTACCCCCTGGTGCTCACACAGGCCAGGGTATGATATTTCAATTACACGGACACTCTGGTCGATTTGGTGGTGGCTATGGCGATGTCATGGCACTGTTTGAAGTACAGAGTCATGAACATTTTGTTCGTAGGGGTGATCATCTTCGTACCACCGTGAAAGTCCCTCTGCATATCGCATGCCTTGGTGGAGAGGTCAATGTACCGACACTTGGAAGCTCGAAGGGGGCTACAGTAAAAATCCCTGAAGGAACACAATTCGGCAATGTCTTAAGGTGCGAAGGGCTTGGGCTTCCCAACAAGAATAACTCGATAAAAGGCGATTTGTTCGTAATTACAGAAATTGACATTCCTCAATCTCTTGAAAAAGAGCAAAAAGAAGCAATGATCTCGTTCGCAAACTTAGTAGATAAGGATTATAAGTACAATGAAGAAAGCACAGAAGAACAATCAAATTGACAATTCCAGGTTCACCCTTGGAGTAAAGTTTCTAGACGCTGGACAAACTTGGCTCGTCACGAAGGAGTTCCAGGACAGCGGATGTGATTTTCGAAGAGTTACCGGCAGTGACGGTACAGATCGCATTATGGAATTATGGATGCTTCAGTATGACTCAGACCAGCCGGGTTTTATGTTCTTAGAAGCAACACCTAGCGAGATTGCCATGGCTAAAGCTAGGAAAGATTAGGAAATTCATTGTGGCTAAAAAGAAGCAAGCAACTAACGAGAGACTAGCTAGCGTTGTTCGTACTCGACTAGCAATGGATGATGTTTCAGAATCTCTCTACAAATTCTTTAAGATTAATTACAAGTATAAAAAAGCAGTCGAGGACAGTAAGGATGTTTCTGATCTAATTGCGATAAACAATAAGCACAAAGAGGCTAAAAAAGCAGTAAGAAGGTCGTTCGTCAATGTTCTTGCCGAGATCAATAGCATGTCGGATCAGTGGAGTGATGATGCCCTTGGTGAAGCAATATCGCCAATAAAATCTGAAATTGAGTCCTGGAATTTAGATAACATCAAGCCTAAGCACGCATCTGAATGGTTCTCTCTGTTTTCTGAACGTCTTTCCGAACTTGAAGAGTTGGGAAATAACTTGAATGGAAGTCGTCCACGGCAAAAACAGATCAGAAATATTGCGAGCAAACCAATGGGTGATGACTTGAAGCGACCGTAAAGATTTAGTCGATTACTAGAAGGACAAATATGTCAAAGCCAGAATATCGAACAGTCAAAAGGACAATAACATGACAACTTTATGGAGATGCATTATGTGGCGTTTCGTTCAATTTCTAAATAGGTGGCTTTACTGCTTCTACAAGTCAGGCACTATCGTAATTCACGGTTCTGGCGAGTATCGGATTTTCACCAGATTCACTCCCGATCAAGTTTGGGCTGAGTTTGATGATCCGAATGGAGCCAAAGGCGTGTGTAATGCTGAACCAGACGGCTTTGATATCGATGTGATTCCTCGTGGATTTGTGATTACCGCAAGACTCAACAGTGATAAGAGAAAAATTAGGTGGATAGCAATCAAGTAAATTGTCGCCCATTAGTGAACGTTGTTGGCTGGTACAACAAGCACAACGTTGGTGATGAAAGTTATAAGTTCGCGTTTGGAAAGGTCTTTCCCAATGCGAACTTATTTTTTAGCACCTTCCCTCGACGTACAGAAGATGGCCGCATCCCCCACGCCACTATTCTTGGTGGCGGTGATGTAATGTCTTCAGAGATGCTTCGCAAGCTCCAGAATGCAGATGGAAAAAAATACATTGTATCAACATCTGCATCTAGAAGTGATCATGCGAAAGAAGAATTCGATGGGGTTGAAGCAGTCATAATACGAGACAGAGCTTCATCTAAAATCCTAAGTGATATAGGTGTTGATCATCACAGGCTCCCTGATATTGCGTACTCGCTCTCGGCAGATGCAGTGAAGGGTAAAGACGATGTAGATGCCCTGTTCAAGCAGAACAAAAGAGATCGTTATGATAATCTTGTTACAGTTATCATTAATGGTCATTTTCTTGCTGAAAGAGATATCCACCGGTCATTGGCTTTTGAGAAACTAGCACATGATCTGGCTTACGTTGCTGATTTTACTCGTGCTAGCTTTTTGTTCTTACCCTTTGGTTGTTCGGAGCCTTGGGACGATAGGGTGGCAGGCGGCTACGTGGCCTCGAAGGCAAAGTGGTACAAGAAAAACGTATGCATGTATGACAAGGTTGATCCCCAGAGAGCACTCAATTTGATCAGTGCGTCAGACGCCGTGATCAGTAGCAGATTGCATTCTTCGATATTCTCACTCGTCTCAGGCGTTCCTTTTGTAGATGTTACACACAATCACAAGAACAAAGCCATGCTAGAAGATTGCGGATTGGAACATTGGTCAGAGCCGTTTATGTCATTTGATAGGGAAAGATGCAAAAATATACTAAATGATTTTCTTTCACACAAATCTCACAGGGAAATTGCACTAAAAATTGGAGTAGAAAACGGGCAAGCTTTGCGAAAGGTTGAAGAATATGTTCATCTCGATTGATCCATCAGGCTTTGTGACAAGTATCTCAGATACCGCATTTTCTGTTGCTGGTGAACGTACGATGGAGGTTCCATCTCAACCCAAGTCACGGTGGGACGGCCTAATCGGAACTAAATTCATCAACGGGGGTCTTAAAGTGAAGGTCGAATCAAAACCAGCAAATGAACTTCGTGTCGCGATCATTTGTAACTGGAACGATAAGTGCGGCATATCTACTTACTCTGGATACTTAGTTGGTGCCATACGACCAAAAGTTAAAGAGGTTAAAGTCTTCTCCGAGATTGTAGACAAAAAAACAGCAGAAGACGAAGATTTCGTGGAAAGCTCCTGGACGCGAGGTCATTCAATGGAGAAGACGATCAAGAGCGTCCTTGATTGGAAACCAGATTATGTAATCATACAGCACGAGTTTGGAATATTCCCTAATGCTCGTCACTTCTTTAAAATGATTCAAATGCTTGATCGCACGCCATATGCTCTTGTTATGCATAGCGTATACGAGCATCTAGACAAAGCGGTCTACGCTTCTATATCTAAGAACATCATTGTACATAGCGATGCTGCGAGTCAGGTCTTGCAGAAACTTGGGAACACGAGTAATGTTCAAGTGATTCCCCACGGATGCAAAACATTTGAAGAAGTCTCTGAGCTTTGGAATATTCTGCACACGCCTTATTCCATATTGCAATTTGGATTTGGGTTCAAATACAAGGGCGTCGAACGGGCACTGGAAGCCTTGTCAATTCTAAAGAATAGAAACCCTGAGAAGTATAAAGACCTTTTCTACACTTTCTTGCTGAGCAGCAACCCTCATAGTGATAGAGTTCATGATGAGTATTATGAATCTATTCTTGAGCAAATTGAAAAATTAGGTCTCCAGGAAAATGCTGTAGTTTTACGAAAATACAACAGCGAGGAAACTTTGATCCTTTTCCTTCGCCTGTTCAAGGTAGCTGTTTTCCCATATCTCGTGACCGAAGATAATCGGGTTTATGGTGCAACTGGGGCCGCAAGATTGGCAATGGCCACAGGCACGCCCACAGTCGTTTCTGAAAGCCACCTTTTTGATGACCTGACAGGTGTGTCGCCTCGCCCTTCATCGGCTGAGGAACTAGCAGATGAGTTGGGGAAGCTGTTCAACGACAGCAGGTATCGGGATGATATGATCTCCACCCAATCGAAGTACGTCAACGAAACCACTTGGGATCGAGTTGCCGACATGTACCTCGAAGCACGGAACAATCTCGTCATTTAAATCTTGTCATTCCTTGATTTTCACTGGGGGCGCTTGTCAAAGAGCGTCCCCGTATTGTATATTAAGGTGATGAGTTACTTACAGCCATTAGATACTGATTTTCGGGTGAGGAACACGAACACCGTCGCAAATCATGCAAAATTTCGGGGAAAGACCAAAGACATGGATTATGTAGATGTTGAGACAGAACATGGTATAGAACGTTTCGAAATCCCAGCAACTCATTTGTCGAATTATTGGGCAATCATGAAAGTGATGTATCTTAACGCCAATAAACCGGTCTCAATGGACAAGCTATGCGATCAAGTTGAAAAATTGATGGAAGAAGAGGGGGATTTTGCTGCTTGGACTCGATTTAAAAATAAGTCAACCGTCAAGACAACAATAAATGTAGACGTTGATGGCATTCCAATGAAGAAAGTCATTGAAAAGAAAGCACAACCCTGGCGTAGCCGTTTAGTGAAGAATGCCAGGAACCTTTGCCGCATAGGTGGCTCTGCCGCATATGGCACACGACTCCTAGAGCGAGGCCATGTGCTCCGATTTGAAACAACAGCAGATGGAGAATCTGCATTTACACTTTACACATACCTAGATGAACGAAACACCAAAGAACTACGCAGAGGCAGGAAACGTCGTGCCTAATTGTGATTTTGAAAAGATTTCCACAACCAGAGAATCAGAAATTCAAACTACAGGGAAGGGTACAAAAGCTTGTAGCCTGATTGTTATTGTACTATTTCTGGGCACAACTGCTGTATTCCTCGCTTCTGCGTTAGGATATGCCGTCATTCCAGAGCTTGTAACCTTTGCCATCTGTATGGTTTATGCTTTGATGGCAATATGCGTTCTACGCACTGTGTTGTTCTCGGCAATGTATGTTTTGTGCAATATTATTCTCACTTCTCTTAAGAAAGACCCTGAGATGTACTGGAGGGAAAATTATGACTCTGGTAAAAAGTTTGTTGATTCTAGAGACAAGATAGACCGCCCCTGGCTGGTTGCTTTTCGCTTTTTCTGGAAAATAGTACAAATTGCCCTAATCGGCTCTCTTATCATGATCGGACATCCAATACTTGCTGCAATTTTTGCTCTTGTATTATTGTCGAGCCACATATCAATGTTCCTTGTCATGAATCAAATAAGACAGTTCTCTTCTAGCTTTGAATCATATCGAGACAATGAGATACAGGTGATTCTTGCGAAAAAGGGCTAATATCGTGAAAAGCTCATTTGGCCATATCTGTTCTCCCGATAGAATGGTATGGCCGAGCTTATCGTACAGTCACGTAAAATTGACAAGGTTATTGATCATCCCAACGCTGATCGTTTAGATTTAGCCAAAATTGGGGGATGGTCCTGCGCCGTCCCAAAGGGGAGTTATCAAGCTGGTGACCTCATTGTGTATATACCACCGGATAGCCTCGTTCCTGAGAGCTTATCAGATGAGTTCGGCTTCACCAAGTATTTGTCAAATGGTCGCGTCCGTGCGCAAAAACTTCGTGGATACCCTTCTTACGGTGTGATTGTTCCAAATAAATGGAACTTCTCGGAAGGCGAAAACGTTGCTTCTGCCCTTGGAATTACGAAGTATGAGCCTCCAGCAAGAAATGTTGGTTCACGATCTGGATCGAGTGGTCACCTTCCAGATCATCCAAAACTTCCGAAGTACACCAGCATCGAGAATCTTCGACACTATGACACAGTGTTTGAAGATGGCGAGGAAGTGGTTGTTACGGAGAAAATTCATGGTACAAACAGCCGCGTAGCCATGATCGATGGAACTTTGATGGCTGGTTCAAGGCGGCTGCTTTGGAAGTTCCCAACCAAAAAAGTTAAGAAGGAAGTTTCATTCCTCAAAAGTCTGTTATTGAAGATTCTTGGGAAACCACATCCAACGGTAGATGTCGATGATGTTGGTGCTGCCAAGCAAAGCTGGGTATGGTCCCCCGTAACAAATGACAACGTGTTGAATCTCCTTTACTCGAAAGGGTCGAATGGTGGCTCTGACATCATACTCTTCGGTGAAGTTTACGGAAGTTCGGTCCAAAGAGGCGTTTCTTATGGTGAAAAGAACTCGTTAGGTTATCGTGCTTTTGATGCAATGGTGAATGGACAATACTTAGATTATGATGATTTTCGTTCACTATGCGATGATTTTGATGTTGAAACCGCGCCCTTGCTCTATCGTGGCCCCTTCTCCCTTGAAAAGATAGAAGAGCTTTCTCATGGAGATACTACCATCGGAAATGACAAGCACATACGAGAAGGTGTAGTTGTTCGACCAGTATCTGAGAGGCATAGCGATCAAGTCGGAAGAGTCATAATGAAGTATGTAAGCGACGAATACCTACAAAGCAAAAACATTGGTGATTTTGAAGACAATTAGATGAAAATAAAAGACAAACTTTATCTGATGTCCCACTTTTCTTTTTCCTAAAGTGATAATTTTGAAGTCATTTTAGCTGGATAGGAAACTAATGAAACATCCAGAAGATCGATGGTTCCAAGAAGAGCTTCAGGAGTATCTCGATCTTACAGAGTCTGAGGGGAGCCGTGTACATCGTTACGCCGCTCCCCTTGGTGATTTGATACATGGCTATTTCAAGGAAGCCAGCAAGCCCTGGTGGAAGCGTTTATTTACAAAAAATAGAATTCAGTTTTACATTGATGCTCTTAATGAGAAAGAAATACAATGGCATGTCAGGATAAAGTAAGGCGTATCAACCTATTCGGGGGACCGGGTTCTGGTAAAAGCACAACAGCGGCTAAATTGTTTTCTGACCTCAAAGTTAGGGGCTACTCGGTTGAACTCGTAAGCGAATTTGTCAAGGTGGATGTTTATTCTGGAAGAAGCATAGAGGGACCATACCAAGTATATGCTTTTGGGAACCAGATGAATGCAGAAGATGTTTTTCTCAAGAACAATGTAGACCTTGTGGTTTCGGATAGCCCACTCGTTCTTCAGGCTTACTACTCAAAGCAAAGAGGTGAGTCATTTTGGACAAACATACTCGACCTTTCAAATTATTTTGAGACTGTATACCCATCTATTAACCTCTTTCTTAAGAGGGATGGGATTCCTTACGTTGAAGAAGGAAGATATCAAGACCTTAATCAAGCAGTAGTTGTTGATCGAGAAATACAGTCATTGCTTGATGAATCATGTGTGAATTACTCGTGCGTTGCGACTACAGATTATGATTCAGTACTTGATTTAGTTTGTACAGCGATAGAAGATGGAAGATCAGCGTCGTGAAATTCGTGTCAGGGTAATTCTGCAACAGCCGTTTCAGGCAAGTATGATTGCTCTAGCTCAAGCATGTAACGTGTTATGTTATAATCTTGTTAGCGGATCAACTTCGGATGGCATCGCGGAGATTTCTGTTCCCTACGACAAATTTATTGCTGCATTCGGGAGCAGGGTTGAAAGGGATACGTTAACGATCCCAAGCCCCATGAAGTCTTTTGCAAAATCAATGAAAGGTCTTGGTGAAAGAGTTGTAACCGTATCTCACCATGCCCAAGCGTCTTCGTAAGCGCCGTTTATCTTTGTATGAAGAGCACAATGGAAAGTGCTTCTGGTGTAACTGTCAAACTATATTCCCCGTGGCCGGTAGCGACAATCAGCCAAGTGGCGACTACATGGCAACTGTCGAACACCTTAGAAGTAAATTTCATCCAGAACGCACTGACCCAAATCATCAAAATGAAACGCGACTGGTCCTCGCTTGCCTTAAATGCAACTCTTTGCGTTCCTGGATGGAAGATAGAATGGTTAGAGGCCTCCAAGTCAATATTCATATAGACTCAATCTCTTCGAAGCAGCCGAAAATAAGGAAGAGAAAATTCGTGGATTGGTAATTTTCGTGAACCCTCGTTGTCGATACATCCTGTATGAATAACCCATGGGAATCAGATTTATTCCGACATGAGGTCTTTGAACTTATGAAGTCAATAGGTTGCAAAGACATTGGTATCACTAATAATCCTCATTCAAATCTCGCACACGCGACAGCAAGTTACGGCGGAAGAGAAGTAGTGTTTCGTGCATCGGTTCACCACCTTTGGGGGTCCAACGAGACTATTGGGGATTCTGATTCTTGGTCTGATCGTCAATTTCCTATGACGACGTTTCCCCTACCACTCCCTATTCACGGGGAACCAGCGGCCAAATTCACCCATCATCTATGCCTTGGCTCTGATCTGAAAAGGGCCATCATCGTTGCCGATTCAACAGTAAGCTCGACTGAAGACAGAACTACACGATGGGTGGACGAGGGTGAAGAGCAAAGTCTAGTTCATGATGCAAACATTCTTCGGTATGCACCAAAGCTTATGTTCTTTTACAAAACTGATACAAGTTGGTCTAACGACAAGATGAACTCTTGGAAGAAACCAGCTTCAGTTCCAATGGATATCAACGAATATCTAGAAAGCTTGTCAAAATGAGGTTGTTCATTGATTTAGATGGCGTTGTCGGAGATTGGGTAGGTCAGGCTTGCAAAACATTTAAGATTGATAGGACTGATCCAGCCGTTCACGATTTACTTAAGCACGAATTGGGAATTCGAAGACTCATTGATGATCGTGATATGTGGAAGACTATAAATAGCCTAGGGGCAAAGTGGTGGGACGACATCCAACTCTTTCCGTGGTCTCACACGCTTGTTTCTCGATTGAAAGAAGTAGGTAATGTTTGCTTTTTAACAAGTCCCAGCTTTAGTGCAAGCGCAGCAGCAGGAAAAATGACTTGGTTGCCTCGCAACTTCCCTAATACCCCGTTCATTATTACAAGATATAAAGAATTTTGTGCTGGTCCAGATTCAATCCTAATTGATGACCATGTAAGTAATATTGAAAGGTTTGAAGCTGCTGGTGGTCATGGCTTCCACTTTCCTAATTCTGAACATCTGCTCAATCCCCAAACCGATCTAAAGATCGAGCATGTGATTGATTCTATCCTTAATGATATTCGTGAAATATCATCCTCTCAAAAGATAACTACCTGATGATTGCTTTCTTAGTCGTCACAGTATATCACGCATTTTTCTGTTTTCTATTCCTTGCTTCTGCATTTCAGATTGCAAGCTGGATCAAGCAAAAGAGCTTTCTTCCGTTTGAGGAACTTTGGGCAGAGATGAAGTATGCAATGATTTTTGCAGTCATAATTGGAATTCCCCTTAACCTTTTATTTGGGAACTACTAACATGTTTGAAAAATTCAAAAAGAAGCCCGTTACTATTGAAGCTGTTCAACTAACACTAGAGAATGCTGCTGATGTCGCTGTTGAATGCGGATTTGCCATTTGCAGTGTTGATGGAGATGGTGTTCCAAATACAGATAGCGGCAAGATGGAGGTCTATATAGATACACTTGAAGGGACCATGACCGGAATCGAATCAGATTGGATCATTCGGGGTTTAAAGGGAGAATACTACCCATGCAAAGACGATATCTTCAAGCAATCCTACGACGAGGTTGAACAATAATGTTCATTGAAAGTCGAAGGGTTAAAATAAGTCTTACACAAGAAGAGTATGATTTCTCTGCCTCGATTGCGAAACAAAGAGGAGCAAAGGAGTCTCGTTTTGGGGCAATGACTTACGGCAATAAGAGGGGCGGTATCGAAGCCCACATGCTAGGCGTTATACCGGAAATGGCTGTTGCCAAGCTTCTTGGTTGCGAAATTGACACTGAAGTATTTGACAGCCACGGAGACAATGGAATTGACCTTCAGTCTAAGCGGCATGGCAAGATCGGTGTAAAAAACACTACTTATAAGAATGATCCATTCCTTAGAGTCGAGGCTGAACACTTCCACGATAATATTGATATATACATTTTATGTTCGTATGACATGAATCCTCACAACGTTGTAAATTTGATTGGGTATGCTAAAAAGGAAGAAGTTATAGAAGCTGAAAAGCGAGTCTTTGTTGATGGTGGACCTCTTAACTATGTGCTAGAAGAGCAAGATTTACATCCTATCTCTGACCTGACAAATTTCTCCTAAAGGATTACACGAGGATTACCGATAGATTACACATGCGTGGTGAACGCATTTGCTTTGTTGCAAGAACCCCACAGTGGGGATCACAGTAGAAGAAGAAGTAGTAGAAAAGGATTTATTATGTCCACAACGGATAAAATTGCGCAAGTTCTTGCGCTCATTTCGCAGCACAATGATGCTGTAGACGAAGACGGCTCTAAGGTTGACAGTGACCGTTTTATAAAGAAACTCAAGGATATCGGTGGGACCACAGAAGCGGCTCGTGCTGAAGTTACTTGGGAAGATTTGGAAGATTGCGGCCTTCCGAGAATTCTCGCCCGCAAAGCTGCCGCAATCTTTAGGCAGCACTCATCAACCGGCGAATTAAGCAAATCTAAATTTGTATCTTCAAAACAAGCAGAGCGAATGAATGTTCGTGAGCTTGTAGAAGCTTATGATCCTAAAGATCGCGATAGAAGTAGTGCGATAGAGCATGTATTGCTTGCTCGAATAGGTGAAGATCGACCAGTTCTAGTGTTTTCAGATGATGGCTCAGTTGATGTCGAATCAACTGTGATGTTAATCAATGAGGCTAGAGACGGGTACAGGCCTAGAAAGACTGTTGTCGTCAATGACAAACCTCTAGCAGTTTATAAGCTCGGTTCCCGTCCTGACATGACTGTTGACGAGAACCCTCTGTACCCTGGGATGGCGCTTCGACCTGACCAGACTTGCCAGAACACAAACCGGTCTTGGAAAAATATATCCAGGACAGTTCGCCAACTGTTATATATTGCGAACTCTCTTACTCATGAGTGGAGAGATAAAACAAACCTTCGACCTACTGTTTTTGTCAGGGACATCCATGATCTCTTTGACATGATGGAGCTAGCAGGCGATAACTTGGAGGCAAAGCTGAGGCTTAGGTACCCTAAGGCATCTATCATGTTAGATGAACTAGCTTCCCAGGGCAACACACCTTCGCTTAAGATTGCTTTACGTGAGGCGAATGCTGAAGTGCGTGAACAACAAGACCCATTCTTTTCTGGCCACAGGAGACATTGATATGACTTACTCAAACACAAAAATGAACGTAAATGGATTGGCATGTACCCTAAACATGCCAAATGCACTCAAGACTAGAAAAGATGCAGATGGGAATGAAATTTCACAGGGGCTACCCCCATATGCCCCTCGATCTGCTTATGTAGTAGATGAGTACGAAAGCTGCCCAGACAACTGGATGCATGGCAACAGTAAGTCTAGTAGCTACTTTGTTGGCATTGAGGAAGGAAAGGGCATGTGGCTTGACTTCAACCAGTGCAATAACGACGAATATGATGTTGCTGCGGTCATATCGATTCAAGGTGTAAATAGCATCACCGGACAAAAGACTGACAACCTCGGTTTGGAAAAATATGAGTCTAATTGCCCCATCCATAACGAGGAGTTTGGGCAAGACCGATTCTGTTCCAAATGCAAGTTTAAGTGGCCAGCACAGAACTATCTATCTACAACTGGTACTCCACATAATAGCTTCTGGTTAGATGGATTTCGAACGCCGGATGGAAAAGTTAGGCAATACATTTTTACGGAGGAGCAGGCTCGTGGAGTAGCTGCAAATACAATTGGTGAAGATCGCGTTTTCGCCATTGGAATTGCTTTTTATAGGAGCAAGTCAAAAAAGAAGAATGTACCTTATCTTTCTAGAAGTTACCCACTATACTCAAAGGATATTAAATGGAATAATGAAGTACAACCTTGGTCAACACAAGATAGCTACTGCGTGCCGTGCTCTGCTGCTTCTGCTACGCTAAGTTATAACAGTGAATCACCAAGCACATCTGGTGTCATGAGAGCATCAACTACTAGGTCAATTGAACCAAAGAAGCTTGAGGTTGCGGCTGGTGCCCAAATTACTCAAGAGGTTCATTCTGATCCAGAAAATCTAGATTACTGGAACGAAGAGCCAGCAGGTTTCATATACATCAACTATTGCTCTCAAGATGATGTTGAGAAAATTACATCTCAGGGTAAGCGAGAGGAAATTGTAGATGGATTCTTAGCTGGCATTCCCACAGGTAATTGAGAAAATATCGAGTTTTACGAGGGTGGCCTATCTACGGATGGTCCACCCTCTTTTCGTGAATAGCTGGAAAAACACTTGTCCTGATGACGATAAACTAGTTATGCGAATTATAGCCATGAGTGACATTCACGGGAATCTGCCTCCCTGCCCTGACGGTGACGTGCTTGTAATTAGTGGTGATATATGCAATGGATTTGAATCTAGGAATCACGAAAGCCAAGCAAGCTTCATTAACGGAGACTTTAGCGACTGGATCGAATCTACTAACGTTTCTCAGACTGTTGTTTGTGCTGGTAATCATGATTTTGTTTTTCAAGACGCCCCGGAGCTAATCCGCTCAGATCGACCGTTCCATTACTTAGAAGATTCAAGTGTAGAAATCGAGGGGGTTAAGTTTTACGGAACCCCCTGGCAGTTGTGGCTTGGCAGTTGGGCGTTTAATGCACCAGAAGGGGATGCTCAGGAAGAGTTTCTTTCAAAAGTATATGGTCTAATCGATCCAGATACAGATGTTCTCGTTTCTCATGGACCTCCCACTGGATTTGGCATGGTTGACTCTGTGCCCCAACGCGGTGGTGTAATCGCTCACGTCGGATCAAAAGCTTTGCAAGAAGCGATTCTTAATTTGGAAATACCCCTAACCGTATGTGGTCATATTCACTTTGGGAGAAAAGCAGGCATTCAGATTGTTAAGGGGGATGATCATAGATCGACTGTTGTTAATGCAGCGATGGTGGACCAAAATTACCATATCAATCACAAGCCTTATGTATTTGAATATGACCCAAAAACAAAAGGGGTAGAAAATGTTGACAACTAATACAGTTCATTTAGGTAAGTGTGAAGATGTCCTGAAGGATGTGGAAGACGAATCTGTTGATTTGATATTCAACGATCCTCCATTCAATATCGATCTAAAATACAATAGGTATAATGATAATTTGACATATGGAGAGTATTATGATTGGTCTGAATCTTGGATCAATGAATCTGCTCGTATCCTAAAGCCAGAAGGATCAATGTATGTTGCAATCGGAGATGAGTTTGCTGGAGAAATCAGTGTTCTCCTTAAGAAGGCAGGCTTGAAGTTTCGAAATTGGATAGTCTGGCACTACACATTCGGCCAAAACCAGAGGAAGAAGTTCAGCAGATGCCATACACACATACTCTATTTCACGAAGCACGCCTCAAAGTTCACATTCAATTTGGATGACATAAGGGTTCCGTCTGCTCGACAACTCAAATACAAGGACAAGCGTGCTAAATCTGGCGGAAAATCTCCTGATGACGTTTGGTCTGTGCATATGCCTGGAATAGAAGTTCCAGATTATGAGCTTAAAGCATATCCAGAAGATTTTCTTGTGTGGAATGACTCCCGCATCTGCGGAACATTTAAAGAACGATATGTGGACTCTGATGGCTCTGCCCACCCATGCCAAATGCCGTTAAGTGTTGTTTTTAGAATTGTTAAGGCCAGCAGCAATGAGGGTGACCTTGTTCTTGATGCTTTTGCGGGAACAGGCACCACTGCCGTCTCTGCGAAGCAGTTGAACCGAAATTATATCGCTATCGAAATGGACCCCCTCTATGTAGATATAACAAAAGAGAGATTAGAACGCATCTAATTGAACTATTATGCCTCGTAGAAAGAAGCTGACAGAACCGCTTATTGATAAACAGGTTTTCAAAAAGATTGCCGGTAAATGTCAGATTTGTCCTGAAGATAGGTATGAATTGCTTGATGTTCACCGCATTATTCCTGGAGCAGACGATGGAAAATATACCAGATCGAACAGCGTTTGCCTGTGTTCCAACTGTCATAGATTAGTTCACCATGGATGGTATACTATAATTGGATGGAGAAATAGTACCGCAGGAAGAGTCCTAATGGTAAAAGTGGGAAGTGGAGATGAGCATGATGTTGAAAAGTTTTTCTAATTACGATATGTATTATAGGAGAAACATATGGTAAAGGCAAAATTTGTTCATTTAGTAAATTACTGCGGATACGAGGACTGTACCTTCAGTTTCGTTGGAGAAGACGGCGAGATCATGCCGTTGGCCATGTTCTATGGACCCAATGGAATTGGAAAGACAACCTGTATGCGAGCAATACAGCTTGCAGCAAACCCTTCTATGTTTAGAGGCCGAGAGCGGAACTCAGAAATGCTTCTTCGAAAAAGCATTTATGATGTTGATTATCTTCCTGGCGTGGATGCTGTCAAGAAAGATACAGACAAAAAGGAAATGAGGATAGAAGTTCTTTTTGAGACAGATGATGGAGAGAAGGCTGTCGTTATTGACAATAAAGGGTTACTTGTCAATGAACTTCCTAAGACTAATTTAAAGGATGGTTATTCATACTTTGGTGATGCTGACCATCCAATGGCAACAAACCGATTTATGCTCAACAGGGACAACAGAGACGTTTTCCTTGACTTTTGCGAAGAAGTATATGGGTACAAGTGCGACCTAGGATCGCCTGTGAGTCAACAGGGACTTGATGTTTACACTGACTTTATTATCCACAAAGGTGATGTTAGAGTTCACTTTAAATCTATGTCTGCTGGTGAAAAGAAGATTGCTACATTAGTATCCGACATCTTACAGCCCACAAACACTGAAGGGCGAGATATCATTATGGTTGACAATGTTGAAATGCATGTCTATTTCAAGAGACATGTTAGGATGATTGAAAAACTCTACGAGCATTTTCATCATAAACAAATGCTTGTAACTACGCACTCTCCAGTTATCATTGATTATATTGATGAGGAGTTTCATTTCGATCTTGAGAAATATCGCCCTGGGTACGCTCTGCTCGAATCAGAATAAGAAAGAAAAACTAGATGGATTATTTCGGAGAATCAACAAAAAGTCAACTTAGAAGAGATAAATTCACAAGAAAATACCTCAAGATGGCAAGAGAGCTTGCCAAGGATAATGATGCTTGTTATTCAAGACGGATCGGTGTAGTTCTTGTAAGCAATGTGAACAGAATTATATCTGTTGGATATAATGGTGGAGTAGAAGGGGTTCCACATGCCGATGACCAAAAATACCTTGCTCATCTTTGGAATAATCTTTTAACCGATCAACAGAGACAATACTTTGAAGACGAGCATGATGTTCAACAAATAAATGGTTCTGGGTGTTACAGTTTTGCAAGCAAGTTCTCAGGGTGTGGCCAGTGTCCAAGAAAACTTCTTGGAATAAAGAGTGGGGAGAGCCTTGAACTTTGCCCCTGTGCTCACGCGGAGCGAAACGCACTTGCCAATGCTAACATATCCGGTGTCTCGACCCTTGGTTCAGTAATGTATTGTTACTGCTCCGTTCCTTGTCACGAATGCACAGTGCAAATCTGTCAATCAAAAGTCTCTCGCGTGGTTTGTCTTGACAACGGATTTCCTGACTACAGTCCATCCAGCCGTTTTCTTTTTGAGAAATCCGGGGTTGAACTAGTACAAGTTACAGAAGAGTGGATAGATGCCTCAGAATAAGGTCACCGAATCAGACTTGCTGGCTGCCTTACGGCAGAAGTTCCCCGAGAAGTCCTATGCTCTTCTCTCACAGGTCAGAGATGGAACAGGCTATGGTAGTCCAGGTCGCACTGCTGACGCCTTGGCGATGAGCTTGTGGCCCTCAAGGGGCCTTGAATTGTCGGGATTCGAAATGAAAGTCAGCCGTTCTGATTGGCTTCGAGAACTGAAGCAACCAGAAAAGGCTGAAAGCATTGCTCGCTATTGCGACCGCTGGTGGCTCTATGTATCTGACGACAACATAGTCAAAGACGGAGAACTTCCCACGACATGGGGCCTTCTGGTTCTGAAGGGCGGGAAGCTTGTTGAGCGAGTCATGGCCCCTAAGCTGTCGCCTAGGGAGCTTGACCGTGTATTCGTGGCATCAGTGCTTCGGAGCATACAGGGGGAATATACACCTAATCTGCTCGTGAACAAAAGGATCAACGAAGCCAGCAAAACCCAGCAAGAAGTCTTCGATACTGTAACCGGTGAATGGAAGAAAAAGTGTCAGAAGTATGTGGATATGATATCGAACTTCGAAAAGAAGAGCGGCTTAAAGTTTTCTGAATGGAGTCATGGAGATGTCTCCGAAGCAGTCGGACTCCTCATGTCAATGATGCGAGATTCTAGGCGTGGATCACATGATATGTTGTCAGGGTATAGGAATCAGATAAACAGAGTTGTGAAAAATATGGAAGCTTCTGTTGAATTGCTCAGAAATGGACTCGACGCATTAAACAAATTAACAGTTAAAGATTCGGGCGAGGAAGGCCCAATTGACAATACCTAGAATATATAGACGGCGATTATAAGGAGAAACTATGCCAGTCAAAGGAAAGAAGCTTACGTCGAAGTCTAAGAAGAAGCCCTCTAGCGAGAGTAAATCTAAACCTCTTGTGAGGATGGTTCAGTCACTTGAAGACTATGTGAGGATCAACATCTCAGTGGGTAAAGGTGAAACTTTGAAAGTTGCTAGACTCTGGAAAAATGGTGATCGCACCTTTTTCAGGTGCAACGTGTGGAAAGAATTGGGCCACGGGCAGTCACTTGTCCAAAATCACACAATATCCAAGTCATACTTCGTATCAGTGGACGAAGTAAACGAAAGCGAAAGAGTTTTCACTATTCATGATTAGCCTTGGTGCTGACCCACAAGCTCTTCTGGCTTGTTATCGCTAGCAGGAATAGGCTTTTCGTCTTGCCTGATGGACGTTGTAACTCGATCCACAATTGCCGCAAGGAATGTCTCGTCCTTTACGGATGCCGAGAGGGCGATCTCCCGAGCCGTATTTGTTATTTGCTGTTTTGCTTCGGAGAGCATTTCGAACGCATCATCGAAGTCTTGCAATGCCTTTGCCAACTTGGCCTCCAGGCTGCCTTCGCTAACGCCAGTCAAATGAGGCCCGTTGGCAAAGAGGATTCTCCGAGCTTCCTGTAGCTCAGCGGTGCCACCCTGATTCTCTGGAGTCTGGTCGTTGCTGGCATGACCGTTTAGGTGCGGCTCTCCGTTCAAGTTGCTTCCCTTGCTTCGCGTAGCAGGTGGTGGAGCATTCATGTCAACTTGGCGAGGAACAATTCTTTCGTTGATGGCTCCCAAGATAACGTTCGGGTTGGGGGCTTCGACTTTCGCCAAGGTTGTTAGTTCTGGCATATACCCATCACCTTGAAGTTTTCGCACACACTTGATGACCTGTAATGCTTCCTTCTTTGTGAGGATCACGAGGCCAGCTTGAGAGACTAAGTGGTGAAGTTTCGGATTCTTGTGAATCATCCGTTGAGATCGCCCAGCGGTTTTATCCGACTTGTAAACGAAGGCTTCTGATATGGATTCCGTGAAGCTAGTCAAGCCGGGCTTCCCAGATGTAAATCGGAGATAGCCAGGGTCCATTAGCACGGTTTTGGCCAATTCTGCTTCGTCTGCCACAATGTACATTTTCTTCTTCCCCTCTTGGAGTGCTTCTTCGAGTTCTTCTTCAGATAGTCCGCCGGATGGATTCTGCACGGTTCGATCTTTCCAAAGATGGATTGAATCGATGTCCCTCTTCTCTGTTTTTCCACCGTGCCTTTGGGGCTTGATCTCCAGCGTCGTGTCGTTGAGGACTTGAATTAAAAGACCTCTTCCGAAGTGCTGTTCGCCATTTTCCTTCAACCTGTCCCGCACATATATCTGCTTTCCAGTATCCAAAAGGGTTTGCCAGATCGGAGCGGGGAATGTTTTCGTTGAGTTAGCCGATAAGTTTAATGTAGTTATCCTGTGGGTTCTACGAGTTGGGGGTCGATAATAGCAGTCCTGTTTGCCGCTGGCAAGCTGAACAAAAGAGAATGTCTTGAGAATCTACAGACTCAGCAAGCAACCTGACCCGATCACCTACGTTCGCGTGGTGATGGCAAGGGTTAGCCACATATCGGAAGAAATGGCCAGCATTGGCAAAATTCGATGCTCTCAGCATGAACGTGATAGACTTGAAGCCATCCCAGATGTTCTGGGAGATGCTTGGCTTGAGATTCGATCCTCTGTCTCCGATCTGAGTGGCCATGGCAGGTTTTCAAAAAAACACGCCCTGCAAGTTCGCGCAGCCCTTTCTGTCGGTATCAAGCTGACACAAGGGTGTTTTGACCTCATTCACAAGCTCCTCGAAGATGGTGTCCCTAAGGCATCTCGTCACTATTTGAAACGCACCTTACGCTGTGCTTTTGTCCGCTGTCAACCTCATGAGGCCGAGCCAACAGATCAGTTTGTCCTGAACATGTTGGCCAATATTGCTTCTGGTCCATGTAAAAGCCTTGAGGGGCTTCTTGTAGGGGATGTCGATCCCCTATCTCATCTCAAGGTCAATGATGCCCTTGAACGTGGCCTTGTCAAGAGGATGGGGCAATTTTATGCGATGACAGGGAGCGGTTTGGAGACCCTGCTTGATGAGGCTGCCTACACTAGGGGATTGTCGCACTTGCTGTCAGACCAATCGGTTGAAACCAAAAATCTTTACTTCAAAGGACTCAAAGGAAACAACAATGTCTAGAAAATTTACAGGTGTAAAATGGCTTATCGAACGGTGTGCATTTGATGACCAAAATCCCCGAAAAATTGAAGAGTACCTTAAATCCATAGGTTTTCCTTGCTATTTTGCGAACTTCCATGGTTTTGGTAGCTACGAGCTACTTGGTCCAGCAAACGAGGAGCTAGGGAAAGAAGACTGTGTTGTTTGCTACGCTACGATTGGCCTTGCACGCAAGTTACAGCGAGACAAAGCGTGGCATCCGTTGGCGTGGGTGGACTGGAAGATTTTTGAATGTACCCACTATTACCCCGTTTTCGCTCAGCATCTTATTGCTTCAAGATACATGATGATGCCTTTGGGAGAGATTCCCCGCCAAAAGGAATTTATATACGATACGCTCGGCATTGATGGTAAAGTATTTTTCCGACCTAATGACAATGAGAAGAGCTTTGCTGGCGAAGTTGTTCACTTCGATAGTTTTGACAAATGGTACTCATTAGCCAATATATATGATCCAGGCAAGAGTTGCCTTTCCGTTGCTGCTCAGGTAGAAAGTATTCATTCTGAGTATCGAGTGATGGTCGCAGATCAAGAATTTTTAACTGGAAGTCGCTACCGTCTCAAAGGGGAGGTTCACTTAGATTCCGCCGTTCCTCAAGAGGTTTCTGATTTTGCCGTGATGCTTTCGAGAATTGCTGAAGAAAAATTCCCAGAATTGCCTTGTCTAATTTGCTTTGATATCGGAGTAACAGATAGAGGGCCAAAGTTGATTGAGATATCGTCTGCTAATACCAGCGGATTATACGAGAGCGACATGAAGGCCTTTGTCGATGTGGCGAACCGCATCGCAGAGAGAGAATGGCGAGACCTTTACGAGATTTAAAATGGGAAAATTCGATAACGATTTCCAAGAAACTCCTACGCACCAAAACAACACCCTTTACTTGATATTCTCAGAATCAAAAGGGTTTATTGGCTCTTATGACTACTACGGTTGTCTTGAAGATGACGATCAAATAGTGGTTCGTGTTGATGTAAATATTCCGAAGTCACTCTATAATCCTGTCAAGCTTGTTGTAGATGTGCCGGAAGATTTTGTTCGCAATGAGCCTATAAGGGGCCAAGTGGATGAAGTATCTATACCCGTCACAGTTGATGATATTAAACCAAATCCAAACCTAAAGGAAGAAATGGTTGTAAAGGAAGCACTTGATATTACAAGCCCCTCTTGGGGGAGTATTATTGGACTTATTCGCAAAAAGCTGATTGGGAGCGAAAAATGAGTTATGGATATCTCGGAGAAGAAGTAGTTGATGCGAAAGACACCCCATATGCTGATTATACGGCATCTGATTGGGCTATGGAATTTATTGAGAGGTATGGAGGGATTGACGGTGATCATCACAAGTTATGGCTTTTGGACCGAGTGGCTAGATTACTCAAAGGTGCTCCAGTAGAAGTTCGTCTGGCTAAATGGGATTCCGGGCACGAAGAATACCGATTCTCAATAGGAACTTCTGATGATTACGAGGAATGGGTAGAATACATGAAAGGGTGGAACGAAGAAGAAGGAGAGTACGATTATAGTTACGATTGGGGCGACAGCCCACCCTAAAGATTTTGAGCAAAAAAAATCCGATACAAGGATTGACGGCTGAGGCGATAGCCGGTAAACTCTCGCCAATCGCTTCGGTAAGACTCAATGGTAGAGCTAGTTTTTCTAAAAAACTTGGTTGCAGGTTCGAATCCTGTCCGAGGCACTTGAACCTCGATTATTTTCAAAGGATAATCGAGGTTCAGTTTCGATTTGATCTAAAGTTTTGCAAGCTGGTTAACCGATAATAATATTGTGACTTAGATTTTTACTGACACTCGGGTCAAGCCTGCTACTCCGTACATTTACGCAGTAGTCCGAACAGACCTTCCATTCCCATCGCAAGCCGTTCAGGCTTCGCATGCTGTCTTAGAATCAACAAGACAAGGGATAGTCCCCCTTTCGGGAGATCATCCTCATCTAATCATCTGCGGTGTTGCAGATGAGATTTCTTTGCTGCGCTCGCTTGAGAAAATAAAATCTCAGGGAGTACGCTGCTCTTTGTTTCGTGAAGCCGATCTTGGGGATCAGGCTACGGCGTTTGCCAGCGAAATCGTAACGGGAGATGCTCGTCGCATCTTTCGAAAATTCAAATTACTTAAAGGCCCACCCGCTCTTTCCCCTGTCTCGTGACAGTGGCGAGGGTGGGTATTTTTATTGGAGAAACACAATGAATACAACAGAAACTCAATACGTTACCAGCTTTGGCATGTTTTGCTCTTGCGATTTACCTACTTACAAGAAGATCAAAAGAATTAGACATCTTATCGAAAAAATGAAGTCGAAAAACAATAGATTTAAGTGGTACTGGAGGAAACAAGTACAGAATCGAGTTGACTTAGTTCGAGTCAGTGAAGAGAAGGATGGTAAGATTATCAAGACTGAAATCCTCAAGAAACCAGCAGAAGAACCTATTCTCTTTAGTTCTTTATTTGAGAAGAGAGACCGTTTTGAGGATTTTACAGACTATGAGCGAAAATACTATCCTGGCTGGTACGGATTTGACTTGAATGACGAAAAGGCCCAATCTCGTTACAAGATTGGATACACAGACTTATATGACGTGTTCATGAAAGATCATTGTAATGCCAAACAACCTGTGAGTTCTCCAGATGAAGTAAAACCACTTAGCCTGACAAACGAACAAATTGACAAACTTCTTGAAGATGCAGAGAAATATCTTTCCTAATGCGTGGATGTTTTAAGGTCACTATCTCAGGAACCCGATGAGAATGATATGACTTTTCTCCTTTGGTTCTTGATTTACCTTATTATAGGTACGGTAGTAACTATGTGTTTTGATTACAAGGCTGAACAAGATTGGGATAAGTTCAAGGAAGTTCTTAACAATCATTCACCAGGTCGCTATTCAGATCAAGAAATAATTAGGGCGATCAAGACAGCGAACATCATGGCTGGAGTTTTCTGGCCTATAGTTGTCTTATCTGGGGTTTTGACCCTGTTTTCTAATCCAAAGGACAGAACTCATGGATGAGAGAATCCTTGCACTTTTTCAAGAATTTTCTGAACATGCTATTCGGGGCAATTGGGATGATGCGATGCGATCTTATAAGGAGCTTGAGCCTCAGTTAACAACTGAAGAGCGTCAATCCATTGGCTTTGCAAGATCAGGGGTTCTAGGTGATGAGGGGGTTGAGCTTGCTCTCGCAGCAGTTCTTAAATCTCTTGAAGACCGATCAGCAGAATTCAGAGAATAAATCGTGGAAAGTTAAGCTAATGCTGTTATCATACCCGATGTAAATAGAGTGGCTTGGGTCGGACCTACGCGCGATGTACAATATCGTGAGGAAGTTCGCGACTCCACTGCTTAATCTGGGAGATCGAAAGATCGTCTGTACCAGAGAGGGAGCAAGCCAAACAGGTCAGAGCCGGTGAGCAGGGCATTGAAGACCGGGTTGGTGCAGCACTTGATTTTCAAGTGCCATACCTAAGGGTATGAGTTAAATGTAGGTCACATCATAAGAAGCGATTCTATGATGTACAGAATTGCGGCTATAGACCCAAACCACTCTATTTTATGAACAACAATAATAACAAAGATGTCGAAGTCAATCAAGAAGCGGAAGAGCGGCGAAAAGAGGAGGCCGCAAAAAACATCGATTTCGATTTGCTAAATGGCGGCTCAGGATTCGAAGAAATCAAAGATTTTGGAGACCGAACCACTGTATTGAAAATCATCAAAGAACGAAGGCAACGGCTTGCTTCGGCTTCCCAAAAGCTAAAAGAGAAGTTTGTTGGTCTTGATGATATAATTGACCAAATTATTCGGAACATCGAAGTCTGGTATGTAATGCCAGAAATTGTAGCTCGCCCGGTGATAGTCAATCTTTGGGGAATGACGGGTGTGGGTAAGACTGACTTAGTGCGAACTCTTGTTAGAGAGTTGAAGCTAGGTTCAACTTTTCATGAGATTCAGCTTTGTCACAATGGATCATCAAGTGGTGGTTCATCCGCATTGCGTGATGAGCTAGGTAAGTCCAATCTTGATCCTGAACATCCTGGAGTTCTTCTTCTTGACGAGATGCAAAGATTTCGTACCGTTGACAACAACGGTGATGAAATGCATGATTACAAGTTTCAGGACTTATGGGCACTCTTGAGCGATGGACGTTTTACTGGAGACACTGATAGAGACTCTCTAATCAGATTAATTCTGGAAGACATTTATTGGGATTATGGAGTTGTCAAATATAAGGACGAGGACGAAGACGACGAAGAAGAAGAGGAAAAGTCTAAGGTTGTATACAAGAACGGTTTTCGAAGAGGATATCAAAGCGCTCGTCTCCTAAAAAGACAGCTTAGGCTCAAGGAACCGATTAATGAAATCATGACTTGGGACAACCAGCGTAAGCTTCAGGTTGCTACCGAAAAATTTGCAGATGATTCGACATACGAAGGACTTGACTATTCCAAGCTTCTAATCTTCATCTCAGGCAACTTGGACGAGGCGTACCAAATGGCTGGCGACTGTGAAGATGCAGATCGTGATGCTGATGTTCTGCATGCATTCTCGAAACAGATCAATGTCATCGATATTAAAAGGGCATTAACAAAACGATTTAAGCCAGAACAAATAAGCAGATTCGGAAATACTCATGTTATCTACCCTTCACTTGATCGCGGAAGCTATGAACACCTAATTCAGCGATCACTTGATCAGATTTCTTCCAAAATGAGTGAACGTCATGGTTTTAATATTTCATTCGATGAAAGCGTAAATGTTTTTGTTTACAGGAATGGGGTTTACCCATCTCAGGGTGTTCGTCCGCTCTTCTCCACCATAGCTTCAAAGATTGAAAATTCAATCCCACAATTCGTCTTGAAAGGGCTGGAAGAGAATGTCTTGAACTTTTCCATCTTCCACAAGGATGAAAAACTGGTTGCAGTTACAGATTCGGGCACGACTTTGGACAGCCTCGTTTGCAACGGAGACCTTGACAAGATTAAGGAAGGCCGAGACGACGATTCTCGTTCGATGATTGCTGCCCACGAAGCTGGCCATGCTGTTCTTTATGCAGTGTACTATGGTTATTCGCCAACCGAAGTAACTGCAAGCCTCTCTGGCTGGAATGGAGGTTATGTTGCCCCTCACAATTTTAACCAAGAAACGCCTGAAGTTTTGAAGAACAAGATAAGGGTATATCTTGGCGGACGAGCTTCTGAACAAATCTTTTTTGGTGACGGGGTAGTAACAACTGGTGGATGGCATGACATAAGCAGCGCGACATCAATCGCATCCTCGATGGTACGTCGTTACGGAATGGATCACACTACTGCAACCGTTCGGTCTGAAACTTGGAACAATGCTTCAGAATCTGTGAACTTAAACAGCGAAAAGGTCAACGAGAGGATTGAAGAGATTGTAAACTCTGCCCAAGGAGAAGCCATTGATCATCTTAAGGAACACATTCCTCTTCTAAAAGAAGTCGCTAAAAAGTTGTACCATGATGGCCGTATAGAACCGAAGACATTTGCTGACATTTGCAATAATCATGGTTTGAGTGTTGTTGTTTCCGAGAATGAAAGTATCTCGGTACAAAAATATTTAAAGAAGTTTGAAGAGTTTGTAGGATAACGAAATGGGTTGTACATTCATTGATCTAGACGGAACCATCTTTAAGCATGGAACTAACAGCCTTCTTCCAGGTGCCCAAGAACTTCTTGAGTCCATTGAAAATGAAGGCCATGAAATCATATTTACTACACGTCGTGGAGATCGGGAGTTCAAAGATCACCCAGTGTATAATGCAGATTCTGCACGATTAGCAGTACGAGGCCTCAGAGTAGACTATAAAGAATTGATACTTGATGTAAGCAGTCCCCGTGTCGTTATAAATGATCAGGGTGCAGTTGGCATTAACCATCTTTATAACAACGATTGGTCTACTGAAGATATTGAAGCTGCCCTTTATGCACTTGATCATGGCAAGCCAAAAAATAAAAAGGAAGACAATGTTAACTCTATTCAGCCAGAAGAAAGTGATTAAGTATTATAATGTTTAGTAAAATGCAGTCTACCATGGCCGCTGGCCTTGTGCTTCTTGTACCAGTTGTTGTAACTTTGTATACCGTTATCCTTGCATTTAAGATACTTGATGGATGGACAGAATGGGTTGGAATCACAACCCCAGGAGTAGGCATTGTTCTTCTGATCCTTTCAATATTCGGGGCTGGTCTTTTTGCAAAGAATTTCATTGTGTCTCGATTAGTTCATTTTGGTGGAGGGGTACTTCACAGAATACCAGCCGTTGGATGGGTCTATTCTACTGTCAAAGAGGCTTGCGAAGCTCTATTTAGTGCAGATGGCAAAAAACTTGGTGAGCCTGTATATGTTCGAATTCCAAATGGTTGGGTTTTAGGATTTAGGACAGGGGAAAGCCCTCGAAGTCTTCCAGAGAACAGTGATGTTCCAAATCCGATGGGTGCTGAATTTGAGACTGTACTTGTCATGTGGGCATTTAGTGCTGGATCAGGTGTTACTGTCGAAGTTAATAAGCGTGACATAGTATCTGCAAACATGTCTACTGATCAAGCCCTAAAACATACCCTGACGGCTGGGGTTGTGGGTAATTCGAAATAGGAAGTTGCTAGTAGAGGAAACTTCTCGATGTAATTGAATACTGATTGTACAGTCTATTACGTTTACTAGGAGGCAAACATGGCTGAAATTCTACTTGGCATTCTCATCGGTGTAGGACTTATCTTCGCATTTATTTACAGGGATAAGGTCAAAGTCTGGGTGCAACAGGCAATTGCGAAGCTTAAGACGCTTCGTAGCGACAAAACTAAAAATGATGACAACTCGTATTCAGATCATCAGAACTATAAGTACTAAGTAACTTATTACGTTTATAATGAAGGGGCGATTGCTAAAATCGCCCCTTTTTGCGTAGGAGGTCACATATTCATATGCGAAGTAGTATATTTGTGGTGACCTCATATGTACGAGTTGACTAATACAAGAATTCGATCAACAACTCTTAACGTTGAATACGCCCGTTCTGGAATACCTGTTATAGAACTTTCATATTCTGATTGGTTAAAGTCTCTTCAAGAGCTTGATCGTATGAAGTTTTCGTCTTCAAAAGATTTCATGGGAATGTATTACAACAACCCAAATGCCACTAAATTGGGTTTTCCTCGCCGCTTCATCGTGATTAATAAGTCGATGCCCAATTACGAGAAACTTATGGTTTTCTATCATGAGGTGGGGCATCATTCTTGTGTGAAATGCCGCTGCAAATGTGCGTGGAAGGGCTTCCAACATCGAAAAACAGAATTGCACGCTGAGCTTTCATGCATATATATAGCAAAATCAAGGGGCTATTCCGAGATGGTACTGGAACTGGTAAAAGAGACTGTTGAAGCCTTAGATTATCACTTCGAATATAATTTTTGGAATGCTTCTAGGATGCTAAAACATCCGGTTTATCTTGAAGCAGTAAAGTCGGTAGAATACGATTTTAACTTGTGGTTGAAATCTAAATCAAACAGAAGACTTAAGAGGCTCTACGATCAATGTATGAATGACAGTTCAATAGGTACTTGTCGTTGGAAACCATCAAACTACTTGGTTAAATTCGCGTCTAAAGTATAACGTGGATTGCTGCAATTAATTCTATGAATGTCCGATACATCATATATGTTGGAACGCAAAATCAAGATGGCTTCCTCAGACAACTCCCCCACCAATTTTGAAGAGCTTAAGCAACTTGCTGCTAAAGTTGTGGTAGAGATGTCCAGATCGGAAGATGACTCGATAAATTGGGTTGAAGGTTTGTTCTCCCACCCCGATGACCTTGACTTTGTGAAAACTGGATTTTTTGCAATGCAGGATACGTTTCGGAATCTTCTAGGCGCAAAGTACGAATTGCTCTCTCTTGAGGGCAAAATAAAAGCCGGAGAGGCCGCTGCTGCAATGATGCTTCACTACCTTCAGAGCATCAGGCAAAAGTTTGATGAGGGTAAGTTCGATTTTGAATCAGAATCAGAAATGAGTTTTGATGATCCAACTTTTCCTGATTTTTTGGACCCCGATGATCCAGATAATTGGGATTGGGAGGAGTAGCTCAGTGAATTTCTGGGAGTATACTGGCGTCCTCGGTGGCAAGCGTTGCCACCCGTTCCCATTCAACAGAAGAAAGAAAAGACATTGACGAAGTTTTTTAAAGGTCTTGGTTTCCCCGGAAGCTTGATCGTCATCGCCATCCTGCTTATCGGATTCCTCACCGTCGCCTATCTGGCGGTAACCCCCTCTCGGATTAAAGGTAACCAAATTGGAGTCCTTGAGACTTGGTGGGGCGGTGTCCACGAAGAGCCAAGGGGGCCAGGGATGCACTTCCTATTTCCAGGAATTGCCATGGACCTCAAGTCTTACTCCCTTCAGCCAAGAGTCTTTGTGATGAACGACATTCCCGGTGATGTCGAAGAATCTAAAGGTCGAGAACTGGATTCATATGAGGTTCAGTCCCGAGAGGGGCAGACGATGAACATCAGCTTCAGCGTTCGTTGGAAAATCAATCCCGACCAGATCATTCAGTTGCACAAAGAATTCCGCAGTGATGGCATCACGGAGAATGATCTGATTATTGAGGAAAGATTGATCCGCCCGCAGTCCATGCGGATCATTAAAGATGCTGCAACTAGACGCGAGGCCATCGACGCATACTCTGGAGAAGGCCTTGTCTCACTTCAAGCAGAAATTCAAAGTGAGCTTTCTTCAAAGGAAGGCGAACTCTACAACAGTGGCATCATTGTTGAGAACTTTGTGATTGAGGGAATCAAGCTTGACCCAGAGTATATCGGTGAAATCCGCGCTCGCCAAGTTGCAACGCAGAAAGAGCTTCGAGCAAAAGAGGAAGAGCGTGCTGCTCTTGCTGAGGCCCAGAAGGCTAATGCCGAAGCACAAGCTGATTACGAGAGGGCCGTTGTTGAAGCCGAGCGAGACAAAGCAGTTGGTATTTTGAGGGCAGAACAAGACCAGCAGAAACAAGTATTGGCTGCTGAGGCATTGAAGGAAAAGCTTGTCCTCGAAGCTACTGGTCAAAAAGAGGCAGACCTTCTTAAGGCACAGGGTATTCTGGCTCTTGGTCAAGCAGAAGCAGAGGCTAAGAAATTACAACTTGAAGCATTCGCAGTTGAAGGAGCAGATGCTTTTGTTCAAGTTGAAGTGGCAAAGGCTATGGCAGAAGCATTCAAGAATATCGATGGGTATCTGCCCGAAGATATGAAGATCAACTTGCTTAGCCAAAGCTTTATGGATTCTATCAAGTCGATTGTCAACCCACAGGCATCAAACACAGAAGAGAGTAAGTGATATGCGTGTAAAAACAGTTACATTTGCTCAACTGCGTAATACTGGTCGATACGAAAATCAGCGAGCCGAGGCGACAATCGAGGTCAATGAAGGCGAAGATGTTGAAGAAGCATACAAGCTTGCTAAAAAGGTTGTCAGGAAAACGCTGGGTCTCGGGCCAACTCAAGAAGAGTTAGACAAGGCCAGGGAGGTACTTGAATCTGCTGAATAGCTTATAATGTTCCGATAAAGGTATAGAGGGCCAGGAAATAACAAAATGGCCCACGCCAAGGATGGCATCCAATTTAGGGCCAGAGAAATCTGGTTCTAAATTCTTAAGAAACCTTTAAAGAGAGGCAATATGCTTTCGTTCATCTGTATACTTTCACTAGTCCTTAATCTCGCCTTAGTAGTTTTACTTATATTGATTGTAAGACCCGTCAAGGGACTTCTTGAGCAACTCACCGAACTGTTCGAGAGAGTGCTCATCGCAACACGAACCCCACTTCCACCAAAGGAATAACATGAAATTTCTTCGCTTCCTGTTCCCGTTCTTTTTCTCTAAAAAGGGCAGCAGCAAGGACCAATGTAAAGACGCAGACCTCAATAACAAACACAATGAGGTAAAAAAGCAGTATGTTGCCCCCCAAAGTAAGCCCAAGCCAAGTAAATACGAGGGCACTTTTGACAATAAGAGTAATCGCTATGTCAAGAGAAAAAATGGCAGGGTATCAGAAGTATGGTATGACGATGAGTGGACAGCCATTGATCTAATTACTGACGTTATGCTTCTTGAAGCTCTTGGAGTAATTGACGTTTTTCCTGATAACCAAGAAGACACTGGCTACCATGAAGAACATTCCGATATTCTAGACGGAAACGAGCAGGTGCCAGAGGCTCCCGAAGTCGTTCAGGAAGAAGAGAAGGCACCAGAAGTACAAGCTGAAGTTTCAGGTGACAAGATGGAAACCTACTTCGAAGCCCCTAAAGAGAATTATCAAGAGCCACCCCAGGCCCCTGTTTCGGAGCCAGAGCCGGTGCGAACCACCACAACCTATACCGACAGTGGTTACTCTTCGTCTAGCGGAGGCGGATATTCTTCTGGAGGAGGCGGTTATGACAGTGGTGACTCTGGTGGAGGAGACGATTAATTCTCACTAGGAAAAATTAGAAGAACATCTTCAAAGGAGGACAAGGGCCAGTGTTCGAATTAGAGAGTTATGAACTCATCTAATTCAAGCACTGGCCCTTCTTCCGCTTCTTCGTCTCAGCCACTTAATTCTGATAGCTCAGAGTCAAGTAATTTTCCTGAAGAGATACAAGAGCTAGTAGAAATAGCTCAAGAAACACCGTCAAACATCGAGGATGTCAACAATAGTGAAAGTAGTTGCGATGATCCTGAAGACGTAATTGCTCCCAAAGTGGACTGTGCAGCGCCCAAGCGAGGCCTACTTCTTAGAACTCCTGACATCAGGGACTTCAATTATCGTCCAATACCTAGGAGAGCCGCATCACATATTCGAAAGAAATTCTGGGCAACAAACTATGCCTTTGATCAAGGTGAAACATCTGCTTGCGTTGGATATTCAGGAGCAGCATTTTTAGATTCTGCACCAGTAAGGAATAGGATGGAAGATGCTCCCTTTAAGCCTTTTGACCTTTATGTTCTTGCAAAAAGGTTTGATGAATGGCCAGGTGAAGATTATGAGGGAACCTCGATACGAGGATTGTGTAAGGCGTTGAAGGCTGCTGGCATAATTGCCAAGTACGAGTGGGCTTTTGATACTCGAAGTATTACCAGATGGCTGCTTACAGATGGTCCAGTTATTGTTGGCACCGTCTGGAGTGATGAAATGTTTGAGACTGACAAAAAGGGGTTCATTCACCCAGGTGTTGGTGCCTCAAATCCCCATTCTGGTGGTCATGCCTATCTTCTTAAGGGTGTTGATCTTGATAAAAAATGCCCAGATGGAACTAAGGGTGCGTATAAAATACTAAATTCTTGGGGTAAGTCTTGGGGTACCAATGGAACAGCATGGATAGCTATTTCAGAATTCGAAGGTCTTCTTCGACTATCTGGAGAGGCAGTACGCATGAGAGAAAACAAAGTGTTTTAACCTATTTCGATATGCACATTGCATTCTTTAGAGCTAGAAAAGGTAAGCTTGTAGATTGGTTAATCGATCTTTTTACAGGCCTGAAGGGCTTTAGCCATATGGAGCTTGTGTTTTCTGATGGACAATGTTTCTCTGCTCAAAAAGGGGACAAGGGAACTAGGTATAAAAATGTTGACTTTGATGCAGCTTCCTGGATCATTATTCCTCTAACCGTAACAGACGAACAAGAAGTTGTTATTCGATCTTTTTGTGATTCTGTATTGGGAAAAGAATACGATATCTGGGGTGCTTTAGGAGTAATCCTTCCATTCCGAAATCGAAAGGGAAAATGGTTTTGTAGCGAAGTTGTTGTTACCGCATTACAGGAAATAGGGATGTATGAGGGTATTGATCCAGCAAAAGTTGACCCCAACTGGTTGTGGGAAAAAGCAACTTCTGGTGTTTATCTAAACTCCAGCAGAATACTGCATGAAGATTGCCACTTTGGAAGTCTGAAGTCACAGGATATTAATGATATCTCTCCAGAGTGACGATATATAGATTAGTTGGGAGATAAAAAACTTCTATATCGCTTGCGGCTTTTTCTACTTTTTAAAGTAGAGCCGAACGAGGGGGTTGATGTAGATAGTTTCCCATCTAGGCCCTCCTGATGCAGGAGATGGTTCGTCTCAAAACCCCCCGTAGCGGGGTTGCTTAAATGCGACCCCGCTATTTTTGTGTCACCGAGTAAAGTATGTTAAGAAAAAAAGCTGAGAAGTACCTGAAACAGTGCGGGGACTGCAACTCCCAGAACATTCGCTTTAGCGGATACTCTGTACCTGACCATCCCGACGACGGACTAGGAAAGGTTTATGTGTGGTTTTGCAAGGACTGTGGAAGTTTTACCGGTGTTCCTGAGCAAGAGGCGAGGGAAAACGGGATCAGCAAAGCCCTCGACAAATTTTTTCGTGCAAAATCGTGGATTGCTCATTGACTTCGGCAAAACGGACGATAAGTTACACACACGACGGCATTGAAGTGGCTCACGTCGAGTCACGGCCAAGTTATCCGTCACGAACCGAATATGGCCGGGCCTCTTACTCCTCGTAGGTTGTAGGCGGAATCGGTCCCCCACTGAAAGTGGGAAGGTGCGTGAGCGGATTGCCGAAAGGCTTTCGCTCACGTTTTCTTTTGCACTCTCGGTTCGAACGGCAGTTATCGCCTTCTGTTAAGGCGTAAAGGATTACGAAAAAACATGGCAAAGAATTACGCATCCGCAGTAGCACAACAGAAGGCCCCGCAGAGAGTCAAGGACCGCAGTGATCAGGTTCAGAACAACGCTGGTGGTTACGTTTACGATATCTCGGATATCGAGCGTCTCGACCGCTTCCTTATCCTTGGGAGCGACACTGGTACCTACTATGTGGGTAGCCAAAAGATGACCAGAGATAACGCCGAGGTCGTAGACAGGCTTATCAATGCAGGGCGGGGCCGAGAGGTTCTTGACCGTGTATTTGAGATCAGTGACCAGGGTCGTGCCCCGAAGAATGATGCAGCAATCTTCGCAGCAGCAATGGTGCTTGCGTCTGACGACGTAGAGGCCAAGCAGTATTTGCGAGACAACTTGAACAAGGTGGTTCGCATTGGCACTCACCTGTTTGCTCTTGCGGATTTTGTTTACACACTTCGTGGTAACCGGCGTAACCGTTCAATCCGCAACGCGCTGAGCGAGTTCTACAGCAACAAGAGTCCCCACGCACTTGCCAAGCAGGTCGTGAAGTACGCTAGCCGTAGAGTTGAGGGTTCTCAGGCTTGGAGCCACACAGACATCGTGTCTCTTGTCCACCCGAAGCCAGCCACGCCGGGGCACGAGAGTATTTTCCGCTACCTTACGATCAAGGATAATTCGAAGGGCAACTTCCGAAGCAATTACCTTGACGAGTTGGTGAATGCTGATCTTTCGTCTGATGATCCGATGTACTACATCCAGGGTCACGAGAAGGCAAAGAGAGCTTCAACCGCTGATGAGGTTGTTGCCATCGTCAAGAAGTATGGGTTGACTCGCGAAAGTGTTCCTACCCAGTTCCTTAATGACAGCAATGTCTGGGAATCACTTCTCAACGAGGGCAAGGGAATGCCGCTTACTGCAACAATTCGCAACCTTGGCAAGATGACCAGCATTGGATTGATCGGGCCTATGGAAGATGCCAATCAGACGGTTGCTGCGAAGCTCCGTGACAAGAAGGCTCTTCAAGAGGCAAGAATCCATCCGATCAATGTGCTTGCCGCTTTGCGAACCTACAGTAGCGGCTCTGGTGCCCGAGGAAACCTTTCTTGGAGTCCGCAGCCAGGAATTGTCGATGCTCTTGATGATGCTTTCTACGAAAGCTTCAAGACTGTCGAGCCAACTGGCAAGCGAATCATGGTTGCCGTTGACTGCTCTGGCTCAATGGGCTGTGGTGTCAACGGCATCCCAGGGCTAACCGCTCGTGATGTTGCTGCCGCAGTGTCGCTTATGATAACGAAGACTGAAAAGAATTCGATGATCACGGGCTTCTCATCTGCCGGTGGCGGTTATTGGAACCGTGGCCAGTCTCTTGACGGCATTGACGAACTTCCGATTAGCAGTCGGATGAGGCTCGATACTGTCATCAACAAGATGGCTCACTTCCCTTGGGGCGGAACTGATTGTGCATTGCCAATGCTTTACGCAAAGGCCAAGAAGTTGAAGTTTGATGCCTTCGTGGTTATCACTGACAATGAAACTTGGGCTGGAAGCGTGAAGCCGGATCAGGCGCTTCGCGATTACCGAAAGGCCTCTGGCATCACTGATGCAAAGCTTGCGGTACTCGGAACTTCTGCAACCTCATTCAGTATTGCTGATCCAAAGGATCGCAACATGCTTGACTTTGTTGGCTTTGATAGTGCTGCTCCGCAGCTTCTTTCAGAGTTCCTTCGAGGAAGCATCTAGTTCAAACAATCAGCTAGGCTGAGACACAGCCCCTGACCTTCGGGTCGGGGGCTTCTTTTTCCCCGAAATTCGTGAAATGCCAATTATAGACGATACGTAATGCCGATCATCTAGTATGGCTAAGGTTAAAAAAAGAGGCCCAAACGAAGAGTACACCCGCATCAAACATACTCCTTTTACAGAGGAATTTGAAGCAAAATTAGCTGAGTCAGCAAAGAAGGCCAGAGACTACCTGTACGCGAACCATCGCATCGTGAGCGTTGAAGACGCAAGCCCTTCGGTGAAGGTGATCAGAGTATTCGGTGGGCTATGGAACTGGTATATCGACTCTGAACAAAAACTGGTCTACTCGACAACCCGTATTCCAAAGTCCAACGAAATCCACAAGCTCACTGTATCTTCTTCTTCCCACGAGCTTACCCAATGTGCGATTGAGAAGCAAAGAAAGCTTGGACCCGAGATCGTTTCCTTTCTCGATGGCAAGTTAAAAATGGCTGGGGAACAATCCAGTTGCTTCTGGTCAATCTCTGCAAGTGAATTTCCGATCAATGTTGACAACAAACAAGTTGTCGAATGGAAAACTGTTATTCGTGCATTCGCTATTCGAGAAATTGCAAGACACATGTGGCCTTGGGTTGAAAGCAAATGGATTGATCCAGATTCCGATGAGGGAAATTATTTTCCCAAGCCAGGAAGAGGTAATGCCAGTCACTACAAAATTCACAAAAACACATATTGCACTCGGAGGGATGTATGTGCAAGAATTGTTCACGAAGCGAATAAGGTAATTAACACTTGCTGGGGCAAGAGTATTAATTTTGATCACGCTAAGAAAGCCATCTGTAAAGCAGTGTGGAGCAACTTAGACAATGATGTTGTGAAGATTGCATTTGCCTCTGAAGGTGTTCGTTATAATGGCTTTCATTATTCGGCATGTTGGAAAAATAAAGATGAGCTAAAAAAGGTTCATGAACACTCACCCTCTGTTTTGCCAATCTGGATGTGTCTCATCCAAGGAATTCGGCTTTCTGGCTGGCATGCCCCCCTTCCAATAATGCCAGATATCATTAAAGATGTCAGGTCGGTCATTGATCTAACAGACAAATACGAGTCTTTGAGAAAAGGTGGATGGAAGTCTCTACTCAAATCTTCAACATCGTGCAGTCGCTTCTTAGCTAAAAAATTCTACAATTCGTTAACCAAAGCTTCTTATACGTATTTTTCCGATAAAGACGATTTCAAGGGCAAATTAAGTCTAATGATGGGATATGAGAACGATGATTTTGATCTTGACAAACCTGTAGATAACTCTAACTCTTTTTATGAGCTTCACCCTGACCAGGGCGGGGACACCCTAACTCATTCGTTAAGGTGTTCAACCCTTCCCCGCATCCTTAATCTCTTTGCCGAAGTTGGAGAGATTCCAAGGTTCACGTTGCTCAAAATGTGTTGTGGGAGAGTCCAGGGAGTACATAAAGCTCCTACACTTGTATCATTTATGCGTGCAGCATGTCGTGCTTCAAAGAAATCTCGGAATATCAAGAATTTCGTAACAAATGAGTTTGAACTTGCTTGGGATTGGTTAACTCGTTCTGTAGCTGATGGGTATCGAAACGCCCTTGACGTGAGGAGGCATGGAACCATGCCAGAGCTTGACAAAAATCAGAGGAACTGCGATTGGGATTGGTTCATGCGGCAACAGGCTCAGTGGCATAATGAAGTTGCTCTTCAGCGTTCAGTCCAAGGCGAAGATTACTCTTGGGAAACACATCTTGACCAGTACAAGCACAAGGGTCACACCTTCGTTCCCCTAACCAGTACATCAATGTTAATTGAAGAGGGAAGAGACATGCATCACTGTGTTGGAAGCTATTCAAATGAATGCCGATCTGGTCGTTCTCAGATTTGGAGCATCAGGAATAACCGTGGCGGGAAAAGAGTTGCTACTGTTGAGTTAAAAATTAGAAACAAATTTACACAAAATTTCACTGAGGAGTCTAGGAGTTTACAGCTAGCAGATGTAAAATCTGTATCTGTAAGTCAACTTCGTGGACCTTGCAATGCAGAAGTGTCAAAAGAGGTTACAAAGTTAGCCGCTGACCTTGCAAAGCGATATGCAAATGCGGTTGGTATAGAAGCTGATGTCAATCATGGGAATTTAGTAAACGCATTCTGATATTTTAAGATGCCTAACGTTATTGAACAAGCCAAGTATGTCTCCGCTGACGTTAACGAAAACAAAAATAGATATTGGTATGCATATTTAAATGGTGACTCTACTGTTCTCGTAGAATGGGGTAGGGTTGGCGCTTCCTCTCAATCAAAACTTCACCAATTCGCATCTGAACTCGCAGCCAAAAAGTTCTATGACAAGAAATGCAAAGAGAAGGAGTCCCCCAAAAAGGGATATCGAAAACTCAGTTTAGTAGAGTCAGGTCAGACTGTTAAGCGGGGAGGCCCCAAGTCGGATATTAAAAAGATTGCAGAAGAGCAGATAAAGACGGATAAAAAGTCCGCAGATTTAATCTCACGAGTTGTATCCGCGAACGTACACTCGATTGTAAGTAAAACAACAATTACGTATAATGATACGACAGGCGTATTTAGTACGCCTTGCGGTGTTGTTACGAACGAAGCAATTGATGATGCGAGACATCTGCTTGGAAGAATCGGCAAGAAGGTAGCCAATAAAGTAGACCCCGGCAGCAAACCTTTCGTCAATCTGGTAAATGATTACTTGATGCTGATCCCACAAAATGTGGGGCGCAAGCTTGACATATTTCAGCTATTCCCAGATGTTTCTTCTGTGTCAAAGCAGAATGACATTCTTGACTCTCTTGAAGCCTCGGTTTCTCTTGTGTCGAAGGGAGATGCCAATGAGCCAGAAAGTGAAGATGTCGTTTTCGACGCAAGCTTGAAGGCTGCAAGCAGCAAAGATGTTGCAAGGATTACTGAATGGTACAGAAGGTCTAAGTCGAGGATGCACCACTGCTCACACCTTGATGTAGTTGCTGTATACGACTTAAGAATAGGTCATATGGTTGATGAATTTGAGAAGAAGAAGAAATCAATTGGTAACGTTCAGGAATTTTGGCATGGCACCAGGAAAGGCAACGTTCTTTCCATCCTGAGCAAAGGCCTTCTGGTGCCTCCATCCAACGCCTCTCATGTGACGGGGCGACTTCTAGGAGATGGGCTTTATTTTGCATCCTGTTCAACTAAGAGTCTTAACTATTCTTACGGATATTGGGATCGATCTGGCGCGGATCAAAACCCAATGATGTTTATAGCCGATGTTGCGATGGGTAAAACATTCGAAGCAAAAAACGCGCAGTATGAAAGATATCCGGCCCCAGGATATGACAGCGTTCGGGCAAGGGCCAAGAAAACCAAGATAAATCATTGGCAAACCCTCCAGAACGACGAATATGTAGTTTACAAAACGGATCAAATTAATCTTAAGTATTTAATTGAGTTTGCTTGATTTGACTAAAAGAGGAGAAAATGGTTGATCATCGAACAGCAATAGGATACTCCACTCGAACCAACAGGGGTTAAGATGAACATAATCGTAGACTGTCCGGGAGATACCGAGAGAAAGAGAGGCCGCAAGGTCGATTTTTATGACTATATCTATGGAGAACAGGCATGGGAAGAATTATGGAGATTCGAGGATCAACTCATAGATTTCTCTTTTGCTACAAAGCTATATGAAGACTCATATAGAGAGTTCTTTAAATCAAATCAATCGGTTCTTGATTGGGTTCTTAGCTTTGGCGATTGTTATCAATTTTCCCCTCAAGAAGTAGAATGTGGTGATGCTTATGATAAAGACTCTTGTCCTCGGCATCTTCAAGACGTAGTTATACGTCGAGTAGTGCATTCAATGAATTTAGAGTTTAAGGGATCACCAGAGGTACTACTCCAAACTGATCATGGATGTGACGGTGAATCAGTGTGTGCCGGGAACGTTCCGTTTCTTTATCCTTCTCAAATCTACCGTGGAAAATCTGGTGGCCCGAAGCCCAGATGGGCAAAAGATGGATCAGTCGAACATTTCTGGCAATCGAATAAGGTGATTGTTGCCGAGACCCTAAGTAGAAATAGTTTATGGTAGTTCTCAGGGTACAAACTCACGGTCTACCCATTTTGTAAACAACTTATACCGTCCAGCCCAATGAACTATGTGTGACTTGGGGTACTTCTTTCGAATTTCTTGTACAAATGATGGTTTGATTATTTGAAAGTATTTTGCTCTGTTTCTTGCAACTGTGTTATACTTTACGCTATCCCCAATTATATCTAGTTTATTGGATTTCTCGATAGCCCACAAAAAAGCACCTTGGTCAAAATAGCTGACTAGATTTGCAAGATGCTCTTCCTCCTTACACGCATTGCATAGTAAGGTCCACTCTCTAAGAATACCTTCGTGCTCACTTTTGTCTATCACGATAACACCATTTTGAACAGGCATTTCGCTTCTTTTTGGGACTGGCCACTTCTCATAAAGCAAATCTTGGTTAAATAGTTTTTGATGTATCGGTGGATGATAGGGCGATACGTACCCATCAAACCTCAGCAGTTCCATTATATCCCTAATAACCAAGCAGTCGGAATCAATCCAAACAACTTTTTGGAATGGCGATTGGTTTATGATTGAAGGTTTTGACCAACATATGCCAGATGAATCATCTGCGGCGATGTCTAGTTCTCCAACACCAACTTCTCTCGCCTTCAGCCACCGTTTCTGTAAGCCATTTAGGCCGATTCCACAAACCCATATATTGTGTGCAAGCCCCTGGTTGGCAAGAGACCTAATGAGCATTTGAGTTCCAGGAAAATAGGCGGGATTACAAGCCGTCACAATTCCAACGCTATTTATCGATAAAGAGTTTGATGTCTTGATCATATATTTATATTCAACGCAAAATAGCCGAAACCTGCGATTGCGTAGTAAATTCGTGGATTGATGGCCACAGACTACTCTTGGTGACGATATCTAAATAACCGAGCATCCTAAAATGAGTCTACAGAAAGTCCTGCAAAAATTCGAGGAAATAGAATCTACTTCAAAGCGAAGCGAAAAGGAGTCTTTGTTGAGGGAATTGAGGGATGATCCCGCCTTATCGCCTATAGCACAAGAGTTTTTCTCGATATCATTAGACTGGTATAGGATATTTGGTGTTGGGGAAAAGACTATATCTGATAATCTTAAAGGTAGTTTGGTTGACGATGATGACATGTTCGTAGATGGCGATTCCGTTCCTTTTGCAAGTGACTGGGATGGATTCACGAAGTTCGCGAGTCGTCTTGAAAAGGGGCATATGCCCAAAGATGAAATCGTATCGCAACTGGATGCGTATGGATCGGAGCTTGAGCAAAAGTGGCTGCGACGTGCAATCCTAAAGAACCTCAGGATGGGTGTTACTGAGAAAACAGTCAACAAAATCTGGCCAGGTTTGATACGTTTCTTTGAAGTTCAACTGGCAGATTCCCTTGAAGACGCAGAGACGCTTGGGATGCCTCCGAGGTCTTATATTGTCGAGCCGAAACTTGATGGTGTGAGAGCTATTGCACGAGTTGAGAAAAGTTTAGGTACAGTTACATTCTTTAGCCGTGGCGGACAGCCTTTGCACCACACAGGCGCAGCGGGCATTGATAAGGCCCTCTTAGAAGGCGTAGAAGGAGATTGCGTGCTAGACGGCGAGTTGTTCTCCCGAGACTTCAACTCCACAATGAAAGTCGTTTCTCGCGGCGAAAATGAACCAGACAAGCGACTTGTTTCCGACCTTGAGTACTATGTATTCGATATGCTCACACTTGAAGAATGGGATAATCAAAAGTGCGACCGAACTCTAGTTGAAAGAAGAGACGCGATCCCGTTTGAAGACATGTCTGACAACTCTCAAGCAAAAGTAAAAGTCACCGAAGAGAAAACCATATCTGATATCAGTCTATTTTACTCGATAAACAAAGAGTTTCTTGACAGGGGGTTTGAGGGCACAATGGTGAAAGAGCCTGATGGCCTCTATGTATTTAAAAGATCAAAAGGCTGGTTGAAGTATAAACCTGTAGAAACTTTTGACTTTAAGATCATTGATGTTTTTGAGGGAAAGGGGAAACACAAGGGTCGTCTTGGCGGATTCATTATTGAGCTTGAAGACGGAAGTACGTGCGCTGTCGGCAGCGGCTTTAACGATGCCGAGCGAATAGCTTACTGGGAAGAAAGGCCCATTGACCTATTCTGTGAGATTAAGTTCAAGATGAGAACACCCGATGGAAAGTTAAGAGAACCAATATTCGTCAGGATGAGGCTTGACAAGGGATATGCCGAATAAAACAGAAAATCCTCCCTCACTGCCTGTTAAAAAGTGGGTCGTATTTACCGAAATTACGAGAGATGATGGGACAATTTTCCGAGCTATGCACATGACATATGCATGGAATCAAGACGATGCATGTGGACAAGTAATGAGTGTCTATAAAGGTTACAGGCTGATCCGAATCTTACCATTCAAGAAAGAAACATAATGTTACTAAGTGATACCGAAAAATCGATTGTTGAAGAGTTTATTGATAGCCTTATCGCTAACAGCGAGATGTTTACAGCCTTCGAGGTTAGTGATCTTTGCTGTAACGACAAGTCTATTTCAGGCCACAAGAAAGAAGCTGTTCGAGATTATGTGCATGCTCTTTTTTATGGAAAAGGATTTACTGATTACACCCGCGAGAGTGTAGTTTTTGACAATGGATTTGGGCAGTCAGTATCTGCATTTGTTTATCATGAGAATGGGCAAAACCCCTATTCGTATATCTCACATCTTGTAAGAGAAGATCGCGAGACAGAAGAGGATGGTGCCCCAACCAATTCTCTTGGACCTGTAGTAAGCACTGTTTACAGTGGCTCAAGCTCTAATCTGGTTAATTTGAGCAATTTGCCCATTGAATCTGATGATGTTGAGAACCCTGATGAAGACGCCCCCGATGTACAAGGTGTTGTTGATCAATCTCACAATTGGCCTTTCCATGACTTCAGTCACGCGGTAAGCAGAGATGAGTCTTTGGTCCTTATTCCACTTTCACGAGATGATCTTAAAGATTACTTTGGTTTAAAAGAATCTGATCTGCTGAACTTCCTTTCACCCGATTCCGCAGAACTGAGAGTTCTTAAAGAATTCAATCGGTTGGTTGTTTTGAGTCCAGTATCAGAATTTGAACCCGGCGTAAATGATATGGGGTTGGCAACTTTCTCAGAGGGTCTACTTCGAATTGAAACAACTGACCTTCTCGATTCTGGAATCAAGAGCATGCTTCTGGATATATCATCTAGGTCAAATGCACTTATAATCGAATCTTTCTAGGTAAACAAAATGGAAGAATATGAAAAATCTTACAAGAGCAAGGACGGTCGGCATGAAGTGCATGTCTCGCTCCCCGAAAGCAATCAAGATAACGAAATCAATTTAGCGATTTGGTCTTGTGGAAATCGTTCAAGCAGCGGAATCTTTTTTCGAGTAAAGATGATCTTCCAAATTCTACTCAGGGGCCATTGCTATGAAGACCTCGTAAATCTTGAACCTCTGGAAGCAAAGAGACTATCAAATACTCTTTCTGAACTTGCAGAAGTTGCCGATTTTAGAAGACAGACGGTAGAAGATAGAATTCGAGATCATGAAGAAAATATAAGAAACCTGAAGGATGAATAACAACAAGAGAGGCGTGCCAGGGGCACGCCTCTCTTGTTGTTTGACATAGTGTTAATTATTTCTTAGCTCTAGAGCATCCACAGCCTTTCTTCTTTTTTGTGCTTGCAGAACCAAGCCTGACACCAGACTGATTTGCCTGTTTTGTTCCGATTGGCTTGGACGCTTTTGGCGATGTACCGCCCTCAATAAAGCTTTTCCCAAACGGACACTCAAAGTCTACCTCGTTGTTGGGTAACACATAGAGTGAAGATTGAGACTTCCTCCACTCTCTACCTCCAACCCGATCTCTACATGTGTTGCAATGTGCTTCACTTCTACAGTGAAAGCTTCTAATGAATTCAGGTTTCTGTTTTGGCTCGCTCATAGAGTTATCTTTCTCATTTATTCTCTTCTTCTCCTTCAGCAAGGAGAGCTTCTATATCATCGGCATTCCGCATCATCTTTGCCAAAAGTTTAGGTGATGACCCGTTCCATATGCCACTGTTGACCCTGCCGTTATTATCAACATAGAAGAACCTGACTTTGCCATCTCCAATTATTGTGGCACTCGGATTTGAGGGGCTAATAGACATCCTAAAATCCATGATAAAGTCTTCTGGATACGGCATTCTTATCGAGCCATCTTTTGGAAGGCTTTCTATGTCTCCAGCTATGAAGATAGGAGTGCTTCCCTTCTCGCTGTTCAAGTATTCAGCCATTGTTGGAGAGCCGACGACCCCGCTAGGAATGTATTTCATAAACAAGAGTGAATCATCTGATACGTAGAATACAAATGTTTCATCTGTCTTGTCGTCATAGACGACATCTGCTAATCCACTTCCCTTGATACCTATTCCAGTTTTCCATGTGAAGCCACCATCCATGCTATAGAAGTGCTCGATAGTTGCAGAGGTTCTGCTTAACGGCTCCTCTTCGTCGCCTTTTGCCCGCCCGCAGCGACCATCAAGCTCTTCATGTTCAATTTCATGCTTTTCTTCATCGAAGATATCAGGCTGACTCTCGGATATTGTTCCAATAGCATCCCCATTACACATGCTACAGTTCATCCTAAAGATACCATTGGGAGGACAAACGTCATGGCATCCATCAGCCTTCTTGAAAAGAGTCCATTTGTGTTCTCGACTAGCAAGAATCCAGTAGTCTCTTTCCTTGTATAAAGTCCACTTTTCTTTATCCTTTGCTTTCCACACTGCATAACCAGCATATTTATCGCGATCTTCGAACTCTGGATTTCCGTCTCTATCTTCACCCACCTTAACTGGAACCTGCCCTGGTTCAAGCCCTTCAAGCTCAAAAGCTCCTGAAAATGTAGAGCATGGACATCTTTCATCAATGATGCCAGACACATTCAAAGTTATATCTTTAATGTCACAATATTCCGTTAACTCGTCGTCTCTATCTCTTATGGGCTGACCCTTGGGCGTAAATTCATCGATGTTCTCGCCTGTATACCGCAGAGGGTCAAAATTAGGATGAGAAGCTCCCCCGCTACCTCTTGAGCCTCGCTTCCAAACTCTAACAATACCTTTCTGATCAACATAAGAATGTATTGCTTGACCCGATTCAAAACCAAGGGATTCTCCATTATAACCAGTTCCATCTGGGTTCATTCCTATATATCTAGGAACTAGTGTTGGCTCTTTATACGATGATCTTTCTCTAGTAGCGAGAACTTCATCATGCTCTATTTCTCCAGCAATTACATATGAAGAAGTCATTCTCAGATCAATACCATCTTGGCTGAACTGTTCAAGATGATAATCATTTGGTTCATCAGGTTTGAAGTACTGAGGTCTTTCATACTTTACAAATGCATCGAGTGATATGAGCTTATTTGTGTCAATTCGTTTCACGCATGTTGATACAAAATTTCCTCTGTCTCCTGATTCCTCTGAAGAAAGCTCTCCTCTGATGTTTACACCATGAGTTCTTTTGAAGTACAATATAATACTGTTACTTTTGTAATCAGGAATAGCTAACGGCGACGTAAGGTTTTCCCAATTTACTGTTCGTACGATAGATTTATGGTCTTCCCATGTTTTCCCTAAATCGCGGGAGACCAAAACGCTTATGTCTGAATTCTTTTGATAACATACATCTGAAACACTGGACTCTTCGAGCATTGTGTTTTCAAAATACTTTGGTTTATTGCATGACCTAAAACCCTCAGTTGGCAGCCAACAATGCTGTGTATCTATTTGAGCACTATCCCAGTGTGATCCATAAAATAGCACATATTCTGTACCATCCAAGTCCGTCATAATAACCTCTACGGTCCACCTTCCCTCTTCCTCGATTACCGAAACTTCAACAGGAAGCAGAAGCATTACTGGTTTTTCACAGTTATAATCACAAGCAACAGCACTTACCCTTATCGCGGTTTGTCCTGTCCACTTGGTAGAGTCGTCACAGTCTCTGATAACGCAAATAGGACCAAGAGTTCTTGTATCAAAAACAAGCTTGCCCTGTGGATCATCCAACTCTTCGTCATCTTCTTCGCTCTTTACCTTATCTTCAGTTTGACATCCGTGACAGTATCGAGCATACTTGCCTTCTGTAATGATGTTCGAAAGGTCAATGGTGAAGTGATCATGTCTTCTAGTCCCGACATCTTTGCAATTGAAGTTGTATAGTTCTCTGTCACCACAACCTATGCTGCTGCTGCTTTCAGAACTAAAGCTGCTGCAAGACTGCGAGCTTTGGTCACTAAATCCTCCACTGGATTCATCCGAAGTCAGACCGTCGCTAAGGCCACCACTTGTTTCTGGGTCAGTGCTGAAGCCGCCGCTGCTGTCGTCGCCGTCGCCAGTGCCTCCACCGCCACCGCCGCCTCCTCCACCACCGCCGCCACCGCCGCCACCGCCCCCTCCACCCTTGTTGTGGACAGCAATGCCTCCTGCGAAGAAAGTATTGTCTCCGTCAACGGTAAGATTAAACACCGTAGCCTCCTCAGCTTCCTCAACAGACAAGATCATGGTTGGAATGAGGTCTGCATCAAACCGGTATACTATTGTTTCTGGTACAAGGTACTTAGCCTTGGTATATCCGTGATCTGTTAAAAACGGGTGATCAGGAGAAACTTGAAGAGTCTCGTTGCTTGTTTGTATTTTTATTGTAGAAGATGAAAGTTTTGAAAATGTCTTAGAAACCTTTCCCTTACTTACCTTCCCTTCCTCATTGTGGGTGTAGACTTCATCGCCAACCCGGATTTTTTCAATATCAACATCTCCATTGAGGGTTGAGACTTTTGTTTTAGCGACGAAACAACCTCCACCTCCACCCCCACCGCCACCACCGCCGCCTCCCCCTCCACCTTTATTGTGGACAGCAACTTTGTTTACGAAATAGGTATTTGGCTCTTCTACCGTGAGATTGTAAACCGTATGGCACTTTCCATATCTTCTACTTCCGACAACGAAATCTTCAACAAGCTCTCCGTTTTCATAAGTCCATATACTATCTCCAGGGATCAGCCTTTTTGCTGACTTAAATTCACCATCTCCAATGTAAAATGGGTGGTGTGCCGTCGTTTTGATTGTTGTTGATCCAGTTTCAATTACATAATGACCCATTGACAAGTGTTCGATAACTTCCTTAACTTGGGAGTTTATCATTGAACCGTCGTTATTAAATGAAATTACAGAGTTTCTTCTATCTATCTGGCTAATTGGCCATTGTCTTCCATCCTCCAGTGTTACTAACGAATCTCCCGTAAAACAGCCTCCATCTTTATTGTGGACCGCAGTTCCGTTTGCAATGAATGTTTTGTTTGGGCCAACAGTTAAGTTGTAAACGACGACCCACTCTTCAGGAAACTCTTCTTCGATCTGATCAATCTTTGCTGGAACAAGTTTTTCGTCATGATACCGGAAGATTGTATCCCCAGCCTCAAGAAGCTCTGCTGCACGGTATTTCCCGCTTCCCATGTAGAATGGATGCTCTCCAGTCGTTGTTATTTTTTCACCATCAACGTGGAGTATAACCAACGAATCAACTGCCGTTGAATATGTATTGGTTACTTCGCCTTCGCAGATATTGCCATCAGGATCAAACGAAACAACCTTGCTTCCAGCAGCAAGGGACTCGATAGGTGCGTATTTTCCGTTTGCAAGTAAGACTGGGGTGCCAGAGATGAAGCAGCCCGATGAGTCTCCACTATCAGAACCAGACGGACAAACCACCTTACATGGGTCACGATCAGGGCAATCCCGTTCCTCATCTGACTGGCTTGAATTACTTGATATCAGACCATCATCATCATCGTCGTCAGGAATAGTTGACAGGCTACTATCACTGCTGCTACTAGACCAGCATTCGTCATCGGCAATCCTGTACTCTTCATCAGCGTAAAAAACAAGAAGTCTTCCCTGAGCGTCAAACGTCACAGAATAATCCCTTGCTCCAAAAGCATACTTGATGTAGTCTTTTGGCTCCATGACGATAGCTTTAGCAGTTGCTATTTTCGGTGGTTTTACCACCTTGCCATCTTTATTTATCCATTCTCCCCCAATCTCAATTCTGAAGGGTGAAACTCGATTCACTTCGATTTTTAGTTCACCATCATTCTTTCCCTTGTTAACTGGGACATTATCTAAGACCCACTCGCTCGCCTCGTTGTTCTTTGTCCACGAAGCTCTTGCATCGCAAATATCCTTTTCCCCACGGAATTTAAAGTGAAGCACGGCCTTTTCAGCCCCAAGCTCGTTGTCATCAGTTGTTGTGAACTTAAGAAATCTAATGAACTTGTTCTGTAGATCATCTCCACCTAAGCTCTGTATTCCATCTTCTTCTGAAATTTCCAGAGTTATCTCGTCATATATCTCATCAGGGTCTGCAAGGCCATGTTCTATCATCGCGCCATCAACCATGATCGTTTTTCCATTTTCGTATCCTGGTTGACTGGCGATTCTTTGAATACCTGAAACCGTCAAACTTCGGTCTTCTATTGAGTCTAGTGCGTATGGCAAGTGCCCGGCATGTGGGATATCCACCATAGAATTTAACGATGCAGCAAGTCTTGTCTCCTCAAGATGGTTAAAGAAAACGAGATTTGAGTTCCCTCTTCTTCTCCAAGATTTCGCGAACTCCAGAGGAAGAGATGGCTCATCGCCATCAGTGAAGGAAAAGGTGTTAATGCGGAATTGGTCAGTCACCGCGTTTGCCGCTGATCCTACAATTCTCCTACACGACGAGCAGCCAGAACTTACTCTCCCCAACCCTTCTACAAGCCTTGGTGGTTCCTCACTTGATTCCGATCCGATTTCTTCTGCGCGAAGATCAGGGTTAACGTATCCACGCATATCGTGAAAGTCTCTATTGCATGCTTTCCACGTAATGCCGAGTCTTCTGAATCTAGCAGCCGCGCCTCGTTCTTCAGCAGTTTCTCCTGAATAATTTGTTCCTGAACCAAAGCAATTGTTCTCAATTGGTAGGTTCATCGCAAATATTGTATGAACAAGCTTACCTTTGCCTGCGAACTTGTCACATTGATCCTTATCAGTAAACTCTACAGCGACTCGAAGAAACGCCTTGCTGAACACTCTGCTGTTCTGCTTTTCTCCTGGTGCTCCCGTAGGTTCTATTCTGTAATCGTAGTTTGGTCCACATGTGGCCCTTACTGCACCACCGTGAATAATTATCTCGATGTAAGCAGCACTGGGTTTTCGAGGTGGCTCTCCACTTTTGCTCTTCATGCACATGCATGTGTCGCCTTCATAAAAGCACCCCTCGTCAAGCTCTGGAAGATATGCTTCTCTAGTGTAACCACCTTCTACCTTGATTGATGCCGCCCAACGGCAAAAGGGTACCCTTACATCGTCTCCGTCGCCTTGCAAGTCAGTGCATGACATAAACTTGTTTCCACCATCAGTCCTTCGAAGCGTGTATTTCCCTCCAATATCAACCTTGTCAATATTTACCACGCCCGATCCGCCTGATCCACAAGACGGGACACATAAATCTACACCACGCCCGACTGCTTTTTCCGCGTACACTTCAAAAAAGGATGGAACACAGTCTAGACAGTGAAAACACGGAGTATTATCATGACAATCACCACATGGCTGGTCTAAGTCTCTTAGCCAGCTTTCACAATCTGAAGGTCTAGATGGAATTCGTTTCGCCACAGTCTATTTATCGGCTTCGAAGCTCATCGTTATTCATCAAGCTCTTCACCGTTTTTGAAGGTATCAACTATATGAAGTTCTGATTCTTTACCGATAATAGTTGCGCGGACAAGAAGTACCTTTACATCTGGACGCATAGATTGAAGAACATCATCTTTTTTAAAAGCAAAATAGTTTCTTGCTCTTTCTTCGCTCTGCCACTTAGTAGCATTTGATCGCATCCAGTTTTTTGCAATAGGATTGTACCTCGCCGTCTCGACTCGATAAAGCTCTTTGTTTGTTTCAACAGACGAATCAATGGTTTCTTCACTTTCCATATTCTATCTATCGTTTTCTTTAAGCCAGTTCTTCAAATGAGGAAGCTGCTTGGGCCATACATAGTTGAGAAGATACTCGTCTCCTGTTTCACTTGATGCATAGTCTCTTAAAACAGAGTGAACGTGGTCTCTATAGCTCGGGTCATCCTGCCCTCCGAATCTGGAAACAAATGAATCAAAGAAATTTTGACCATCAAATTCATCGTTCGGCATTGTTTGACGATTCTTCACGTTTGGCCTACCTGAATCTCTTTGGATTTCCATATCATTCGTCATCTTTAAGAATTCGTTACGGCTAATTCTTTGATGCTTGTCATCATACCGTCTAACTTGATCTGGCCCTGTGTTAGTTACCCAAAAGGCTGATATCATATTAGGGTTTAGGTGTCCCGTAAATAGGGCTTGAAATTCCCTCGAAGCCATAAGAGAGTCTGCCAGTTCCGGCCTATCTGATTCCTGCACAGTAGGCCATGAGTAAGGCCCCTCTTCTGAAGCCTTTTCCCTGGCCTTAAGCCTGGCTTTCTCTCGATCTTCTGGGGCACCGAAGCTTTGAGGCATTTCCCCCTGTACGGTATAACCTCCTCCTGGCCACACTGGTGCCTCAAGCTCGCTCACTCGTGCGTTAAACTCCATGATGACACCAAGGCCCACTGCTCCAGCGAACTCTTTAGCAGTCTCTAGATCGGTGCTAACGAATAGTCCCACTGGATTATTATTGGCCTCGTAGCTATATGTTCTGCCAATTCGATCCTGACCTGATATCCCATGACGTGCTGCAACCACGGCATCCTGCTGATCGCGGAAGCCGTGGTAAAGTCGAATAATGTCATTATCTCTTAGAGGCTCTTCTTTATCAGGAAGTACCGGTGATGAGACATCCCCATTCTGCCTCCGAGTTTTCATGACCCGCCTTGCAGCTAATTTAGTCCATATAGTTTTCACTCATGTATAGTTCGACTCTTTCAGGACATTGCCTTTTTCTCTAGTCTTTCTGTCTTAAATCATCAATTTCATCTTCAAGGTATTCAATTTCAGACCTCAAATCATCATTTTCTTCTCTTAGATAATCAATTTCATCTTGATCATATTCACTGACAAAAGGAATCTTTTCGAGTTCGTATATGAAATCTTTAACGTTGCTAACTTTACAGACAGGGATAAGTCGGCTATCTACTATATTATCGCCGCTAATGCTAAATGGTGGGTAGTACTTATAGGTCATGTCTTACTCGATTCTATTCTTTGGTCTCATTAGAAAGTCTATGGCACGCTTTTGCGAGCCTTTCACAACGTTCAATTGTTTGTTCGTACTTTTCAGCTTGGTTTTTCCAAGCTGCTGATTGGCTGCTGAAAAGATTGTTAGCTGAGGTCATATATCCTTCGAGGGGAACGCGGCCATCAGGCAAGGCTTCGCCAACCGGTGCTGTTTGCCGTACGTCACCGTAATGGTTAATCCAATATCTTTGACCAGCTTTGATTTGTACTCCATCGCCTGTCTGATGCTTTATTTCGTTCATGGTGTCCCTGTTGTCTTAAACCTATATCGACAAATCCAGAAAATTCTCATGATCGATTCACGAATTTTGAATCAAGAATTGAGAAATCAATTTCATACTCTGAAACACAATCTCCGAGGTCGAAAAGTGCCAAATTATTTCCCCTCCAACCAATATTTCCGGGATGTGCATCTTGACAATCAAACCCGCTGTCCTTTAGATTTTCTAAAAATTCCAAGTACTTTATTCCGAAGCAAAGCTCATTACCGTCCAGATCATCAAGAATGTCTACCCTTTCATCATCGTTTTCATTGAATATCTTGTCTGCGATATTTTCATCCTGGAGGGACAAGGATACAAGCCTTTTATTTATGATCATCCAAACATCGTTTGTTAGCTCTGATACTGAATAGATCGGAACTATGAATGGGTGGCTGTGGTTTATAAGCATAGCAGCCGTTGCTGCTTCTTCTTCGCTGTACGTTATTTTCACTACCCTATGATCGGGTAAGACATACGCAATACCATTTGCACCGCATCCTATGAATTCTAAATTGTGAAAGGGGATTTTGATTCCTTTTAGTCTCTGATTCAGATGGATAAACGTTCCGCATATCGGTGGGACTTGCGGATATTTTGTTGCATTTGGCAAATGAAAACCATTTGATTTTTCTTCAACCCACCTTTTATAGAATTGATTCATTCTTGAGACCCTTTGCGCCACAAATATGGCATCGGGAATCAAGGTGTTATTTCTTTAAGGATTCACTCATATTCGGCTTAGAATCATTAGTGATGCTGGAGACTGTATTCCCTCCGCAATTGATTCTACTTCGAAATCAGCAGATGCTAATTGGGCCAGCTTTCTGAGGGAGTTTGGTGAAAAGTAGTGTATATGACCGTCAAAATGCTTGGTGACCCTGCGTCTCGTTGGAACTTCTATAAAAACCTTATTCCTAGAGATTGAACAACACTTTCTCAAAAATTCATGAACGTTGTCAACATGCTCAAGCACATGCCAAGCGAACACATGGTCAAATAATTCTCCTTCTATATCAGTTTCAAGGAAGTCAGTTTGAAGTGTTTCAAAACCAAGTCTCTCAGACTCTTCTACAAGTCTCTGATCTAGCTCAAGGCATGTAACAGACTCAACATCATTGATAACTTCTCGCGCGAATGTTCCTGCTCCAGAACCTATGTCCAAGCATTTGTCGTTGTCGCGAAGGAATTTCAATACCGCCTTGCGTCGTTTGTTGACTATGTTCGACCTTGCATCGTGAAAGGCTTGAGAAACTTTCCCTGCTGAGCTAAATTCCCTTTTTACTCTCTGCGATGTCGAAAGATTTCTATATTGCTCAGCGTGAAATTTAGATGCATCTCCATTGAAAGGGCGATACGTGTGACTGCAAGCATGGCAAAAGAATGATGATCTTTCCTTTGGAGTGGTTTTATCATGACAAATTGGACAAAGCATCATTTCAACCTCTCGTCTATTCTTTCAAGAAACGCGACCATCTTTCTGTTTGACTCTTCCATTATGTGTTCAGTTTTTTGTCTATAAGAATCTAATTCTTTCAAGAATCTCTCGAACAACCCAATACCATGACTGTGTGACTTGTTTTCCAAGTAGTCAAAACAGTATTGATTTAACCCATTCTCGATCATGAATCCCCTCACCTTGGGATGTGTTGATATTGCAAACGTCGGAACGTTATTTCCGATGCTGCATATCTGGCTGTGGCCTCGTGTAGAGATGCTAAAAGCTGAATTCGCATAATGAGCTATAACACTTTCAGTGTTTTCGATTTCGGGGTGAAAGCCTACAATCTCAGCATCGATTCCAAGCTTAGGGAACCAATCTCTGTCGTCTGGCGTATGTGGAATTATTTTCATCGGCATATCAATACATGACTGAAGTTTTTTTACAAACGACACCAAATCCTCTACGCCCTTGGTGTACCTGTAATGCCTTCGATCCATCGCAAGTTGTAACGCTATATACGAAGGAACTGACTGTTTTGTGACAGTAAAAAACAATCCAGGATCAGGAATCTCTTCAATGTTTTCTGAGAATTCGGGAAAGTAATTCAAGAATCTCGATCTTGACCCATCATTGCGAAATGAAATAAGAGACCCCTTTGACACCAGAACATTAAAGAACTCTCGCATCAAGGGAGATGGGGGTTTCTCACCCTCGAATCCGTTGAAACCTACTCCGAACAAGATGATTGGCTTTGTGATTCTCTTTAGGTCACTCATCTGTATGTCCCACATCGTCCCTGTACGCTTCCAGACACCTTTGGGCTTATACGAGTGAATCAGACCGCCTCCACCAAAAACAATCGCGTCTCTGCTGTTCAGAGTCGCTATCGCATCTTTCTCGAATCGATTTCTCAATAGCTCCATGCGATGTATTTTGTATTTATCGCATAGCATTTGGTCAATTGCAAGATTGAGTGCGTTGTCTCCAACGTTTCTGCCGTATACAGCTAAATGTGTAAGGTTTTTCACAGTGACTTTGACCAGAAGTGATTGTTGATATATTCTCTATCATTGTTAAAGCAGCGAGACCTGTTCACCTGCCTATTAAAGAGAAGGCTAACGAACTTAAGCCCATTCGTTGGATCGTGATCATTATTTAGTTCCAATGCTATATGAGAAGAAGACTCGATTTTACTATGAACAATACCTTTATTTTGGAAAATGTCATCACCGTAAGCAAATACTTTCTTCCCATATGCCAATGCTTCAAGTATCGATGTACTGTTGATGCAGAACATCGCGCTCATTCTACTATATATGTCAGATTTATCTATGTTTGACTTTGATATATCTATTACTCGTTTGAAGTTTCTCAACTGTGTAGGCTTCTTATTTAGAGGATGATTCTTTACGAGTATGTTAAAATTTGAGGGAATTACATCACATATATGCGATATGAAGTCTTCATTACGCTTGAACCTTGTGAAGTTGAATTTAAAATCTCGCCTATCAACCTGGAGGGGTACGTAGACGAAATTTTCATAATTACACTCTACTCCTCCAGGAAACGAATCTTTGAACGAATTGATCTCCTCATAATTGATTGCTTGAGAAGAAATGTCAGTTAGCTTAGTTAATTCAGAATCGAATCCAGTTCCATTTCTGGAGATGTAAAAATGATTATTCCATGGCAGCCACCCGTATTCTGAGAATAGCATCTTGCTCCCAAATGCCTTTTTTAGGTGCCTTCCAGTTTGATCACTACCATTCCCCACGCAAACGTAATCTGGGTTAAGTGATTTTATTTTAGAGATGATCTCTTGAGGGTTTGCACAGTATGTGATTCTGTTTTTATCAACTGGATCGTATATCCCACCTCGCGCTGGATTGGGTTGAGATGACACATTGTTTTCTTGAAACCACAACGACTTTCTGTACGTATCGTCAACAACAACGGCTTGCACCTCATGGATGCTTCGCTCAAAAAACATCCAGAAGTCGTTAGTGTTGACTCTATATCGAGGAGTCCCAACGATCACTATTTTCTTCGACATATGCTTTACCACTTCTATAGTTGTGCCAGATATCCTCGATCTTGTCGTACCCCTTTTCCCTACTTAGTATGTCTGGGTTTTTGATCATGGAAAGTTTTGACCAAGGCTTCTTTCCCACGAAGTGTAATAATCGGATGTCATCCTTGTTTTCTGACCAGTACTTCTTTTCCTTGAATGATCTTTTGAGGGTATTATACTTTTGGTCTAGAAGCTTAAATGAAATATCACCTTTGCAAAATTCGTTTATCACACCTTGGTCGCTACCATCGTAAGTGATCCCTTTTCGAGCCAACTCTTGCATTTTTTGCAATGAATTAGAGGGGAGCTTTTCATTATTGATCACCATTACACCCGTGTTAAACCTTACTCTATTAGTCGATGCAAATTTTGGTGCGGGCTTTATGCCTCGATCTGATGCAGCCGATAAGCAATAATCATCAAGATCATCTTGGAACAATCTTCCTATGTCGCCAATGCAAAGCACATCAGAATCAATAAATATAACACGTTTGTACTCTCGTAAGTCAAACGCATGAAGTTTGAGAAAGGTCTTCCTGAACCGTTTCTTCCAGTTGGGGCGATTCATGCGAGATAACTCGCTCTCTTCCAGAACTTTGATTTGATCAAAAAGATGCGATACTTCTGTGATTTCTTGCCTATTTGGTGTTAAAGCAATTTTGTCAAATCCCTTTAGATCATTATGAAATTGTAGCGACTCCATTAACACTCTCGTACCTTGAATGAAATCTTTGTCTGAAAGAGTAACTATTGCATTCTTGGAGAGCATATACATAGTGAACGTCAAAAAAGGCGTTTCGAATGAACGAAACGCCTTCAGGGCTTGAGCGAGATTTCCTGATTAAGCTTTGAAGGCTTCCTGGGATCGAACCCTTGATTCAAATGCTTCATGAAGATCAAAGCCTTCACCATTTCGCATATCTTCAAGAGAGCTATAGGCAAGATGATTTTCAACAACATCGATCAGCGAATCAAGTGTTTTGAAGGGCATAACTTTGTTGTTAGAATCAATCACTTCTATATCTCCTTCTGTTCCGACAAGAGTGATGTCGATTCTTTCAACTCTCTCAATATCACTCCATGACACCCATGCTATAATTCTCTGTTCCATGTTAGCCTTTTTTCCTAGAACTTTATATACAGTTTTCCGTGCAAAGTCTTTACCGTAACGGTAATACTTGTCAGCATCTGAAGAAGAAGCATTCATGCTTTTTCGAAGGCTTGATCCAAACCCAGAAAAGAATTGCATTTGGTTATGCCTGGGCAGTAGTTTAGCCTCGGCTTTTGCTTCCGACCAACAGCGACAAATAAACTCCTGATCTGTCATTTTACTCGTGGTCGTATTCTTCTACAGAGGTCTTTCCGCCCCTTGCAATCGTAACTTCAACGTGATCTCCGAATATCTTCAGAAGCGTATCTTCTTCAAAAGAGCCGATCAGGTTCTCTAAATCGGATGCTAGAGTTCCGTCCGGGAAGTCGGGGTGGTGGTAACCAACGCCACCATCACGTCTTGAGTCATACTCCCAGTCATAAACATCTTCTCCATTAATTTTCATTGACTCAAAATCAGAACTCACGCGGAAGTAGCAGGTGTCACCGTCATTAAAGTATGGTGTGTACTGATTCCATGCGAAGGATTCTAGGTTGGGATGGTTGTCAAAAATAAGCTTTGCGCCTTTACTGAATGCATCCTGGGCTATCTTTGCGATTCGCTCTTGGCTCGCCTTCATTTCCTCAATAGCCGCATTCATTGCTTCGCGAGGATCGTCATAAGCTTTGCCATCCGAGTCAACGACTTCATCGCCTTCCTCGACTGCAACTTCTCGCACAACCACCCTGCCACCCGAACCATCTTGGGGGAGGCTTAGATTCTGCTTGTCGGCCTCTGCTTGTGCTTTCTTAGAGTCTTTGAACGCGACAACTGCTGATTCGCCATCACCAAAACTTGATTGGTGCAGAGTATTCGTGAGGATATATAGTTTTGTGTTTTCCATAAGTCAGTCAATTACAATGAATTTTCGAGATTTTCCGTTCGATTTCTCATAAACTTTCTTGAAGCTGGGTGGCACACCTTTCCCATTGTCCATCCAGTCCTGAAAGTCCATTTCTGCTAAGTAGTCTTGTGCTGTAGGTATAAACTTATGAGCGAAGTCTTCCAGGACGTGTTGCTCCCCGATGTCCCTAATGCTGTATACCCGTCCAGCACTGTTCTCTCGTGTATCTCCAAATACACGAGGCAGAACGAACATAATAAACCAAGAGTTATGGGTCAATGCACGGTGACGGTTATCCGAAATTGAGCCTTTTGATGAATCCATGAACTCGTGAATGTCCATGTAATCATCTGGAACACCGCCAAACTTTTTCGCACTACTTTTGGCGTGTATGTAAGGCTTAGCCATGATCACAGTCCTCAGACTCAATAATGCGATTACCCTCTTCTTCGCCGAAATCATACATGATTTCGTCTTCCATCTCTTTCACAACAAGATGCTCTTCTTTGAATGCCTCTAGTTTCTCTGTTAAAGAGTCTATGCTAACACCAATGGCTATACGCTCCTCCAGGGACGGCGTAGCCAACTGGCTCAGCAGCTTCTTTTGACTTTGAATCTTAGATTCAGCTTGTTCTATCCAAGCTTCTCGCTCAAGTGTTGCTCTTGCTGTAGGCATACAACATATATCGGGGTGACGAGTCCACGATTTTGAGTCGTCCACGATTTTAGGCGTCTTTTCTATTGAGCCTCTCGATTGCTTTCTTCACACCGTTTCTTCCCTCTCGGAGAGACTTTATTAAAACATCGAGATTCATTTCAGTACCATCACTAGATTCAACTGAGGATTTAATGCCCCTGTCGATAGCTTGGGTGATTTGGTTCTTTATTTTTTCGATCAAGTCATCTGCTGCTTCTGGAAAGTTGATCTTGACCGCATCATCACTTGATTGTTTGTCATTACCCACTATGCTGATGACGCTCATGTTGATATTGCCAGACGGGTCAGTTGGGATATCGATTTCCTGGACCGTCACTGCGTGA